CAGGCCTGGAACAGGGACACCGTGGCGGGGCAACGCCCGGCCCGGCAACTGTCCCTTGTGCTGAAACGCAAAGGAATCAGCACAGGGGGCATACAGGAATAGTGAAGGATTGCAGGTGGTTAATATGCACTCGCCACCTATGCGGTATCCATTGGCACGACGTATGCATATGTCCCCGGTCCCCATGGTAGCACGCCAAGGCCTTTGAGTATCACGAAGGTAGCACGCGACACGGAAAAGCAAAAGAATAGCACGGACCCCCCTGTAAAAAACCGAGTAAGTCAGTATGAGGGGTTCCTGCGGATACAATTTTGGACCCCCTCATTTCGGTCAACCCTGGAAAATTTCTGGGCACCCCCATTTTCTCCCGAAGCCATCCAGCAATCATCCGACAACCCTCCCGGTGATCCATCAATGGGTCTTCAGGCTCCCTTATGATCCACTGTTGAGACGTTTCGGAAATCCAAGCGGAAGGAGAGGGTGTGTTTTGGTAGTTGGATGCCCGTTGGGTCTTGGTTCCCGTTTCGGAAGGAGCAGGATGTACGTGTGATGCGCTTGCGGGCTTTCCGGTGTGTTTTCTTTGCCGCGAGGGGAAATGGTGAAAAACTTTGCGAAGTGAAGTAGATTTTCCTTTCCTTATGTTTGGTGGGGTGATATGGGTGGAACCATGAAGACCAAAATACCATATCTCACGTTGATCTTGGCTGGGGGCTACACGTTCGCGGCGTACTGGTCGATCACCTATTTGGTGGTCACCAACTACGAGCCGGAATCCATCGTCGAGTTGCTTTTCCGGCCTGCATGGGTGGATACTTTTACGCCCGGATCGATTTCATGGATAGCGGTCGGGCTGGCACTGGTGTGTTTGGTGGTGGGCGTGATCCTTGCCAATGCGCTGGTTCCGAGTGAGCGTCCCAGAGCCCATGCGACAGGTTCAAGCAAACGTCGAGTCTCGGCGCTGATAAACAACCGCTGAACCAGCAGGGTACGGGCCAAGGCCGGGTGGTGGGTTCTACCGAGGATTCCCACCGCCCGGCCTTGTGTTATTGAACTTCCTGAACCTCCAGTTCGTTCAGGTCTTCCTCCCATTCATCGTCCCGGCGGGTGCCGGTGACCTTCCATTCCAAGTCTCCGAACTTTCCGTCGTCGATCATGGCCTGGACCTTGTCGTTCGCCGCGTCTTCATCCTTGGCGCGGACGGTGACGAGAGTAGTCAACTCCAGCCTTCGGATCACAGTCGCCTCAAATTCAGCCATGGTTGGTTCCTCCGGTTTGGGTTTTTGATCGGCTGGACCGTACCACACCAGAAAAACCAGTCAAGTGGGGTGGTTGGATGAACGCCACGCGCTGAAACGGCTGTTTTTGTGGCTGGAGGCCCGCTGAACGTAGGGTGAGCTACGTTCGGCTGCTCAAAGTGACCCATCCCCGCACATTATACGTGCAATACCGCACGTCCCCGCACGCCAGAACTATTTTCGTTGGTTGCGCTTTTTTTTGGAAAGGGGGTTGACATTTTTCTGGTTGCGTAGTAAATCCTACTCACCTTCGCAACGAGAAACAAGGAGAACACATGCTCAAACCCTATGACCTGACCCTGGACCAGACCCTGGCCGCTCACCGCGAGATGTGGGCGTGGCTGGCCCAAAACCCCGACAAAAAGAAACACCACTGGCCCGGCTGGCAACGGTTCCGCATGCGGTACGGAAACGTGATGGTGCTGGTTGATTGCTTCCTGTGCGCCTATGCCCTGGCGGAAGTGATACGGCTGAACCCCAGCCAGAGCAAAACCTGCTTTTACCTTGTCGAATCCGGGGGATGCGACAATTACACGTCTTGCGACGACTGCCCCGGTGTTGACACCGGAAATGTGGAAATCATTGACCGCTGCCAGTACTGCCCGCTGGATATCGGCGAGTGCTGTTCGAATCCCTGTAGCTCCTGCGCCGACTTCAAAACCTGCGACAGCCCGGTAGACTGCGAAAAATACCCGCTGTTCGACCTCTGGTGCGAATGCGGGAGCCCCACTGTCAAGGTGAAGACCGCTCTGAAGATCGCCCTGGCTCCGCTGTCCGAATACTACAAGGCCAAGGAGGCCGCATAGCTATGATTCTGACCAAGGAAAAGACCATCCAGCTTCACCGCGAACTCTGGTCGTGGATGGCGAAAACCGGCTCCCACCGGAAGGACCAGTGGCCCGGCTGGAAGGAACACGGGATCGATCCCCACGACATAACCATGTGCTGCCCCTGCTGCGAGTATGCCTTGCAGCAAGGTGGTGGTCTGGGCACCGGCTGCAAAAAGTGCCCGCTGGACCTCAAATGTGTAAAGCGGGGTAGCGCCTACAATCTGTGGACGGGCTCCTTCGACGACGATTTCAACAGCACCCCGGAAACCACGTTGCTGGCCCAGAAAATCGCTGACATGCCCGAGAGCAAGATCATCAAGGAGGCCGCATGACCGCCAGCGAACTGCTTCCCGCCGAGTTCTTCGATAGGGAGTTCATGTGTGATCTGGTCTATGGGGACCACCCCGACACCGTCACTCTCATTCACAATGAGCAGATTGGCACCAGTCGCTGGAGCGAACAGCGCAGATGCGTTTTCGAGTGGGAAGGCGATCTCTTCGGCGTGGACTACTCGCAGGGCCTGACGGAGCAGCAAGACGAACGGGCCTTTGAGTTCACGGACCCGAAGCCGTTCTGCGTTGAGGCGCGTGAGAAAACCATCGTCGAGTACATCAAAATCAAGGGGTCCGAGTAATGGCCGACCACATCTACGCCACCGACGTGATCACCAAGGACAACAAGGACAAGGCGATCCAGTTCCTGCGCTGCCGCAACTCGATCAGCCCCGCGTTGGCGCGGGGAATCGTCGAGGACGCCATGCTCGATCCCAAGTCCACCCTGTCCTATGCCATGAAGATCGCGGATCGGTTCACCGGCAGAGGCCGCGAACCCATCACCATGACCACCGAAATCACCGAGAGGAATAAGATCGAGGTGACCAAGTTCATCCGTAACGAGTGCCAGTGCCATCTGCGGATCGCGTGGTCCGCCGTCAAGGAGGCCATGACCCGCTCGTTTCCCACGGCTGAACTGGCGGTTCTGATCGCCGAGCGCATGATCATGAAGTCCGAAGATCACAAGGGCGTTTACAAGATGCACCAAGACTTCGGGCGACACGGCGAAATCACCAGTGTGTTCGTCGCCAAGCGCAGCGAGATAGCCCGGATCAGGAACAAGATCGTGTTCCTTGGCGAGGCTCTGGGGGAGCGCTCCGAGGTCGAAATCTACATTGATGACAATACCTTGGAACTGATTTCCGAAGACCCCGCCGTGGTGTGCGTCATCGAGGAACACAAGTTGGTCTGCGGCCCCAGCCCCTTCGACTACTTTGAGGAGGAGGAAGTCGAATGACCATCCTGTGGTTCATCACCATGTGCATCGCTATCGTTTTTTGGTGCAGGTTGGAGAACGCCAAGGACGAGCTTATGGGCCAGTACAACCGTGGCGACCGACTGGACAGGAAGAACTACGTCCTTTGGAGCGAGAACAAGGAACTGCGTGAGAAGCTGGGTATGGCGACATACCCAAGGGAACCCCAATGAGTAAGTGCAAACGCATCGTCATGCATCTGCTGCGCGAAACCGGAGACGGCACTGTCAGAGTCATCAATTTCCTGCTGTATGTCTGGCTGATCTTTATCATGTGGCCCGTCTGGGTTCATTATGGGGGTCCGTGTGACTTCCACATCCACTGGTACACGATTCCGGGCGTCTTGACACACATTGCCGTCGCTTGGTGGCTGGACGACTACCTTGATGACAACTGGTACAACATCAAACGCAAAATAGGCTGCTACGACAATGACTACTGAAGAACGACTCCAGCGCATCGAAGCGTACTTGGACCTTGGCCCGCCGCCTGACGGCTGGGTGACCATCCAGAAGATCAACGCCATGAGGGAGGTGGGGTTCTCTGTCACGGGTGCCCGCCAGTACCTGATCAAGAACTGCGGCGAAATGCCGTCCAACATCTGCATCGGAGAAATCCAATGAGCGAAACCGAAATCAACGTCGGCAAACTGGTCCCGGTGCCCATGGAAGGCACTATCGAGGAAACCTGCCGGGCCATCCTCCAGCGCGAGTTCCCCGGATGGGAATGGATGGAGTACAGCGATGGCCTGGAAAACCTGAACGAAGCCGTCAACGATGGCCCGTACTACTTCGCCCACGACGACAAGCTCTACCGCGTCGAAATGGAGATCGAGGACACCACGGGAGGCTACGACATTGATGTCGCCACCCTGAACCCCGATGGGACCATCAGCTTCGTCCTCCAGTACTACAACGGCGGGTGTAGCTTCGACGAGGCCATGGCTGACGCCATGGGTAAGCTCCGGGTGCCCGACGAGAAGGATCAGGAATCCCGCGTCTTGCCCATCTGCACGGCTTACGAGCAGGGCTATGGAGACGGCTACCAGGGCAAGCTGCACAAGCAGAATCCCTATGCCGTGGGATCGGACTGCGCCTGGGCGTGGGACTACGGCAAGGCCGAAGGCATCGCCAATGGGAACCCCCAATAACCAAGGAGATATCAAGTGAAAGTCGAACTGAGCATCAAGGACACCGTTATCGGCAAGATCGCCGACATCCCTTTGCATGTGACCATCGGTGATCGCAAGTTCGCGGGGCTTGGCTAATGATCGCTATCATCATGCAATTCATCGGCTGTGCCACCTTAATCGGCGTTGGCGTCTGGATGGCCTATGGCGGGCTCCAGATCACACGGTTTGCCGCACTCATGACCGGCGAAGCCTGTTGGGAGGGTTTTGTGCTTTTGATCGCAGGTCTTGCTCTGCTTTGCGGCGGATTCTACGGCCTTCCTCTCACCATCACCTTTGGAGGCTGACCGTGACCAAACGCGAGAAGATGATTCAGGCTTTTATCGCGAACCCCATCACCGTCCTTGAGCGGATCGCCGCCGAGGAGATCGTCACCCTGCGGGAACGCCTCAACGAGCTTCTGGGCGCGAACACGCGGGTGTTGGAGCGGGCAAGGGACGCCGAGCAGCGGGTGAAGCTGCGGGATGCCCAACTCGCCGGGGTGGAAGTTGCCGCCCACCACCTGATCGACGGCCTCCAGACGGACGGCGGGCACCACAAGCAGTGGGAAATGGACCAAGCCCTCCGCGCCCTGGTCGGCAAAGCCGGTTACAACTATCTCCAAGAAACCGAAGTGGGATGGGAACCGGGTATTCCCGGCTGACCGGCAGAAACCCCTTGACAAAACGGGTGGTTTAGGGCAAGCTCCTACTCAACACGCCGCATACTCCTTGTTGTGGTTTGTTGCGAAGGAGAGGCACCCATCGGGGGTGCTTCTACTTTGCCCAAAGTGTAGGAGTTTTCCCTTACCACCGCAATAAAAATTAAAGGCTCCCGAGCCGCGACTGGCAAGGGCTTCCGCTATCCGGCACCTATAAAAATTCAAGAGAAACCATGAGCGAACAATACGACTCCAGACCTGACACCCAGGCCCACATTCGGCGGGTGATCTACCTGAACTACTGTTTCTGCGGCTTCTTGGCGAAGCAAGTCTGCGAACACGACAGGTCCAAGCTGCGCGATCCCGAAAAGGCCATCTTCGACGAGTTCACGCCCAAGCTGAAGCACTCCACCTACGGTTCCGACGAGTACAAGCAGTTCCTCGCGGACATGCAGATGGGCCTGAAGCACCACTATGCCGAAAACCGGCACCACCCCGAGCATTTCGAGAATGGGATCAGGGACATGACCCTGATCGACATCGTGGAAATGCTGCTGGACTGGAAGGCCGCGTCCGAACGCCACGGCGATGGTGACCTGTTCCGGTCCATCGAACTCAACCAGGGCCGCTTCGGCTACAGCGACGATCTGAAGATGATCCTCGCCAACACCGCAAGGATACTGAAGGAGCTGTAATGGCTGATACCAATTTGGTTTTCCAGCGGGAATACGACTGGGAAAGCATCATCGATGTCGAGGAAAACATCTTCGACGCCATCAACGACTCTGACGTGGTGCCCGACGACGCTGGCGACGGCGGCTTTCCCGGCACCCTCCGAGTCACTGTCGAGTACATCGAGGAAGAGGAATGATCAAAGAAGGCATGAACATTCAGCCCATGACCCTGGAGCGGGCCAAGGAACTGCTGGAGAGCGAGGGCACCTTCATGTGCGCGGTGCCTTGCGCCCCCAACTACCCGGCCCACATCACGGACATCGACGAGGAACGGATCACCAAGCTCAAGGTTACCGTCCAGTACGCGGACGGCCACATGATCGGGGACAAATACCGCACCCTGCTCAAGAACGTCCGTGAAGAAGTGATCGAAAACATCAACGAGGATATGGAGTAATCGTGTACGACATCGAAAAAGGACTTCCGAACCCCGGCTCCCGAGCCGCAGTGATCCTGGGCTGTACTTGCCCGATTCTCGACAACCACCATGGCGTTGGTTATCACGGCATTCGCGGCAAACACTGCATCAATGCCGTGTGCCCACTACATGGCGACAAATGCGAAGACCCAAAGAACTTTACCAAGAAGCTATTATTCATCCAGCGCAAATCCGATGGCAAGTGGCTTAAGGGCCGCAGTTACTACACCGGCTTTGGCGAGTTCTGCGAAGCACGCCCATTCGTTCGCAAAGGAGATGCCACCAGCGCGGTCAACAGGCTTCCCAAAAACAAAAGCGAATACACCGTCAGAGAATCCGTCGTTCATTTGTGCTAAAACTCGCTTGACTTCCGTTTCAGCACATGTTAAGCATGGGTCAACAAACGGGAGACGAGTCATGAAGAAAGTGTTTGGATACATCAGAGTGAGCAGTGAGGGCCAAAAAGATGGGGACGGCCCCAAGCGTCAACGGGAAGCCATCAGTCGGTACTGTGAAATGCACGGCCTAGAACTGGCTGGCGTGTACGAGGACGCCTTCACAGGAACAGACTCCAACCGACCTTCGTGGATCAATATGATCCTTGACATCGTCGAAAACGGCCACGAAGTAAAGGCTATCGTGGTGGAGAAGCTGGACCGGCTGGCCCGTGACCTCGTTGTGCAGGAACTGCTGATCAAGGACGATCTGAACGCCCACGGCATCGAACTGATCTCCACCATGGAAGGAGAAGACCTTGGGGCCGAGAACCCCACCCGCAAGCTGATCCGGCAGCTTTTCGGAGCCATCGCCGAGTACGACAAGAACATGATCGTCGAGAAGCTGCGGGTGGCCCGCGAACGCAAGCGGGCCGAATTGGAGCGCAAGGCCGGGAAGCCGGTCAAGTTCGACGGCAGGAAGAGCTACGCCGAGAGCAATCCCGAGTTGGTGGCTTACGTCAGACGACTCCTACAGGGGAAAAAGCTCTCCTACGCCCAGATCGCCGAGCGGCTGAACGGAGTTGGGTTCAAGAGCAAGGCCAAGGACGGCCAGTGGACCCGGTTCAGCGTGAGAAACTTGCTTAAGTCCGTGTAGCTGACGGGCGGCGAAAGCCGCCTTTTGTCTGGAAACAGTGTAGTTTAAACCTCTTACCTTCGCAACCAAACGCAATGTCAACGACAAGGAGCATTATGTACCCCGCAGGACACGAAAAACTCAAGGGACGCCTGGAAGACCGCTACTTCGAGGTCAAAGCCCTGCTGGCGCAGGAACATTCCATCCCCGAGATCGCGGATATTCTGGATGTCAACCGAGCCTCCGTCTACGAGTTCGTCAAACGCCACGATTACGGCGAGTTCGTTCAGCCCGGCAGGCGTAAGGCCGAATGGCGTGCCCACTGCGAGGCCATCCGAGCCAAGCAGCCCGGAGGCAAAGCCTGGGCTGACGCTGCCCGAAGCAAGATCGAAGCCTACGCCTCCGCTGTCTTCGGCGAAATGCGGGCACAGGGCTTCAAGGTGGAGCGCGACGACGTGGTGTCCGAGGTCAATCTGAGCTTCACCAAGGCCATGAAGGGGTTCGATCCCGAGCAGGAGGCGTCCTTCTACACCTACTTCTACACCACCCTGCTGAACGACATCATCGACTTCAAAAAACGGCTGGCCCGCGCCCTGAAAAAACAGGGCTACGAGGACGTGGGCAAGAAACATGAGGACCAACAGCACGCCGAAGCCGCGTAGTTCCCGCCTTCCGAAAACCACCCCAGATGCCGTAAGGGATTTTGGGGTGGTTTTTTAGTTGTCGCCTACGAACTCCCTATAATGAAAAAAAAATTCGCCCCGCTTCCGCTGCCTACCCCTAGACATTCAGAAAATAGACAAAACGTAAATGTCGAACTCTTGTCGAAATGTCGTATAATATATTCACCAAAGGGGTAGTAGTTTTATTTTATATTACTCCAATCAACAAGAGAAATTGATGGTATAGCAACAACTTTGTCATTTCCCTTTATGGGATAAAAGAAAAATCATCAAGTCGCTTTTGGTTCAGGAAACCGGAAGCGATTTTCTCTTTCTAAAGTTCAGGCAACTATGGAGAGAACGCGATGTCGGTTCACGGAAGGATCAATTGGGACAAGGTCCGCACGGAATACATCACCGGAGTGGACAACAAAGGCCGCAAGCACAGTTTGCGAAGCCTTGCAAAGCAATTCGGCATTTCAATTGCCGGTGTCGAGCAGCGCAGCAAGAAAGAAGGGTGGGTCAAGCTCCGCGAGGACTACTTGGACCGTATCCAGCGCACCATCGAAAAGCGCAAGGAAGACTTGCTGATTAACCAAGCGTTGCGGTTCGACGAAGAAATTTTCAAAGCCACCCTGGCGATCCTGTCGATCCTGAACAGCCGACTGATCGTGATCAAAGTGGACGGCACAGCGGAGCCGAACCACAAGCTCCCCACAATGGAAATCCAACGCATCGCGAACATCCTCCAGATGATCCAGCCGGTGCGCGAGAAGGCCATCGGCGATGCCGGTGGAGCCGACGAGTCCAGCCTGACTGATCTGAACCGCATGCTGGAGGACGCCCAGAACGAGTTCGACGGCGAAAACCCGGCGGGTGAGTTTGACGGATGATCAAACGCAGCGGCGGTGGACTTGGATACGAGAAGTTCCAGTGGAAGCCCTTCTCTGAAAAAGCCCTCCGCTCCATGCGAGAGTCCACCCACAAACTCAATATCTGGGAGGGCGCAGTCCGATCCGGTAAGACGATCTCCTCGATTGTCCGATGGATGCAGTATTGCCGACAGGCACCACCCCACTACACGCTGTTGATGGTCGGAAAGACACTTGACTCGCTCAAGCGAAACATCATCGACGTGATCATTTCAATGGTGGGTCCAGCGAATGCACAATTCAAATTTGGTACACGCGAGTTCAACTTTTTCGGGCGCGTCATCTACACCGTTGGTGCGAACGACGAACGCTCTCAGGAGAAGATTCGCGGTATCACTCTTGGCGGGGCTTATTGCGACGAAATCACACTGTATCCCGAAAGTTTCTTCAGGATGCTCCGTACTCGTCTCTCGATGCCCGGCTCCAAGATGTTTTGCACCACAAACCCTGATTCTCCGATGCACTGGTGCAAGGTCGATTACATCGACAGGGCCGCTGAAGGGGTTTGCAAGGTCTTTTCCTTCAATATCGAGGATAACCCATCCCTTGAAGAGGACTACAAGGAGCAGTTGAAGCTGGAGTTCACAGGACTCTGGTATGACCGCTTCATCCTTGGGAAGTGGGTCCAGGCCGAGGGTTCCATCTACGACATGTGGGACACGAAGCAGCATTGCATGTTCTGCAATGACTTCCTGAAGAAAAAGAAGAAAAAGCAATTCAAATACTACGTCGTCGGTATCGACTACGGCACCAGTAACCCCACCGCGTTCCTGATGATCGGGTACGATGAATGGGATGGGCCGAAATACGTGGTGAAGGAATACTACTACAAGGGTGGGTCTACCGCCGGGACCGGGGCAACGCGACAATCGCTACCCCAGAAGACGGACGCCGAGTACCGCGCTGACCTGCACAAGTTCATCGCGGGCTACCCCGTCACAGCCATCGTGCTGGACCCGGCTGCTGCCTCGCTCAAGATCGAGCTTCGCAAGAGCGGCTTGATCACCCGAGACGCCGACAACTCCGTGTTGGACGGCATTCGATACGTCGGATCACTGCTTCATCAAGGCAATCTTTTTGTGGACCACTCATGCAAGAACCTCGCGAGAGAGTTTTCTGCCTACGTGTGGAACCCAAAGAAACAAGAAAAGGGCCTTGATGAACCCAAAAAAGAGAACGACCACGCTCTCGATGCTCTCCGGTATGCCCTGTACACCATCTTTGGTCAGGGACGCCTGGGCATCATCGGCGGCATGAACAAGAGGTAGATCATGTATCAGGTTTCAATCAAGCTGAAGAATAAGTCCACAGTGCAAGGTGTTTTTGACACCTACACGAAGGACGATCAGTTCTTCCTTGCCTACGAGGTCGAGGAAGGCGAGATCATGAGCGAGTTGCAGGTTGCCCTGGACACGATCAGCCACATGACCATCCAGCGCGTTTTCCTCCAAGAAGAGGAAGAACAGCCTGCGGTCGAGAAAGAACCATGCATCGGATTCGATCTGTCCCCCGAACCCGAGTTCAATGACGATGACGAGGACTGCGAACAGTAGCCCTGACGCGCCTCCTGATGCCTTTTGGCTCCCAATGCGGCCCGTGAATCGTCTCGCCATTAAAAACGCGCCTGCGGGCGCGTAGGGACGTTTCTGGAAGGTAGCGCACAATGGTGTGCAACGGGGCTTGAAACCCTGGCTATCGGTGACGAGCCGATAGGGGTTCGATTCCTCTACCTTCCTCCATGCCGGGATGGCTCAATTGGCAGAGCAGTGGATTTGTAATCCACAGGTTGTCGGTTCGACTCCGTCTCCCGGCCCCATAGGGGTGTCGCCAAGTGTGGTCGAAGGCAACGGGCTTTGATCCCGTCATTCGTGGGTTCAAATCCTACCACCCCTGCCAGTATTTTGCATGTCTGCGGTGAAGCTGTTGGTTTGTGCGCCCCATGGAGGCAATCGAATTGGCGGTGGACCTGACCAGGGAACGCGGTGGTCCGCGAAGCGTGAAGGCCAAGCGTGGAGATCGCCAAGAGGCCGCTGCGGGGAGCCCGCAAGCCGGTTGGTTCAAATCCAACCAGACATGCCACGATAATATTCCTTCGCTAATCGAGCGTTAGCGAAAGAATATTATCGTTTTTGGGGGAGTGGTGGAATTGGTAGACACCCTGGTTTCAGAAACCAGTGTCGATAGCGGCGTGAGAGTTCAAGTCTCTCCTTCCCCACCATCATCTGTGCGTGGGGCAGTCTGGTAGCCCACCTCCTTCGGACGGAGGTCGTCGGATGTTCAAATCATCCCGCACAGACCACGTCACCATCGTCTAATGGATAGGACACCGGGCCTTCAACCCGTCAATCGGAGTTCAATTCTCCGTGGTGACGCCAAATTTTGCTTTCATCGTCTAAGTGGGCAGGACGCTGGGTTTCCACCCCGGAAGTGTCGGATCGTGGCCGTCTGAAAGCTCCAAGGATCATATCATGGAAAACCCCAACGAGATCGTCCGCGACCTCGCGATTCTGCTTCGCGAATACTTCAATGGGAAAATCATCCTTCCTGACGATCCGGTCTACCGCCGGGCTGAACGCTATTTGGTCAGCCTGGGCGCACAGGCCGCGATCAAACGAATAAATACCACCCCGGCCCGGCACACCTAGCCTGTAATACCGAGAGACAAGGGGCTGGGGTGGTTAATTTTTCGGTCCTGTAGCTCCAATTGGATAGAGCGCGTGGTTGTCAGCCATGAGGTTGCCGGTTCAAGCCCGGTCTGGACCGCCATTTCATAACTGGTCTGAAATTCAAGACCCAACAAACTCAAGTGAGGAGAATCCTATGCCCTGTGTCCCCCTGTCTGCCGCCAAGCTGCCCTTCCCGCATGCCGTGGAGAAGGCCGGTCTGCTGGCCGTCGAGAACATTCTGAGCGACGACACCGACACCCCCGCCGTGGACCTGGAGGTCTACGAGTCCCAGATTCGCACCACCGGCTCTGCCGGGGCCGAGAATCTGGCCGTGCCCGATGGCTCTGTGGTCGGTCAGCGCAAGCTGCTGACCCTGGCTGTTCTGGGCGCTACGGGTGACTCCGTTGCCCTGGTCGCGACCAACATCCACAACGCCAGCGGCACCCAGGCCACTGGCGTGACCTTCGATGCTGCTGGCGAGTCTCTGCTCGTCGAGTGGACCGGCTCCGAGTGGCAGGCCATCTATACGACCGCCACCATCGCTACCGCCTAGTAGTGAAGTAGGGAGGTTGGTGTGGGAACAGAACGCAAATTGCTTGTAATGGGCAGCGCGTACTGCCTGGATGCAGACCTGTCGAAAGTTGATGTCGCTGATTACGACGTAATGGCAGTCAATCATGCAGGCGTGCATTATCCAGGGAAACTCCGCTACTGGGCGTCAGTGCATCCTGAGTTCTTCACCGGGAAGAAGAAGATCGACTATATTGGAGAAAGAAAGTCTTGTGGCTACGACATGGACTTTCTCCTTGTGTTCCCTTGGAAGGACATTTGGACACCGGAGTGGCCGAAATTCATCGAGATTCGATTCGACAAGCTGGCTGGAACATCGGGTTTATACGCCGCAAGGGCTGGACTGGCTCTTGGGTACACAGACATCACACTCGCCGGGGTTCCAATGCGGGCTTCCGAAGGGAGCCTCCAGTACGGTGAAGTGTGGCCTGGGTTTCGGACCAGCAAAACAAAAAATGCCCATCGGAGCGCATGGATTCGCGCCAAGGACGAAGAGTTCAAGGGCCGAGTCAGATCGCTGTCTGGGTGGACGCGAGAGATATTGAGCGGTGAGTGAACCTCGCCGGTTGCATGTTTTCGTGTGTTATTACGCTGGGATGTAGCTCAGTCGGCAGAGCGGGTGCCTGTTAAGCATCAAGTCGCGGGTTCGATCCCTGCCTTCCCAGCCAAAATTTTATGGAGAAACGAATGAGAGCCGCCCCTTATAACCTCTATGTCGAGACGGGTGCCGATCTGGACCTGAATCTGACGCTCAAGGACACGGACGGGAACATTATTGACCTGACCGACTACTCCATTGAGGCCATGATCGCCCGCGACTACGGGGACGTAGCCGTGGCGGTTTTCACCGGGACCATTACCGACGCCGTGAACGGTGTCGCGAGTCTGTCCCTCCCCAATACCGAGTCGTCCAAGCTGACGTTCACCAAGGGCGTCTGGATCGTTGAACTGGTCGAGCCGAGCGGCAAGATCAGGCGCATCATCCAGGGCCGGGCGACGATCTCGCTGGGAGTGACCGATGCCTAGCACTGAATCCATCACCATCGAGCAGATAGGGGAACATGACCTCGCGCTCATCGGTGTGGATGTAGTTGATGCTTGCGTGGTGGAAGTGTGGGAGCCCAGCCCCATCGTGGTGCAGGTTTCCGATACTGAACCCCCGGCCATCCTGATTCAGGATTCCAGCCCTGTTGCAATTGAGGTCGCCCAGGCCGTGGAGGCCGTCTCCATCGCCGTTCAGGGCGACGAGGCCATCGAGTGCATCGAGGTCGCTGTCGGGCTGACGGGTCCACAAGGCCCACAGGGCGAAGCTGGTCCCCAAGGTGAGCGGGGTATCCAGGGAATTCAAGGCCCGCAAGGCGAAACTGGTCCGCAAGGCGAACAGGGCATTCAGGGAGTCCAAGGAATCCAAGGTGAAACCGGCCCCCAAGGTGCTACTGGTCCACAAGGTCCACAAGGCGAAACTGGTCCGCAAGGCGAAACTGGTCCGCAAGGCGAAACTGGTCCACAAGGCGAAACTGGTCCGCAAGGCGAAACTGGTCCGCAAGGCGAAACTGGTCCACAAGGCGAAACTGGTCCACAAGGCGAAACTGGTCCACAAGGCCCGGAGGGTTCACAGGGTGAACAGGGCCTCCAGGGCGTTCAAGGTCAACAGGGTGAACAAGGCCCCCAAGGAATCCAAGGGGAGACTGGCCCTGCCGGGACAACCGATTACACGCAGCTTGAGAACGTCCCCGAGGTGTTCCCGCCGGATGAACATGCACATTCCTCACTTCAATATGCCGATGAAGATTTTCTATCGTGTAGTGGATCATCAATTGATCTGAAACATAAGTGTGAGGGGAAAACCGCAAATACTTCTATGTCGTATAACGGCACAGTCGCATCAGATACTGATTGGCACTGTATGTTCAACCAGTGTACCCGTGGTCGTGGCAGTAACCCAGACAATTTATCTCCCGTGCAAGACGGTGATTATCTACTTGCATTTAAGGGTATTGGTTGCGCGGCTGCTGGTGTAAATTTGAATGGTGGCGGTTTTTCATTAAGAGTTAATAGCACACCAGCCGATGGGGCATTTGCAACAAAACTTGATTTTGATGTGCTTAGTGCTTCTGGTGTGGTTAAGCGGCTACAAATTCGAGACTCATCTCTTCAGTTTGATGGGCTCAATTTGCAAGCATGGAATAGCGCCAATATTGTAAGTGTATATATGTGGTCTAATGTTGACGTTCCAGCATCTGCTGTTGATTTTGCATGGTCTGGTGCCCTACTCAATGGAGCAAATTGGGGTTTTACGAACGGCGATGATGTGCTTGAAATTCCGTCTACAAGATATTGGGATATTTATTGGAGTCTTGCATATGAGTGTTATGCATATACATCTCAGCCAAGAGTAAGACAATATTTATCTAAAAACGGTGCGGCCATTACGCCGATATATCAAGACCACACATTCGGGGCCGCTGGGGAATACGCCACACTGTCTGGAACGATAACCACGTATTTGACTGCTGGCGACGAAATAGGAATTTCTCGCCTGTTGCAGTCTGGAACAGGTACAATTCGCTCCAGGGCCAGCATGTGTTATTTTGGGATTAACCCAAGTGACAAAAGGATATAACCATGGCATTGCGTGTTTCTTCTCTTCACATCCCCGGTGAGGTCCAGATTGAGGACATCATCTACACGGCTGGGTTGACACTAATCGACGCCTACGTGGTGCTGGACCGCTTCACTTTTCGAAAGTCCGCCCCAGAGGCCGAGCGAGGCAAATGGGCGGCCCGCGTCTACACCGGCCATGGCGGCAACTTTGTGGCCCACGTTGGCTACGTCATCGGCCCTTGTGATACCAGTTCAGATGCCCCCGAGGCGACGGCGCAGGGTTATGCTCTCGCTAAACTGGACCCGCGTTTTGCAGACGCGGAGGACTGTTAAGTGGGCTTCGATCTGTCGCTAGGTAGATCATGAGGTCGTAGCTCAGAGGCAGAGCATCTGGCTTTTAACCAGTTGGTCGAAGGTTCGATCCCTTCCGGCCTCACCATATTCACCAAGTGCAGTTCTCCTTGCTTTGGTTGGCCCGTGGCGGCGGGGCTAAACGCCGCCCATTTTTCTTAATGCCAAGGATTCTTGGCGTTAAGCCCCACAATGCCAAGGATTTTTGGCATTAAGTACCCCTCACAGCATGCTGTGAGGCCAGCGGTGGCCTGTGCCCCGCTGCTTGGGGCGTATGGCCCGAATGGTAAGGCAGCGGACTGTAAATCCGTGCCCCGTAAGGGGTTGGTGGTTCGAATCCATCTGCGCCCACCAGAATTTCAACACAAACTCGCCAATCCAATTTTGGATCGGCGGGTTTTTTATTGGAGGAACCATGACCGTCGAGGACAGCAAAGCAGCCCAGGTCAGTTCGATCATCGTTCGGCGACATCCCGAGTACCACCGGATGGTCAACAAGTGGGACTTCTGGCTCGACTCGTATCTTGCCCCTCTCGACGAGTATTCGATCAAATATCTCTTCAAGAACGAGAAAGAAGGCGATGACGAGTTCAAGCAGCGGTGCGAACGGGCATACCGCGAGAACCACAGCAAGCGTGTTGTGGACCTGATCAACACGTATCTCTTCAAAGAGGACGCCGTTCGTAAAACCGAAGACAAACAACTGAAGAATTTCATTGCAGACGCCGATGGGCGCGGTCACAACCTGCGCCAGTTTTTCAAAGGCGTCTCGCTGTTCTCGTCCATCTTCGGGCGCGTTTATGTGGTCGTGGACCGCAAAGACCCGGAAAACTACACCGGGACATACAAGGACAATCTGCAATCGTCCGTATACTGCTATCTGCTGCACCCGCAAGACGTGCTGGACATCGCTTTCGATGACTACGGCAACGTCCGTTGGGCGTTGGTCAGGGAGCGTGTCCGTGACGATGAAGACCCATTCACATGCTCCGGTGAGATGCGGGATCGATACCGCCTCTGGACCGTTGGCAAGTGGTATCTCTGGGACGATGAAGGCAACGAGACGGGCAGCGGGAACACCGGCCTGGACTGCGTGCCGATTGTCCCAGTGAACAATGAAGAGACGTTGTCGGACTACTACGCGCCGTCTCTGATTTCCGACGTGTCGTATCTCGACAAGTCAATCTTCAATAACTACAGCCGCCTGGATGTAATCGTCGGGGATCAGACCTTCTCCCAGTTGATCTTCCCTATCGAGGGTGCCCTGACGACTGCGGTGGCCGACGACCAAGAGATGCAGAAACAGATGATGGCCCGTGCCGTCAACCGCATCCTGTTCTATTCGGCCAACAGCGAGGCCCGGCCCGAGTACATCTCGCCCGACGCATCCCAGGCCGAGTTTATTCTGAACATGATCCAGCACCAAACGAGGCAGTTGTATGCTTGTCTGGGTCTTCAGAACGAAGGCAATGGCGATACCAAGGACTACAAATCTGGACTCTCCAAGTCATACGACTTTGACAAGCTGAACAAGTTGCTGGCCTCCAAGGCCGACAACCTTGAACAAGCCGAGATCAAGGTCTTCAACATCGTCAAGCAGTGGAAGGTCATCACTGCCGATGTCGAGGTTGATTACCCCGACGAATTCGACGTGAAGACTCTCGCGCAGGAAATCATGCTGGCGCAAGAGCTTTCGCTGCTGGATATCAGTCAGAAGTTCATCAAGGAGGTCTTCAAGCGCGTTGTCGCGAAGGCCCTGCCGAAGATTCCCGAAGAGAAGCTCAAAGAGATTCTCAAGGAAATCGAGGAGAAGGACTACGAGGCTGAGATGGTGAAAGAGAACGTGTTCGACTTCGATCAGCAGAATAACGGCACCGACAAGGTCGCCGACAAAAAGAAAAAGGGGAAAGTTGGAGGTCGTCTCAAACAAGATCAGACGAAGTTTGATCAGGCCAATTAACTAGGGGGCGACATGACCACAGACGAGCGTCTCGCCAAGGTGGAGGCCCATCTTAGCGAGGTGAAATCCGAATTGTCTGGCATGCGCGGCCACGGAGAGCAACTGAGTCGTTTGACGGCTATGGTCAAGGATATCAAGGACCAGCTTGTCGCGATTACCAATCAGGGGTTCAACCGTTGTGCCGAGCGTCTTCAGATGGTTCGGGCACTGGAACAAAGGGTAGGTCGCCTGGAGGGCGGCGAATTTCCTGCAATGACTGCAATGGAAGCGAATCAAAAGGCCATTCGTGATGAACTGAAGGACATCAAGGCCCGCCTGATGCCGCTTGAGAAACGCATTCTCATGTGGATTGGCGGCTTGGGTCTGGTGGCCTTCGCTGCGCCGTTCGTTTTCCGCTACCTCATGGCGGGGTAGTGTAAGCAGGGAGAACAACAACACTTTTAGGAGAAATCATGCCGGATCAGGAATCCAAAACCGAGGGTCAGGAACCCAAAAACAACGGCGAGAACAACGAGCAGACTCAGGAGAAGACCTTCCCCGAAAGCGTGGTGAAGGAACTCCGTGAAGAAGCGGCGAAGAACCGTGTTGCCCGCCGGAAGGCCGAAGAAAAGGCCGACGAACTGTCTGTCGAACTGAAAGACCTCAAGTCCAAGTTGGACACCATCGATCTCGACGAACTGAAGGCCCTGCGCACCGAGAAGGCCCAGGCCGAGGAAGCCAAGAAGGAAGCCGAAAAGAAAGCCCTGGAGAAGAAGGGCGAGTACGACAAGCTGATCGAACTGGCAAAGTCCGAGGCCGAAGAAAAGGTCATCGAGGCCCAGAAGAAGGCCCAGGCCGAGATCGAAGCGCGAGAAGCGAAGCTGGCCGAAGCCGAGAAGGCTATCGAAGCCATGCGGCTTTCTCAGCGCAAGTCTCTGATCGACAACGCAATCGTCACGGCTGCTTCCAAAGCCGAGGCCATCGACCCCGAAGATATTCAGCTTCGCCTTGAGCGGATCGCTGAAGTCCAAGAGATCGACGGCAAAAATGTGGTGGTTCTCAAGGGCGACGACGATGAACCGCTGCGGGACGAGGCTGGTAAGCTGAAAACCGTTGCTTCTTACGTCGAAGCCATGAAGAGCGACGAGCGCACCGCGCATCTCTTCAAGGGAGACAAAAAGGGAGCCGGTTCTCAGACGAAGCCCAATTCCGGCGGCAACTCCGACAACCCCTTCAAAACCGGCAACCTGACGGAACAGTCCCGTCTGTTCCGTGAGAACCCCGCCCAGGCCAAGGCCCTTGCAAAAGCTGCGGGTATCGACCTGTAGTTTTTTTTGACATTCAAAAACAATCGTGATATGATAGGAGATTTTTCGTATGCCGACTGCAACACTCACCAAGATCGCCGATTCCATCGAACCGGCCATCTGGAACGCCTATTTCCGCACCAAGATCAACGAGAAGAACGCCCTGGTGGATTCCGGCATCGCCGTGCCCGATCCCGAACTGGACATTCTCGCTGGTTCGGGCGGCACCATCGTCAACATGCCCTACTGGAACGACATCGACGGCGAGGATGAAGTCCTGGCCGACGACACCGCGCTGACCCCCGGCAAGATCACCGCTGGTCAGGACATGGCCCGTCTGCACGGACGCGGCAAGGCCTGGGGTGCCAACGACCTCGTCAAGGTCATCGCCGGTTCCGACCCGATGGCCGCAATCGCCGACCGCGTGGCCGCGTACTGGAAGCGCCGGGAGCAGGTGTTCATGCTGAAGACCCTGGAAGGCGTCTTCGGTGTCGCCGCCATGGCCGACCACATTCTCGACGTGTCCGCTGACGACTCCACGGGCGACAAGGTGGACGGCTCCATCATGATCGACGCCGTGACCCTGCTGGGCGACAACGCCGACGTGCTGACCGCCATCTGCATCCATTCCGGCGTCTACAAGCAGATGCAGAAGAACAACCTGATCGACTTCGTCGAGGAATCCGACGCCAAGGTCCGCATCCCGTACTACCAGGGCAAGCGCGTGCTGGTGGACGACAACATGCCGGTGGCCTCTTGCGCCAGCGGTGGCGGCAAAATCTACACCTCCTACCTGTTCGGCCCCGGTGCCATCGGCAAGGGCGAAGGCTACGTGCCCGTGCCCGTCGAAGGTGACCGCGACTCCCTGGCCGGTGAGGACGTGCTGATCACCCGGCGTGCCTTCCTGCTGCACTGCCGTGGCATCAAGTGGAACGAGGCCAGCGTGGACGGGCCTTTCCCGACCAACGACGAAGTCGCCACCGCCGCCAACTGGACCCGCGTGTACCAGCCGAAGGACATCCGCGTGGTCGCGCTGAAGACCAACGGCTAATGGACGGCGCATCTGCGCCTACGCCTACTCCGGGGGCCTCCACATTGGAGGCCCCCTTTCTTTTTACAAGGAGATCACCATGGGACTGATGACGTTCCGTCACTACCGCGCCCAAGTGGACAAAGAGGCCGAGCAAAAGGCCAAGAAGGAAGCCGAGGCCAAGAAAGCCGAAACCCAGAAGGAAGCCGAGGCCAAGAAGGAAGCCAAGAAGGCCGCTCCTGCTGCCAGGGCCAAGAGAGCCACCAAGAAGGCCGAGGTCAAGGAAGTCAAGGGCGACGAGTAGATCACCTTCTGACGCAAGGAGGCTGTAATGCCAATCGTCACCGTTGGAACCAACTCCTACATCTCCATCGAGGACGCCGACGAGGCTCTTGATGAACGCTACATGACGGACGACTGGTTCCAGTTGGATGATGACAATAAGGCCCGTCTCCTGATCATGGCGACAAGACAGATCGACAGACTGCCGTGCAAGTATGACAGTGCAACGGAGGAGCAAACACTCCGATACCCAATTGTACTGTCAGACGGCACCACCCCGGCTGGCCTGGAACACGCCCAAGAAGCTGTTCTTGAACAGGCATGGTACATGTTCCGTAACTACGAGAACATTCAGGGTGCGCAGGACCAGTCGATCAACAACATTCGCTCTGAGAACCTTGGGGCGATCCAGACGGCCAAGTCCAATGCCGGATTCAACCCCTTCAAGCTCTATGCGCCTGAAGCACTCAGGCTCATGTCGGAGTTTACTGATTTCAAAATGAAAATCAGCAGGGGGTAGGTCATGGCGCAGATCAGGTATGAGGATGTTGCAGAGCATCTTCAGATCACTCAGCGCGAGTTTGAGCTTCTGTCGCAAGCAGAAATCAAGGAGTTACTGGGGATTTATGACGATGGCCTGAAGTCCATCATGCTCGACTTCCGGTACTATCTGCAAGACGAAACATTCTACACCAACAAGAAACAACGGGCGTTGATGATTAAGGTCAACGCTTCTCTTGGTCGCTTTGAAGAGCGGTTCACCGAGCGGCTTTCATCCTCGATAAATAGCGCAACGTCTCTTGCGAATGAATCTGCAAGGGACGACATCACACGGTCTGGGTTGCCGATCAAGCATGACGAAGAGTTTCATAAGAAGCTCCGTGCCCGGCTGGTCCAGAATGCGACTGAAGATGCCTACGACTACATTGCCGGGCAGACGAAGCGCATGTCCATGCAGATGAAACAACACCTCCGGGCGACCTCTGCCGAGGTGTTCCGAAGGGCTGCTGCTGGTGGCCTCACACAACGTGAGGCTGCGCGTGAGATTCAATCCCAGATCAAAAGGGATGACCCGCAGTTCAAGTTCGTGGATCGCGCTGGTCGTAGGTGGGATTCTGAGAAGTACTTCCACATGCTGGCCTTCACGGTCATCCAGAACGCCCGCCGGGAAGCCTACGTCGAGACGTGCGTGCAGGAGGGTCATGACCTCGTCATGATCTCTGCGCATCAAGCTATTGATCGCTGCCGCCCGTGGGAGAATCGCATCCTCTCACTGACGGGGAAGACCAAGGGCTATCCCACTTACGCGCAATCCAAGGCAAGCGGAGACATTTGGCATCCACGATGCCGACACTTCCTCATTGCCGTCAATCCATAAGGGACTCTCATGCAGTTCAAGTCAACTGTCTCCGTGGTCTACAACACATACAATGGCTATGGCGAAGAGGTCGAATCATACCGCGAGTATATGAAGTGCGCAATTGTGAAACTTAACAAGAGCATCGCGCAGACCATTACGGATCGAACACGCGACTACGACATGAAGTTCATCACATCGTACAAGAGTTTCGCGCCGTACAAAGACCTCTTGAGCGACGACTCTCTGACCTTCGTTTACGAAGACGTGGAGTACAAGCCCCTTGTGGTGTCCCGCATCAATGATTCGACGGGCAAAACAAAGTACGTCGAGATCGAACTGAAAGAAAAGGTGAAGTAGGTTGAGGCAAAAAGTCAAGGTCGAAGGCATCGACGCAATGATCGGCAGATTGAAACTCATTGGGGCCGACGTACAAGCTGCCGCGAAAGACGCCCTCCAAGAGGCAGTGGACCTCATAAAAGAAGAGAGCGTCAGTCGCGCCCCAGTTGATACGGGCGACCTTGAAGAATGTCACGAAACAAAAGTCCATGCGTTCAAAGCCCTCAAGAAGGTGGTTGGGATCGTCTACATCGACGACTCTAAGATGCATGAGTTTCACTACACACCAACATCCAGCTACGCCATCATCATGCATGAGCATCTCGCTCCGTATGGTTCTGGTGAATACCACATGCGGGAAAAATCGCTGAAGAAGAGTGCCGCAGGGCACGATGTCGGCGGCAAGTTCCTGCTCCGCGCCCTTGAGGACAACCGGGAACGGATCAACGAGATCATCCGAGAGCGCCTTGCAGCGGTGTTTCAAAGGGGGATCAGATGATTTCAGCAGTGCTACGAGACTACCTCGCAACCCAATTCGGGCTTGTGTCTGGCAAGGACATCTTTGCCGAAACAGGCCAGGGTGAGAAATACGTCCTTGTGAAGGACTCATATCCGAGGCCGTGGACAGGGATGCCCAGTGAGTTCCGTACCAGTCATATCCAAATCACCGTAAAGGGATATGACGTTGAAGAAGGCTACCTTCTCTCACAGAGAATTGTGAATGCTCTGAAACCACTCCACGGCACATTCACGCTTGGCAACGAGACGTTTATCGTTCGTTCAGTCAAGTCTGTCGGATTGCCACTGCTGGCGACATACAAGACATTCCGTGCATATTCAACAAACTTTTCCGTGAGTTACATTTACGACCTCACGGAGTAACACATTTCCAATAGGAGATTGCCAAAATGGCGAAAGACGCTACCGCCGTTCAGATGGGCGTGTGCGACGTGACCTTCAATGCCGTGGACCTGGGCTACACCAGTGGCGGCGTGTCGGTTTCCATGTCCACCGAGTCCAACGAGGTCACCGTGGATCAGGAAGACGTGCCCATTTCCGAACGCATCACCAAGATGAATTTCGAAATCAAAGTCCCCATGGCCGAGTACGATCTCTCCCGGTTCGCCACCCTGCTGCCCGGTGCCACCCTGGTCGTGGACTCCGTGGACGAAACCAAGATGAAGCTGGTCCTGTCGGGCGAATCCGGCACCAACCTGCTGAACATGGCGAAGGAACTGATCATCACCCCTGCCGATGGCACCGACAATGACAAGGTCACCCTGCATCACGCCATCCCCGTGCCCAGCATGGAGTTCGCCTACGAGAAGGACAATCAGCGCGTTTTCGAGGTGACCTTCAAGGCCATGAAGGGCGTCAACGGTTTCGTCACCTTCGGCGACGTGACTGCCTCCGCTTCGTAAGCAGCAGCCCTGCTAGGCCCTAGACCAACAAACCAATCAACCAGAAAGGGGTGCCTCCCATGGGCACCCCTTTCTTTTCGCATGGAGTGAAAACATGAAAGTTATCAATCTCGACAAGTTCAAGACCGAAACTCAGGTTCAACTGGACGGCAAGACCTACACCGTCAAGGGCATGACCGTCGAGCAGTGGCTCAACGACTCCGATGGTGACGGCGTCGAGAAGACCGAACGCGAGAAGTTTGTGGAAACCCTGGATCGCATTGCCGGGATGTCCGACATTCCGGTCGAAGTTCTGAAGGTCCAGCAGTTCAGCGTCCTGACCGCTCTGATGCAGGTTGCGCAGGGCCTGGACCCCAACGCCCCCAAGGAAGAGGGTGACGAGGGAAAGTAACGCAGCAGATCAAGCAGTTGGACTTCGGGTTCCTCGCCTGTCAGGTGATGCGGTATTACTCCGTCACCCATACAGAACTGCTTGATCTCCCCATTTACACCTTCTGGGAACTCTCCAGAAACATTGATCGTGTTCGTGCGGACGAGGATCGGCGACTGTTGGTCCTCTTTTCCCAAGCCTTTGGCGGCGATCCAAACAAATATCTCAAGCATTTGGACAGCCAAGTCGGCTCCGTTGCGGAGATCGACAGGTCTAATGCGGCCCTGGATAAACAGGGATTGCAAAGACTGAAGGCGATGATGTCCTGACGGAGACAGGAATGTCGAACGAAGTAGGGAAGCTGAAAGCCAGCATCGAACTCGATACCAGTGCCTTTGATAGTGGCATTCAGGCCATTATCAAAGGCAACAATCAAATCCTGAATGCGGTTTCAAAAATGAGCGACGAAATGGTCCGCGCAATGCGGAAGCAGATCGACGCCATGGATGATCTCGCACAGCGGGTTGCCGAAAATACCCGCCGAGAACTTCAATCCGAACAGAAGCGTGTTGCAGCCGCAAAGCAGAAAGAAATCGCCACCAAGAAAGCTCAAAACTCACAAGAGAGCTACATTAAGTGGTGGCTTGGCGCGATGCAGAAGCTGGAACGCGAAGAAGCTGAACTCGACTACCAATACCACGTTTTCATGCAAAAGCGCATGCAGACGGAAAAGAAGGTGGCCGATCTCACGGAGAAAGAGCGGCTGAAAGCCACCCGTGCGGCTGAAAAAGAAGAAGACGAACTCGACTGGCAGTACCACCTTCACATGCAGCGGCGTCAGCAGTTGCAGAAGAAAGCTGCACAGGAACAGATTCGCGAACAAAAGCGGGTTGCTGCCCAGCGTGAATCTCTCGCGAGGCGGGAGGCTGCTGCCGAGGCCCGGCGCATTAAGGAGCAAGCGAGTAAGCGTGCCACCGCGATGCGCAACGCCATGAAATCAATCAATATGGACATGGGCGATGCGTCGTCCATGTTCTCGCTGTCTGGCGGCTCCCGCCGCGATGTCAAGCAGTACACAAACGAACTGCACCGCTACGCCGCCGCTCTCGACAAAGTCGAGGAAGAGTACAGGGACGTTCGCAAAGCGAATCATGCCCTGGACCTTGACCTGAAGAAAATGCGCAACACGCTGAAGCGCAACGAAAAAGCCCTGAAGGACAACCACAGAGGGCTGGCCGGGTTCACCAAGGGCATGAAGAAGATGGGGAAGGGGATTAACGTCACTTTCCTTGCTGTCGTTGGTTTGAACCAAGCCGTCGAGCTTGGCAAGAGCATTTTCCACGGCATGCGGGCCGCAGTGGAAGGCATTGCGATGCCGTTTCTGGAAGCAGCCGAGAAGGCCGAGTCTCTCCAGACGCGAATGAGTTCTGTCTTGAACTCGTCGAAAGAAGGTCAGAAGACGTTCGACGACATGGCAGTGTTCGCCACAACGATTCCATTCACGTTTGAAAGCGTGCTTGGGGCTGCGACCAACCTCCTGCCTGTTCTGAAGAATGGTCGTGAGGAGCTTGGCGAGTGGATGCCCATGATGGCAGACCTCGCCGCCGTGTCTGGCCTGACTCTGGAAGAAACGGCCAGCAACTTCATCAAAATGTACAGCGCGGGTGCGGCGGCTGCGGACCTGTTCCGTGAGCGCGGCATCAACGCCATGCTGGGTTTTATCCCTGGCGTGGCCTATACGGCTGACCAGACCATTGAGCGCATTCGCAACTTGATGGAACAGGGATCACTCTTCTTCGAAGGGGCAACCAAGAAGCTGGCCTACACTTGGCAGGGTCAGGTTTCCATGATGCAGGACAAATGGTTCCTGTTCCGCAAGATGCTCATGGACCACGGCCCGTTCGATTATATCAAGGGCATCATTCTCGCGATCAACGAATACTTCGACGAGATGCGTGACGATGGCTCTCTTGAGGCCTGGGCTGACCACTGGGGCCAAACGGTTACCGGCTGGCTCAAAAGCATCACGGCCATCGTGGTGTATCTGGGTTCGTTCCTTGAGAACATTGGCAGTGCCCTGAAGTCCATTGAAGACTTCCTGTACAACAGGAAAAAAGAAAGTGGCTTTGGTTTTTGGGACATGATGCTGTCTACGGTGCCAGTCGTTGGGCATATAAATATCGCCAAAAAGGCCTTCGGGGGAATACTGGATGAAAATGGAGTGCTTGGGGCTGACGACATAGTTGACCCTGACGCACCGATGACCATTGAGCAACGCCTCCAGGCCATCTTCGCCGCTATCGAAAAGTTTTCAGCGAAAGCCAAACAGATGCGCGAGATGGACAACACCACGTTCATTTCTCCGCGTCTGACGGCGTCTGTGTCGTCGGCTATCGAGGGATACAACAAAGAGATCGCGAAGCTGAAACTGAAGGCCGACAAGGCCGGATTGACAGCCCGCGAGAAGGCCGAAGTCAAGTTCCAGCAGGAGCGTGCCGCTCAGTTGGCGAACCTGGGCACTGACGACAGTGGGCTGGAAAAAGCCGAACAGTTCAGGAAGAAGTTCGATGCCATCTTCAAGCGGCGTAAAGCGACTATCGCTGAAATGCAGAAGCAAGCCGCTTCCGGCGGTGGGACAGCGAGTCTCATACTGGCCGAGCAAAAGATGGAACTTGAAGCCTTCAAGAAGAAGTCCAATGCCGAGCTTGCCGCCCTTGCAAAACAGGCGGGCATGACTACGGAAATGCTCAACAGCCGACTGCAATTGAACGCGGCTCTCAGGGACTATCACAAGGCCCTGCTGGAGGCTGGCGAGGCTGAAGACGCCAAACGCTTCAAGGATCGCCAACTGACCCTTGAAGCTCAAGAAGCGGCCCTGCTGGACAAGCTGACGGCTGCTGGTGGCTCCACCTACGACAAGGCCATTGCGAAGGCCGCAGGGGACGCGAAAAAGCTCCGGGCCGGAATTGTGAAGGCTCTTGGCGAAGACGCGGCTCAGAGGCTGGACCCCCTGTTGGATCGCATCAAGGAACTGAACGAACAAGTCGCCGACAAAGACCTTCTCAAGAAGTACACCGACAAAATGCGCGAACTGCGTCAGCAGTTTGCAATCACTATTGGTGGTGCCGGTGGCGAGTATGTCACAGCCATGCGCGAATTGGAAAAATTTGCGCGTGAAAACGGCATGCTCAACGACGAATACCTCAAGCAGCAGAAGCTCCTTGAGGGCATCTACGACCTCCAACTGAAGCTCCAGCAACTGGCCTACAAGAGGTCGGTGGTTGACCGCATGAGCGGCAGTCAGCACAGCGCGGCCATTGACGAGTTCATGGCCCAGCGCACTGCTGTGGCACAGCAATCGGGTCTTTCGCCCGAGCAACGCAGCAAAGAAAATGCTCTCGCCGGTCAGAAGTTCACAAGTGGACTTGTCGGCACCGGCCAGAACATGGACCCCGACGAGGTGTTCAAGCAGCGGTACGCCATGATGCAAACCTGCGTGATGTCGTATCAAGCAGAGATACTCAAGCTGGGTGAAGCGTACAAAAATGGGACCATCAATGCCGATCAGTTCCGAGCCAGTCAGGAGGCGGCAAAGGTTGCCCTGAATGACTCGCAGACAATCACGGATCAGGTGAGCAAGATCGAAGCCATGTCTTCGGCGATCCATATGCTGGCCGATGTGATCGGGAACGAATTGACGCAGGCTCTGACCGATCTGGCCGAAACTGGCAGGTTTGACCTTGAGGGATTCCTGAACAGCTTGGCGAAGCAAATCCGTGCGCTGGCGATCTCCAAGGCGGTGTCACTAACCATCGAAGGCTTGTACCAGACCATTATGGCCTTGATCTACGATTCCGCGTCAATGACGGCGGGAATTGATCCTGCACTTGGCGCGGCCTACAAGGCTGCGGCCATTGGAGCCCAAGTCGCCGCTACCGGGGCCTTTGCTGGTGCCGCAATGTTCGGCAGTCTGGGCCTGGGGGCTTTGTTGGGAGGTATGTCGCACGATGGTATCTCCAGCATTCCCAAGGAAGGCACATGGCTGCTGGATAAGGGTGAGCGCGTTGTGGACTCCAGAACCAACGAAGACCTGAAGAGTTTCCTCGACAAGCAGAGTGGTGGTGGCGGCGTCAACATGACCGTCAACATCCATAACAGCGACGAAGAGGGTGTTCTGAAGGCCCTGCCGCAGTTGAAAAAGGTCATTTTGGAAACTGTCAACGTGGACATCTCCACTGGCGGTCAGACCTACAAAACCATTAAGAGTTCTTAGTAGTTCTCCCACACCATACGAAACATAAGGGGGCGGTTCTTCGGAGCCGTCCCCTTACTTTTCGGGAGGAAACATGCCGACTACCCAAACGCATGTCGTGCCGATTGGCCCCTGCCGCCTATTCTTTGATGGCGTGGACCTGGGCTACACAATCGACGGCGTCATCCTGACGTTCCAGCGTGAGACTGAAGAAAAGTACGTGGATACATCCGATGCCCCTGTGGACATCATCACCACGAAGCGGACCTTCAGCGTCACCGCAAACCTTGCCGAATATAGCTTGGAACTTCTGCACAGCATGATCGGCGCATCTCAATTCGTCAAAACCATTGACGAAGACGGCAATACACTGCTTTCCCACCTTGCCATCAGCGGCAATCTGGAAGGCTCCAATGTGTCCAGGGCGAAGGAACTCCATTTGGTTCCGGTCGGCATGGACGACAATCACATGGTGACCGTTCGCCACGCCATCCCGATGTGCAACATGGAGTGGACGTACTCCAAAGACGCAGTGCGCTACTGCTCTGTTGTGTTCATCGCCGTGGATGGGGAGAACGGCTTCGTGGCCTTTGGCGATACAGACCTCGCCTTCGCATAGGAGCAACCCATGCCCGAGCAAGACACATATCCCTTGATTCCTGATCGGATCACATCGACTGCGCCGGAATACAAAACGACCACAGTCAATTTCGAATCCGGCAATGAACAACGCCTTGCCAACTGGAGTAATCCCAAGACCACTTTCAGTTTGCAGCACACCTATCTTTCCAAAGCACGCTATGACGAACTCATGGCGTTCTACAAAAGCAAAAAGGGCAGTTGGAAGAAGTTCTACTTCGTGAATCACGTTGATGGGGAAACGTACACCGTGCGATTCAAGGCTGACGCCATGACCATTACCCACATCAACGCTGCTCTTTACAACGTGGATGTGGAGTTGGTCACATGTTAGAACTGAATGCCGCAACGATTGAAGAGACACAGAGCGACGAACTCATTGTCGTAAACCTTTACGAGCTTATCTACGATCCCAACGAAGCTCCTCTTCGCTACACAAACTGGGACGAGCCAGTCTCATACGGCGGCAACATCTACGATCCTGCCGTCATCAAACATTCCGAACTCACCCAATCTTCTGACGGGAAACTGAACAATGTGACGCTGATGGTTGGCAACGCCGACAGGATCATCCAGCGATACATTGAAGAGTACGATCTTATCGGCAAGCGGGTGAAAGTTATCCAGTTTTTCATCGGGTCTGCCAGCGGTCAAACGCAGGGCACCTTCAAGATCAAGCAGGTAATCGCGAAAAAGGACACCGCGACATTCACGCTGTCCATCGGCATCGATTACCTGCGCGTGCAGGTTCCCCGGCGTACCGCGTCTGCCCGCCACTGCGGCTGGCAGTTCCGGTCTGCCGAATGCGGCTACGAAGGGGCCGACACAGACTGCGAAAAGACTTTTGAGGACTGCATGGCAAAGGGGAACATCGCCCGGATCGGATGCTTTCCGGGGATCATCAATGAAAAAATCTACGTGTAACCCGTTCAAAACGATCAAATATTTGGCAATTCCCTACAAGCATAATGGCGACACTTTTGATGGTTGCGACTGCTACGGGTTGATCGCCCTCATTTACCGGGAAGAGCTTGGCATTACAATTCAGCCGTTCAAAATGTATGAATCATACAGAGCGGTTGATGAAGATGTCTTCGTCGATCACGCACAAGACGAATTTGCCCCCGTGAATGAAGATGCGTTGCAACCATACGACGCGATCTTGCTATACACGGATCGCAAATTTCCGACACATGTCGGAATGTACATCGGCCAGGGCAGGTTTATCCACACCCGAATGAGGTCCAAAAGGCCGGTTGTTGAGCGATTGTCGGTATGGCGTGATCGCGTTTACGCCTTTTACAGGCACAAGGGGTTGACATGATCATCAAACTGATCCCGAACTTCTTTGAAAAGAAAAAGAAGATCGAACAGGAATGGAAACACAAGGTCGCCACGGTTCGCGAGGTGTTCGACGAGTGTTTCCCCGAATACAAACACAAAGACTTCACCCCGTCCGTTTCTGGCAAGGTTGTCGAGTGGGACGAATACTTTGGCCCCAAGGACGATGTGGTATTCATCCAGAATATCGAGGGTGGCGGCGGCATCGTTTCGACTGTTCTTGGCGCTGTGCTAACCGTTGTTGGTGTTGTCTCCGAGAACCCATACCTGATTGGTATGGGTATTTCGATGATGGTGGGCGGCGTTGTCGGTATGATGTTCGCTGCCACAGTGCCAGACACGAATACAACGCCGATTCCCACCAGCGAGATGTCGGATTCCAAGACGTATTCGTGGAGCGGTATCCAGAACATCATCGGTGAAGGAAACCCGATTCCTATCGTCTATGGTATCCATCGAATTGGTGGCATCATCATCGAAGCGTTCATCCATGGCGAAAATGGGTGGGGCCAGCAAGAAAACAAGATTCTCAATGTCTTGACTGGTCTTTCTGAGGGTCCGATTGAAAAGATCGATACCGATTCCATTCAGATCAACAAGAAGGAAATCGCTTATTACAACGAAGAGTCGGATGCCGTTGAATACGATTTCCGGCAAGGTGAAAACACGCAGGAGACAGTGGCCGGGTTCAACAAGATTGCCCGGCAGTTCGACCTTTCTGGTATGAAGCTCACTGCCCCGACAGACGATGAAAGGGACGCGGGGATTGAACATAAATACCAGTATTACAAGACCAGCCGGGCGTGTGACGAAGCGAAAGTCATGGTTTCCTTCCCGGCTTTGTATCACGCCAAAAAAAATGGCGGCATGACAGACCTGTCTGTCAAATTCGCCGTTAGTTACGCAGTGTATGGTACTGACGATTATTCTACTCCCATAGAATACACGGCGACGAACAGCACGAAATCACAGTGCGACTATGCGGTGTACATTCCATTCCCCACGAAGGATAAGTATATGATCCGCGTCGAGCGGATCACAGACAACTTTACATCCCTGCGTGACCAGGGCGACTCCTATGTCTCCCGTGTGGTGGAATTTGAAAACGTCTCCCTGACGTATCCGAACACTGCGCTGTTGGGCTACAGATTCCTCGCTACGGACAAGCTGTCTGGTTCGATGCCTGACTTCACGGTTGTCGCTCACGGCAAGAAGGTCTACAGCGTTCGCGACATTGTTGACAATGGGGATGGAACATACACCTATGGGGAATTGGTCCACTCTCAAAACCCCGCCGACATCTTGTTCGATTTGCTGACCAACAAGCGTTTCGGCCTTGGGCGGCAAATAGATATCTCCAATATCCATTTGGAGAGCTTTCAAGAGTGGGCTGAGTTCTGCGACGAATTGATCAGGTACACGGAGTTCGACTCGACGACAGGCCGCAAAGTGACCAAGACCGAAAAGCGGTTCGATTTCAACTTCGTGATCGACAAGGAGTACAAGGCCCACGATCTGATCTCCAAAATTTGCTCTACCTGCCGGGCAATCCCAATGTGGGAGGGAGACAAATTTAAGGTCGTGATCGAAAGGGCTGCGGAGCCGGTCCAGTTGTTCACCATGGACAACATCGTCGAGGATTCGTTTCAAGAAACCTACATCGGGATCGACGAGATTCCGAACCAGATCGAAGCGGAAATCCTTGACGAGGACGATGACTTTGATCGAGCAACCCTGGTCGCAGTTGACAAATCGCGCCTGGACGAGCCGTTGGACTCCAAGAAGATCAACTTCTACGGCCTGACGAAGCGGTCCAGGGCAAAGCGCGAGTTGGCTTTCAACCTGCGTAAGTCCTTGTCTGCCCGCCGCATGGTGGAGTTTCAGGCCGGGATGGATGCGATCATTTGTGAATGTGGCGACCTTGTGGCCGTTCAATATGGCTATCCTGAGTATGGGCTGCGCGGTATCACCATCGAGGCCGTGGAACAGCGCGACGGGTACTTCCTGTTGACTCTGGAAGCCCCAGTAACGATCACAAACGGAGAAGCCTACAGGATCAAGGTGCGCCAGACCAATGGCACCTTCGTGACCTATCAGTTCGTGTCCCAGACGCTAAACGGCGAGGACACGGAAGAAGGCAATATCGTCCGTATCGACGGAAACGTGCCTGACGGCGTCTCTGAGGGACTTTTGGGTTACATTGGACCCATGACCTTCGACGAGACGCAATATCGCGTCATGAGCATCACCAAGGGCACTGACGACGGGACTATCGCCATCAAGGGCGAACTTTACGACGAGGCCATTTACGAGAGGCTCGACAGCACCGGCTACTACATCGACGATTTGTCTGTCGTGGTGTCGGAAAAGAACTACACGAAGCTGGGCGTTACCGAGCGGTACGAGCTTGATGGCTCCGCTGACGATCCGACGCCAGTTCCTGTGGCGAACAATGCCACGGTGACTTCCGAGTACTATAGCATCCCGCCCTTCGTCACCGCCGTTGAACTTGAGGAGATCAACGACCTTGAGGAAGACAAAGTGGTGACCAGCATCGCTATTGATTGGCCTGACGCCACTATGCCGGAAGGCTCCTTGGCGAAGGTGGTCAGGTACGAGGTGTTGCATTCTCTGGACGGCTCGACATGGGAAGTCCTGACCAGCGTGAAGGGATCACAGTACACCTACCGGAACGTGGCCCGGAGCGTGGACCACTACTTCCTGATCAAGCCGTACACCAACTACGACAAAACCAACGAGATTGAGGCCAGTCGCTACGCGACCAGCTTTAAGATCACGCCGACCGGACAGGTGCCCACTCCAGACGCTGTCGAGGGCTTCATGGCCTACCAGAACGGCGATATGGTCAAGTTCCGATGGGACGAAGTTACGAACACGAAAATCAAGTACTACGAAATCCGAGAGGGCAAGTGGGCACTTGGTAAAATCGTGCGTCGCATCAAGGGTGACGAAACTGCGGCTTTTGTCGGTGAATCGGGCAACGTGACCTACTTCATCAAGGCTGTGAACATCAACGGGGTTTACTCTACTGAAGCTACTTCATTCACGGTTTCCATTTACGATGATGGCAACAGGAACATCATCTTCACCAAAAGCGATGCAGATGATGGCTGGGACGGTGTCAAAAACAATGTCCAAGCCTCTGCTGGCGGTGATTTGGAGCTTCCGAATGGAGAAGAAGAGGGATATTACATCTCTGGCTATATTGACCTGACGGAAGCAGTGAAGTGCGTGAACTACGTTACTTACAATCTGGAAGCCGTTGTCGGCAACATGGATTCATGGAGTGACGCGGATTACGCATGGAACGACGCAGACGCTGAATGGTACGATATCACCGACACCGATGGGGTTGGAGTTGAGCATCATATCAGCCTCTTTACGGAGTTGAGCGACGAGTTCGTCGATGTGGTCCGGTTGGCTGACAAAACAGAATCTGTCAGAGGGACCGAAGCCACGACTGCGGAGGGTATTGAATATGCCTCCGGTACGTTCCACAACGGAGCCGTGCAGCAGCTTGGGGCCATGCTGGACTACGATATCTCGTTTCCCGAAAACTATAGCTTCATGTTCCGGCTACGCCTGGGTAATGTTCAACCCGGCTACATCGCGCACCTGAAGTCTGACACTGCCACGATGACCATCATAATGGTCCGTGAGGGTGTCTTCTGGCTGCGCACGGAAGATCACCAGTACATTGAAGTGAGCCTGACAGTGGAAGCCGATGACAACCTGCTCTTTGGCATCGCCAAGAACGGCACTGACTTCCTGTTCTTCATTGGCAATATGACCAAACAAACGGCAAGCCATACCCACGGCGCACTGGCTTTCGGCACGCCGGATGGGTTCGTTTTCGGCAACGCCGTATAACACACAGTCAAGTTCCCAACACCGAGGGGCATCCGTTTACGCGGGTGCCCCTCTTATATTTCAAATGGAGATTGAGACATGATCAAGGAGACTTTGAAGCTCGACGGCATGATGCGTGCCATCCTCACCAAGGCTGACGGAACCACCGAGAAGTTCACGAAACACAATTTGATTGTGGACGATGGCGTGGACCTGATCTGCGACTGCCTATCCAAAGGCACGGATCGCCCGGCTGTGGCTGATTACATCGCTGTGGGCACGGACGACACTGCCGTGACCGCCGACGACACTGCCCTGGGTTCCGAACTGACCCGGCTCCAGGCCACCTACGGCCACGCCGCTGGAACCGCCAGCTTCACCCTGACGGCTACCTTCAATGCCGGTGTTGCCACCGGAGCTATCGTGGAAGCGGGCGTGATTAACGCCTCTTCAGGCGGCTCCATGCTTGACCGCGTGGTTTTCCCTGTCATCAACAAGGAAGCCAACGACGTTTTGACCGTGACTTTCACATTCACTCTGACCATTTAGTGGGGTGATTTCATGAGCGTGGACATTTCGTCCCGACTCATCAACCTCATTTGGAGCCACCCCGTCATTTGGGAAAATGCTACAATGACGTGGGCTGAAGCTGAAATCGAAGATCACCTTCTCAATGTTGGCGAAGCTATTCCCATCACAGACGCAAAAGCTGCGGAGATTGCCAAGGCGATCTCCCAGCAATTCTCTGCTGGGGATATGTTCGACCGCGTTGTGGTTGTAAGCCGTGGCTTCGGAGAAAGTCTTGCGTTGACCGGAGAGTACGCCAGAGCGTTTTTCAAGGCCATCGAGGATGATTTCGCGGCTGGAGGTGCAGTCACGAAGGCTGGTTCCAAGGCGTTGATAGAGTCGGCAACCGTTGCTGAGAATGAAACTGACCCAACCGATTACCGCCGACACTATTACGAGTCTTTTCAGGTTGCCGACGCCATCGTCAAGCATTTGGAAAAGAGACGCACCCAAAACATTACCCTGGTTGACTCGTTTATCGGGCCGAACGTGCCGGGGGTCATCTCCGACGTTGCGATCAAAAACACCATCGTCACCGAGGGACAAATCGATCCCATGGTAAACAAGGGATCGGCTTTTGGTTTTGGCGACTGGATTCCTTTTGTGGACGGTGAGTACTACTACCGCGAAGCATTGTTCAAGATGACAATCAAGAACACAAAAACAGGCACCATCAATAGTGTCAAAATTCCAAGCCACAAGTTGACTTGCGATGTCTATGAGATCGTGGACAAAGGCAGTGGGGCAATCAGTAGTTCTAATGCTGATGGCACTGAAATCAGTTTCAACAAAACTTTTCGGCAAGCACCCATTGTTACTCTGACGCTTTCTACAAGCCCGGATGGGTTTTGTGTGCCACAAATTGTTAGCGTTTCTAGCAGTTCTGTGACGGTTAAACTCGTAAAACCTGATGGCACATTGGCTACCGGCGGCGTTATGTGGAACGCAGTTGGATTTTAATTTCTGAGACAGGAGAACACAATGGCTCAGGCCTATTACGATATTCCCAATACTGAGGCTTTGAAGGATTCGCATCCGAAAATTGTTGCGAATTTTGGAACCTTGCGGTCCAGCTTTGAGGGAGATGCTGCCCCGGATGATCCCGTTAAAGGTCAGCGGGCGTTCGTGAATGGTGTTTGGCAGACATGGGATGGCTCCGTATGGAAGACCGACCCCGAACTGCACAATCACGACGACAGATACTACACCGAGACAGAAACCGATACTCTGTTGGCCGACAAATCCAATACCGACCATACGCATGACGACAGATACTACACCGAGACAGAAACCGATGCTCTGTTGGCCGACAAATCCGACGATGGTCACGTTCACGATTCCCGATACTATACTGAATCAGAGGTTGACTCTGCTTTGGCCGGGAAGTCTGACACAACTCACGACCACGATACCCGGTACGCAGCCTCCTTCACCATTTCCAACGGGCAACTGACGCTGAAGGATGCGGACGGGAACGTATTGCAGGGGCCGGTGAACATCTATGCTCGATACGCATAGGAGGGCTGCATGACTGACCTTTCTTCATTCAACGGGTCTGACATCACCTACAGCGCCGATATCAAGGCTCTCAACAATTTGGCCAACTCTAAATGTAGTGAAGCTGGTGTGACTGGCACCGGCCTTAACAACGCATATTTGGACGTTGGCGACATCATCTACGCTTCACATATCAACCAAATTATCAACGCCTATCGTCGTGCATGGGACGCATCAAGCAATGCACCCGGAACGAAACAAAGTGCTGTCTCTCAAAATGCCCTTATTGATAACGCTGTGTACTACCATATGTGGTACCAGTTGAACGATATGGAATTTGGTCTTCCGGTTGTTGAATCTGGGGCCAGCACTACGATTTATGTAATTGAACCAGCAAATGGGCTGTTGGGCACTGGTGGAAATCTTTCTACCACAAACCGGACCCTTCAGGACCACGGAGTTGCGTCGGTTTCTGATGGATATAGGGTTTACCCAGCAAACACGTATCTTTACAGCTATACGGCTAGAGTTGCCAATGCACTTGAGGGCGCAAGCAAGTGGTGCTACTTGACCCAGCTAAAAATCAACTCATCGTTCTCGAGTGGGCGCATGGTTGCCACTTCGTTTTCCATTAGAAATAATCTTGGAAAGCCGCTGTCGATAAACTACACTTGTGGCACGGCGTATGGTGGAATTTTATATTCCATGATTAACTACATGCCCAATCGTGATCCGTGCCAGACTTACACAAATATCGACACTGGCCGTTATTGGCCGGTTGGACAAGACCTTTGGCTTGCTGTTTGGTATGATGGAACCTCCGTCAAGATGGGCTGGAAAACTGGAGCCAAGCCAAAAGCGTGGGGTGACTTCCTTTCCGCAAATAGAAGGGACTCAGGTTGCAATCCTGGTGTTCTGAACAATTTGGATTTCACAACCTCCGACAATATTCACGTTGCTAGTGCAAGCGGCACCGGATGTTCGGTTGGGGTCAAATCATACACTCTCGCTAAAAATGTGGATATCACAGGCTCATAAGAGGCGACTATGAACTTACAACTTCCAGATGGATGGACCCTCAAAGAGGACCAATACGGCAATGACGGCGTGTTTGCCCGCTGCTCCTTCAAGGACAAAACCATCACCATAACGGTTCCGTGGTATCTCCGACCGCTCAAGCGGTGGATTCTGCTTCACGAATTGGGTCACGCCAACGGAATACCCCAGGACTGCTCCGACAAAACCTGCATCATGTACGGAACCCCCGGTAACGATGGGTGGCATGAGAAGGTGTCTGTTCTGGCCCGCCTGTGGGGCCGCGTGAAGCGGGGCGATTGGTTCTGCAAACGGTGCCGCAACTGCCTCCGGGCGTACAAAAAGTTCGGGGTGTAGCCATCTACACAGGCTGGCCCATGTAATAGGCTAAATCCCTAGACAAATTAAAGGGTCACCTTTCGGGGTGACCCTTTTCTTTTGGAGTGAGAGACATGAAAAATTATTTTCCCGACAATGAGTTGCAGTGCCCATGCTGCGGAAAACTCAATTTTTCCAAAGATACCAAACTCAAACTGAATCTTGCCCGCGCTCTGGCCGGGATTCCGTTCATTCTCAATTCTGCGTGCCGCTGCAAAGCCCACAACACCGAGGTGGGCGGCAAAGAAAACTCCTCGCACCTTTGCGAAGGGCAGGAATGCACCGCCGTGGATATCAAAGCAACCACTTCCAGACAACGCTATCTCATTCTCGCTGCCCTGATCGGGGCGGGGTTTAATCGCATCGGCATTGCGAAGACATTCGTCCACGCCGACGCAGACCCCACCAAGGACGAGAAGGTGATTTGGCTTTACACGTAGGAGCGCAATGTGACCGCCAGAAAAATCAACGAGCAACTGCGCCTCCGCAAGAAGCGTCTGGAGCGTGCCGGGTTGCTTCCTCACAATGAAACTTGGCTGGAGTTCTACAATCGGACCAATGGCACCGAGAAGATCGTCAACCCCGAGTTTACGGCCTGGACCACAAACAACCCCGATGGCTGGACGGTTCCGTCTGAGAGTCATGACGAGGTTGATCCCGAGTTTTACATTTCTGAACACAACGGGAAAGCCAAGTTCGTCGCCACGGACATCGGAGTTGCCTCGATGCATCAGGCGGACATCTTTGCCGCCGACAAAGAATATTCCGTGATCGTGGACGTGCGGACTATCACCGAGGACGGCGAGTTCCGCGTCTATTGCGGAGCCCTGCTGACCCAGATCACCGTGCCGGGCTACTACGTTTTCGACGTGAGCGGCCAGACCGGCAACTTTCAAATTCGAACTGAAGGACCGTGTGAGGTTGTGGTCGCCAAGGCCAGCGTCACCGAGTTCTAGGAGTATATCAAATGTTTGGAATCGCAAGCATTGTGGGGCTTTTGGCCTCCAAAGGCATCGACATGCTGTCGGATTGTATCGGCAACGCCACCGAGAAGGGCGTCGAGGCGATCACCGACAAAGTCAAGGAAGTGACGGGCATCGACCTGTCCAACAAGGAAGAGGTTGCCAGTCTCACCCCGGAGCAGGCCCTGGAACTCAAGAAGTTTGAGACGCAGCACGCCGAGTTCTTGCTGGAAATGCGCGTCAAGGAGGCCAAGCTCTATCTGGAGGACCGGCAAGACGCCCGCGACATGCAGAAAACAGCCCTGAAGCAGGACGACAAGTTCTCCAAACGGTTTGTCCCGGTTTTGGGCGCGGCTGTGATCCTCGTCTGCCTGGGCTACGCCGTGGCGATCACTTTCATCCCCATCCCCGAGAACAACATCCGCTTCGCCGACACCACCCTTGGCTTCGCCTTGGGCACCGGCATCGCGACCATTCTGAACTTCTTCTTCGGAACCTCCCACAAGCGGGAGAGCGGCGAGATCGAAGCTGCCGTGGCGTCCATCGCCCAGCAGAACAAATAGCACATTCACAGACCGCTCTCACTCGCCCTCTGGGCGCGTTTAGCTCCGAATCCGACCTCCGGGTTGGGCCGGGTCCGCAAAACGCCTCAGAGGGCGTTTTCTGTGGGGCGAACGAAGGACGACCATGAATATTTCGCAATACAATTTCGACAAGGATATCCGGGTTATCAATATTGGCGATGTACACCGGGGCGATCATTGCTGCGACACGGAACTGCTGTACAAGCACATCGACCTAATCGCCAAGGACGAGAACACATTTTGGTTGTCCACGGGCGACCTCCTAAACACCGCGACACGGGGCGGGAGACATGACAGCATCCACGGCAGCGACATTCTGGAGACGGAGTTCGACAACATTTGTGATGAACTGGCTCCGATTGCTGACAAATGCTTGGGCGTCGTTTCCTCCAACCACCCTCACCGTGTCAAGAATCTCACCGGCCTCGATCTCGACAAGGTGATGTGCAAGCAGCTTGGGATTCCCTACTTGGGGGACTTCGGCACGCTGAACGTCACTTGCGGGCGATGCAGCTATTTCATCGTCATGCACCACGGTTCGCCGGGTGGCGGCGGGCGCATGAAGGGGGCCAAGATCAACGCCCTCGACGGCATGAGCGGCATCATCCAGGGGGCCGACATTTATCTGACCGGCCACACACATCAGTACATGACGCATATCAACGAACGGTGCTTCGTGGACCGGAAGCGGAACATAGTGTCCTACCAGAAGGTCTACTTCAATACCTGTGCCCACTACCTGTCGTGGGACGACTCCTACGCTCAGAGGTTGCGGCTTGGCCCGGCCCCCAAGGGCGCGACGGAGATCAAGCTGGGCGCATCCATGAACGGGCAGAACTCCAACAAGCGCGTGGAAATCAACCTGCTCTCCTAATTTCCTGTCTCACTCCATGGGTGGGGTGGTCCTCTTCGGGGGATCGCCCCTATCCATCCTATCACTTCTGACACGGTTGGGGCCTCCAATCGTATCATCCTTCGGGTTTCTTCAACCCACCAAAGAAAAAAGTCATTTTTCCTACATAGGGTTTGCAAAGGGTTAAAATCTGAGCTTCAGAAACAACAAAACCCCTTGCTTTCACAAGGGGTTACGCTTCCGAGTATTTCAGCTTGGGAAGCTGACACTCTACCAACTGAGTTACACCCGCTCAGTCTCACCTTGTCCTTGAATTTCGGCTATTTAGCTTTCCATCCAAGGTTCACCGTTGCCGGTGGCTGTTCCTCTGAATCGGATCAAATCGGATCAAATCGGAGGAACAGGGTTATAATTTCGGGTTGACATTTCCGCGTCAAGGGTTATTACGCAGTCAACCAGCCCGGAAACCGCGACCACGGAGGCTCAAATGGCTGGACGACTCAAATTCAACCTGAACAGCTACCCTTGCGGGAAAACCGTCCTCGTCTACCCCGACCACAAGGAGTGGGCTGGGATTCGCATCAGAAGGACGCTCGACGGAAAGGACGCAGCCTTCACGTTCACGTATAAAGACCACGCGAACAAAACCAAATCCGGGCACGCCGGTCTTCTCAGCGAGGGGGCAACCCCCACAAGTGCCCGCGACAGGAAGCGAGAGAAGGTAGCCCGGATCAAGCGAGAACGCAAGGGCCATCCTTTGATGCCTCCCACAAGCAAGGGGATGACGTTTAGCGAACTCTGGGCCGAATATCAAGCCTCCAGGCCGACCAGAACCGTAAATCATGACGGCCAGTACTATGAAGGCTATCTTTTGCCGTGGTTTAAGAAGGATTTCAAGGTGGTTAATTTCACCGCCCCTACTATCGAATCGTACAGCAAACACCTTGTGGATAACGATCCGATGGCCTTTCAGACCATGGAACACATCTTGAGTGCCCTGCATCGAATCGTCCACTTCGGGGCCAACTTGGGCGCGATCCCAAGCCCGCCCGACAAAAAGTCGTACAAGGTTGAAGAGGCTATCGATAATGAGCGCGAGAGGTATCTCGATCCCGATAAGGAAGAAATCGATATTCTTTACGAGGGGATATGTGAGGCGACGGTTGGGGACTGGCTGTACCAGTTGGTCCGCACGTCGTTGGTGACGGGGATGCGGAAAGGCGAGTTGCTCATGATGATGCCCGACTGGATCGACTTCAAGGCCAACCGAATCGACATTCCCGCCTTTGATAGGTTCGGCAGGATCACCAAGAACAAGAAGGGAAGGTTCACATTCTTCGACGATAAACAGGCGGTATTCCTTGAGGAACGAGCCCATACTAACCCTAGAGAGTTGATCTTCGCGACCAAGACGGGGAACAGGATTTACCCGGCGAATGTGGACAGGGCCATGAACAAGGCAGCGTTCCTCTTCAACGAGGAATTGAAGGCCACCCTGGATGACGCTGAAGAGCAGTACAAAAAGAAGACCATCGACGCCTCGCGGCTTCGATTTGAGCGGGCCTACTACCGAAAGTGGGCCGTGGTATTTCACACCTTGAGGCACACCTACGCGACCATTCAGGTGTCGAGTGGGGTGCCCATCGAAATGGTGGGAGCCACTATGGGGCATAGTAGCGAAAGGATCACGCGGCGGTATGGGAAGTTCATTCCCGGCAGCGTGCAGAAGTTCCAACTTGCCGGGCATGCCGCGCTCAAGCGGCACGGGCTATAAGAGGGTGCCCGTTCTTGAGGAATTTTTCGATGTCGTCGCGATGGTAGCGGATTGACCGGCCAGCGCGGCTGAACTCCGGGCCGATGCCATCGTGCCGCCAGCGGTACAAGGTGTCGGTCTTCAAACCCCAGATCGCTTCCACCTCCTTGGGTGAGAAGTATTGCCTTTCAAAGACCATAGTCCCTCCAAAAAGAGGGCAGGGATTTGACTCCCTGCCCTATTGCTATTTGTTTGATATCATTGAAGAAAATGTTTCACGGGAAACATCAGGCGTCGAGGCCGAAAAGGTTGTAGAACAGGCTCAAGAACTTCTCGTAGCTCTGTTCCGGCGTCCACGGCTCGATGCAGAACTTCAGCGGGCGCAGCCCCCAGTCCTTGTAGTAAGGCCACTCCTTCCATCGCTCGTCCCTGAAGAAGCTCTTGGCCTCGGTGAGCAACATGGTCTTGTCCACCAAATCCACCCGGCTCCAGGGAGAACACTCGTCCTTCTTGTCGAAGAAGGGCAAGCCGAACCGCTGGGCGATACGATAGTGGATCATATCCTCCACGTTCTCGATGTGAGTCTCCATCGTCCAGGGCTGATGGCTGGGGTGTACCTTCATGCAGGTATGGGCCTTGATGGGAATCGGGATGTCGCCGATATACGCCTCGCTGGCGTCATGCATCAGTGCCCACTTCCGCAGCACGTCGTCATCTACGATCTGTTGGGCGCAGAGAATGGAATGCTGGGCGACGGAGTAGAACTTCGGCACATGACCGCCGTACCGGCAAGTGTTCGCCAGAGAGCGGGCGATGTCCTTGATATTGATGTCTTCGGCGCGGGGGTCCAGAGGGTAGAAGTGGATGCCGCTCAAGGTGGTCTGGAATCGTCCGATACGCGACATCACGCAGCCTCCTTGAATCCGACACGCAGCATGGGGAGGATCATGTTCACGATGAAGGCCTCGTATTCCTCCATGGATGCCCAGCCGTGGCCGTTGACCACCAGATTCGCGTCGTCGCGCATACTGGGGACTTCCGTCTCTGAGTTGTGGTTCGGAATCCACTCCAGGCCCAGATGTTCGGCCCGCGCCTTGCGGATGTTTTCCGGGGTGTCCACATAGACCACGCTGAAGCCAAGCTCCTTGACCTTGGTGAGTTCGTAGGTCCGCCGCACGTCGTCGCAGAGGACCATATCGTACATGTTGATCCACTCGTTGCCGTGAGAGGCTAGGGCGTCGGCCCGGAAAGACTTCTCGAAAGCGTTTACAAAAACCATTTCTCCGAAGTGACGCTTGGCGAGATCGCCGAAGTCCTGCATGAACGCACGGCACTTCGGCTGGCCCAGGCCGTTCTGGGCGTGGTAGATGGGGTCCGCGAACTTGATGACGCGGCTGTGCGGAACGTGCTTCCGCAACATGTTGGACAGCGTGGTCTTGCCAGAACACTGCTGCCCGATGATTGCAACCTTGATCACGAAATAACTCCTAGTTTTTTCTGAATCTTCTTTTGGACTCTGTGGATCATTTTGAAGTACCCTCGAACCACAATGGTGGGCGGGGTGTTTGGGTCCATAGCCATGGACGAACAGATACCTGCTCCGTTGACCTCGCAGCACGCCGTGTAGATGACCTCCCGGTTCTCAAAGTCTGAATGCTGCGTGATCTGAGCCGTGTTCAGGATTTCCTCTGCGCACGGGCGAGGGTCTAGCGGGACCGTCTCCATCCATGGAGTCGCAGGGTCATTCGGATCACGCGGGAGCGGATCAGGCGGCATGAGGAGGTTCAGGATGCCCGGAATCCGAAGCCGCTCTCCATGGAGCGCGACAGCAATGAAGGCTTCTGCGAATTTGGCGTCGTCAGTCAGCAAGCACATCTTCGACCAGGGTTTTGGCCTCTTCCGGCAGCGCGTCGTAGACTTTGTAGGCCAATTCGCGAATCTCGAAATGGGCCTTGGGGGAGGTGCGCAGGAACAGGAAATTGCGCAGGGACCGGGCGTTGATGGTCCAGATCAGGTTGGTCTTGAAGGCTTCCGGCAGGGGGTATTTGAGTTTGTCGTTGGAGATGTCGGGGTGTTCCATCATGAGATCGATGACGTTTTGTAGGTTCTGAAGAACCACGACATTGACCCGTTCATCGCCGGTATCAACCACGAAATCGCTGATTTCGTTGACATTCGGCTTCAAAAGCCGTTTGAGGCAAAAACGAGTTGACTCAACACTCAAACTGGCTATACGGTGCCTCGCCAGTTCTTGGAGAATAGCCCTGGACATGCCGGTGATCTGGAAAGTGAAAACTGCATGTTCCAGGGTGGACGTATGTCCGAAACCGATGATCCGGTGGATCAAATCTTCGTCATTGGGTCCAATGGTTGTTTTTTTGCCATCGCTGCCAAGGACAGAGTCGAGCTTACCCTCGGACCTCCAACACTGCCTGATGGCCTTGATTGCGCCCATGATGGGAGTGTGGGCGACCAATTCGACTTGCATTTGACTCCTTCTGACGGCTGTATTGAACCGCCATGTGTTGTGATTTGAGCGGGGGGGGGGTGGCTGCTTGCCCATAGCGGGCTTGTGAATGTTTGCTCATAGCCTTGGGAGAACTTGACATGATGGATGCTCTTGGCATCCTTGGGAGTGGAGACGCACTGTTGACTGCAATGCCGCTGTCTCACATTTCTAAGGTTCCGTTTCGGCCAGCACCGTTGTTTGACAGGGGATTGTTCTGGAACAACAAGCGGGTTACTATGTTCGCCGTACCCGTTGAAGAAGCCGCTTTGGTCTTGATGTTGCGAAACGATTTCTGGCGTCCGACGCTCGACGCAGACCCAGCGGAAAGCAAGGTGCTGGTCAACAACTTCCTGCTGCATCAACTATCCAAATCGCCAGAGGCAATAGCCCCGTTTGGCATCTGTGGTTCGTGGCACACGCTTGACATGATGGGGCAGCACGAAACGATAAAACTGTCTGACGGACAGGCATACTTGGGGGTGGCGCACGGGATGGCGAATTTCTACTATCCAGACTTCGCCAATAACCGCGTTTTTGTGTGTAGCGTGCCCCCTCACGGGCTTTTAGGGGAGAGGGCGATTGCAGGTGTGCAATCGCCCCCAGAAAGGCCCCTAGAGCCGCTGCGCGGCCTGGGCAGCAAGGGCACTGCGCTCGGACTTGGTCATGTTCAGGATCGCCACGTTGGATAGACCCTGCATGCGCTCCATGGCGTGCGCCAGTCCGCAGTTGGATTTGGTCAAGTAGGGACTGTCGATCTGCTGAAGGTCGCCCAGCAGGATCAGTTTGGACGAGTTCCCGATCCGGGTGACCAGAGTCTTGATCTCCTTGGGGGTCAGGTTCTGGCACTCGTCCACGACCACGATCCGATTCATCAGGGACCGGCCCCGGATGAAGCAGAGGGCGTCCACTTCGATCTGGCCTTTGTCCTTGAGGTCCATGACGGTGGCACTGTCGTGCTTCAGCAGGAACTCAAGGTTGTCCGTGAAGGGTTTCACCCAGGCTTCCATCTTCTCGTCGAGGTCGCCCGGCAGGAAGCCGATCCCGTTGCCCACGTCCATGACCACCTTGGTGATCATGATTCGGTCGATGTGGTGCCCGTTGAACTTCTTGGAATGGACCACATGCTCCAGGCCAGCGGCCATGGACAACAGGGTCTTGCCGGTGCCCGCGATGCCGTTGCAGATCACGCATTCGATCTTCTCGTCCATCAGCACGTCGGCGAGGAACCGCTGTTCGGCGTTCCGGGGCTTGATGTGGAAGATGTCGTCCACCTTGCGGATGACCCGCATGTAGCCTTCAGAGAATCGACACAGAGCCGACTGCCCGTTCATCATGTTGCTCATGATCTGGTAGCAGCCGTTCACGCGAGGGTTTTCCACCCCAATCTCGGCGGCGTCGAGCTTGCGAAGCTCGTACAACTTGTCGATCATGCCGGGGTCAGCATAAACGGCCTGGACGGACACGCCCTCGTCGATGTCTGCCTTGTCGGTGAAGTAGGGCTGGGCCACGATGCCCAGAGCGTCAGCCTTGCATCGCATGTTGATATCGTTGGTGACGAGAATAATCTCATGGGGGCCGAAACACGCAGTGACGCCTTCGTTTTCGGCCCATTCCTTGAGCCGCCGGGCCACGCCGATGATGTAGTTGTCGTTGGACCGGCGCAGGGCTGCATGGCTGAACTCGATGTTGTCGGAGTAGACCCGCAAGGTGCCACCATTTTCCAGAACCACCCCCGGAGAAGCCAAGGCCGACTTGTCCATGTCGCGCAGTTCGTCGATCTTCCGGGCCACGGCGCGGGCGTTCGCGCCCAACTCGCCCGGCTCGTTCTTGAACTTGTCCAGTTCCTCCAGGGCGGTGAGCGGGATCACCACTTGGTTGTCGTCGAAGCTGGTGATGCTGTCGCAGTCGTGCAGCAGCACGTTGGTGTCCAGCACGAATATCTTATTCACTTGCCCTCGCTTTCAAGTTGAAGGGGAGTTTGTCACAGGTGAACCCTGCGGCCCCTGCATGCCCGCCACCGCCGTACTGCTTGGCGATCACGGACACATCCACGTCGAGACGCTCGGTATACATGGAGACGTACCAGTGGCCGCTGGCCGTCCACGCGAAGGGCATGACGGCGTCGTATTCCTTCCAGTTGATCATGGAGTCGAACAGCTTGCTCCCGCAGCCCTGCCGGTTCGCGGCAAGGAAGCGAAGGCCATGAAACTCCACAGAGAAGGCAGAGGATTTACAGGATCGCCTGAAGTCGTTCTCGATGTATTGCTGAACCGTCTCCCCCTGCCGGGTGATTTCTCCGACGTACCCACGGGAATGGAACCGTTCGCTGAAGAGAGTGGTCCACATGAGCATCGCATTTTCATGCGCGGGATTCGTATCCTTGAGCCGCATACCGTACTGGAAGGGCAGGACCCGCCCATCAAAGGCATGATCCCACACGTCGTATCGTCCCAGCAGGGTGACAGTGAGAGGCATGGGCAGGGGGTCGGAGGCGAAGAAGTATTCCCAGCAAAGCTCACAGGCAGCTTTGCCAAGCTCCCGCTTGCCCTCGATGAAGATGCCTTCGATGATCTCGTCGGCGCGGGCCTCCTCCATGGCCGTCTTGTGGTGGTCGATCCAGATCAGCCTGTTGCGCTTTGCCAGTCGGCGCATTTCATCCCATGGAGACAGGCTGAGATCGGCCATGATGACCTTCTCGCCCGGCGGCACCTTACTCCACGGGAATGGTTCGTTATAGTTGAAGGGGACCATTTTGCAGTCGGGGAACTTGTATTTGACCACGGCCCCAGAACAATGTCCGTCGAGATCGGCAGCGTGATAAAAGCACCACATACTACCACCCCAAGGCGGTACGAATTTTGACGATCTCGGCCTGGATTTCGTCGGACCACTCCACGCCGATGCAGATGCCCAGAATCAGGGCGAAGATGAACCAAGACATGCTTTTTCCTTGTGGTATGGACGAAGAAAGGCGGGCCACCGCGAAGTAGCCCGCCTTGTGATGTTGGCTACACGCTCTTGAAGTCGGCAAACTTGCGGTCGGCAAGCTCCTGCTTCTTGCCCGCATTCCAGCGGGTGATCGGGCGGTAGTAGCCAACGATACGGGCCATGGTACAGGTCGTCTTGACCTTCGGTTGCGCCATGGTCACACCTCCTTGTTCGGCTGAACCCATTTCACGGTCCAGCGATTCAGAAGATCACCGGAGAGCTTCTCCAGTGAGGCCCCGTAGTCGTCCTTGTATTTGGGGAAATCCACGATGCGGAGTTCGCGATATTTCGCGCTGGAGTAGTATTCCAGAGCGCATCGCAAGCGTCCGATGTATTCCTGTTCCGGCATGATGCTGACCTCGCTGGTCGGCTTCAAAGACAGGATCACAGACTCAAAGGGATTTCGGATGTTCCTCGGTAGGACCAGTCCGTTGGATTGCAGTGCCAGTGGGCGTCCGAAGAAGAATCGAACGGCGTTGTGAAACTCCGGGTGGCATGTCGGTTCGCCCCCAGAGAGGACGATGCCGACCTTCTGCGTGTGAAACGCAAGCTGCATCCGGTTGAGGTGGTGCGCAATGTCCTTGAGGGAATAAACGGCCTCGCCGCGCACCACGATCTTGTTGTGGCAGAAACTGCAATTCAGGTTACATCCATTGAAGAACAGGGTCATTGCCAATTTGCCGGGGAAGTCGATCATGCCCGTGCAGAACCCGGTGAATGCCTCCATCATGGAACCCTCCGATCTACCTGATCGATCAGCTTGGATAGCATTTCGACCATCATGTTCCTGATCCGCTCTTTTGTGTGCTGCCTAATGTATTGGCGTTGGGCGGCAGAGCAGAGTAGATCGGTGTTCAATGGAGAAAACCGCACTCGCTCTTGAAGAGCCAAAAGTTGCTCACGAAGGGCGAATGCTGCCAATTGACGGGCAGTCATCGCTGCCCGGCTCATTAGGCGTTCAGGGAGGCCTTGAAGGTGCCGCTGACCGTAAACTTCACGGACTTGGTGGCCGGGATCAGAATCTTCTCGCCGGTCTTGGGATTGCGGCCATCACGCGGGGCACGCTCCACGGGCACCAGCTTGCCGAAGCCGCTGATGGCAACGGTGTCGCCACCGGCCAGCACGTCCTTGATCTCGCCGAAGATCAGGTCCACGGTGGCCTCGGTCTTGGCTTTGGACAGGCCCAGCTTGGGAGCGATCTGCTCCACGAACTCCATACGATTCATTGTTGCTCCTTGTTCTTGTATTGCGAAGGGTTAGAGGTTATCCCTCGACCAGTTCGGGATGCTCTTTGCGCAGAGCTTCGATCTGTTCGGGGGTATGTTCGTTCGGGCACGCTTCGTGAATGCCCTGGACCGGCCCACAGATGGGGCACATTGAGTAGGTCACGTTCAGCCCGAAATAGGGCAGATTGGTGTCGCAGATCATCCGCACCAGAGCCTCGGCGTCCTTCTCGTCGATCTCATGATCGAGATAGAAGTGCTGGACCGTGCCCCCGGATGGGATCACCTGAAGCTGCGTTTGGGTGGCGAAGACCAGATCAAGCTGATCCTGCATGTCAGCCGGGACAAAATGGCTGTTCGTGAAGTACGGCCTGACCTTCAGCCCCTGATGCTCGATGTCGGGGAAGCTCTTGAGAGCCTTCTTTGCCAGCTTGTAGGACGCGCTTTCGGCAGGGGTGGCCTCAAGATTGAAGAGCGTCCCTGTCTCGTTGATGAAGCGATCCACGTTGGATTTCATGCGATGCAGGACGCCCTTGGCAAACTCCAGGCCTTCCGGCGAGGCAAAGCCGAAGCTGTCGTTGGTCGCGATGCAAGTGGCCTCCCAGAGGCCCACAAAGCCGATGGTCGTAAAGAACGTGTCGAAACGGCGCGGCAGGTTTGCCATGCACATGGGGAAAAACCCCTTGTCGTAAAACTCGTTCACGACCTTGCGCTTCCATAGTTCCTCGTCCTTGATCAATTCCATCCAGCGGTCCAGTTCCTCCCAGAAGCTCAAGTCGTTCGCCTTGCAGTGCTGGGCGAGGTACGGGAGGGAGATTGTGACAACCTGAAGGGAGCCAGTGCTGTCTCCAGCACCAAACAACCCGCCCGTATGGGAACGGAGGTCGTTCAGGTCGAGAGACAGGCGGCAGCACATGCTGCGCACGTCTCTGGGATCAAGCCGCTTGTCGCCGGAAGTCACGCCGTTTATGAAGTTCTGAAAGAACGGCGTGCCGTATTTCGCGGTAAGTCTCCAGACCCTGGACCTGATATGGTCGATTTCAGGATCGTCGAGGAAGTCTTCCGTGACGTTGATGGTCAGGACAGGGAACGTAAAGCCCTTGCCGGTATAGTCGCCCTCGATGAAGATATCCAAGATCGTGGCACACACAAGCTGCTGCCAGTGTTCCAATTCCCCGTAGGTGCTGTTTTTCACCTTGATTCCGTCTTCGTGATACGAATAGAAATCGTCGAGGGATTTGCTGCCGATGCTGGCGCGTTGATCTCTCATATCTTCCGGGCACTTCATCGCCAACGTGATGTTGGTGAAGGGTGTCTGACCGCCGTAGCGGTTGGTCTGGTTCAAATGGAAGATCAACTCTTGGATGCTTTGTCGCACCTCCTCCCGCGTTTGCTGGAAGGCGATCTGGCGCGGCACCCCTTGCTTCTTCTTGTCGAGGTAGAACTTGTATGCGTAGGCCCCAAGGTACACGTCGATGTCGTTGAATGCGATGGCCCCAGCCACTTCGTTGCACACGGAGCCGATGGTGTTCACCATGTGGTTGATGACCGTGCGGAAGTGTTTTGGGGGACCAGACGGCACGGGGCCTGTGTTCATGCCGTTGTTGATCAGCATCGCCATTGATAGGCCGATGCAGTAAGGGGTCAGGTAGCCCAGTGACAGATCGTGGATATGACAGCCACCAGCCTTGTGGAGGTCCACAAGTTCCCCAAACTCTTCTTCAAGTCGTTTCAGGTTGTCCCGGTTGAGACAAACCCCGCCAACTGTGAAGAGCAAACCGTTTGGTGTGACTCCCATGTTGGCGTTTTCGTTGTTGTAGTCGCCGCCCGCCACGTAATCATCAATGATCGTGTCTATGCGGACGCGAACCTCCTTGGTCATTCGGAGATCACTCCTTTGTTGAGCAGTTAATCCTCAAGCCTTAACCGGATGATACTTGTCGATTGTACTTGATGATTACTGCCCGGAGTGACCGAAGCCGCCTTCCCCGCGTTCGGAGTCGGCCAATTCGTTTGCCACCACGAACTTCAGATTACGATTGATGACGGGCTTGATGACGCCCTGCGCGATCCTGTCGCCCTTTTTGATGATCAAGGGCATGTTCATTGTCACGATGCCCAGGTCAGCCATGTTCGTGACGTGGCCGTCGATATCCACCTCGATAGTGTCCTTGCCTTCGTACTGGGCATTCATCAGGCAATGGACGATTATGTTCAGTGGGCCTCGGTAGCCTTCGTCCACGGTGCCGGGCGAGTTCTTGATGATGTAGGGGGTTTCGAGGGCCATGCCGCTACGCGGACGGACCTGCATTTCGGTGTTTGGGGGAAGTTCCATCGAGAGCCCGGTCTGAATCACGACAGTTTCGCCGGGCAGGACGATCACATCCTCGATGGTGTAAAAGTCAAAACCAGCATCGCCTGCTTTGGCGATGGTTGGGATAACGGCGTCAGGATGCCGTTTTCTCCACTTCACAGTCTGCAATCGCTGCACCTCCGGTGATAATGGTTTGGAGTTGGGCCTTCACGTTGGCCGCAGCCGTGATCTCGGCGACGATGGCGTTGTTGCGTTGCTTCAGGGTGTCGATCTTGGTGTTGTTGGTGGTCTTCTCGCCCTGGAGCAGCTTGGTCCCTTCGTCGAGCTTCGCAACCATGGTCTTGAACTGCCCGATGACTCCACGAATCTTCTTGAAACCCTTGTCTTTGTTGAACATGTTGTACTCCGCTAGGGGGTCTGGACGGCCATGGTATTGTCGCCAGTCCCACGGTAAGCCGTGGTGTAAGCCGACATGGTTGCGCCGGAAGCGATCAGGCCACTGCTGCTGCGGTCAAAGGACGCGCACTTGGAAGCGTTCAGGCCCAGCTTCGCGCCCTCGGCCTTCCCGTCGATCCCGGCAGCGAGGAAGATGAAGTCCCAATTGTACTTCTCCTTCTGGTGCCGGACCATCTCGTTGATGATGGTCGCGCCGTACTCGCGAGACTGATTCTCATGGCCGTCCGTGAGGACCACGAACAGGACGCGGGCGGGCCGCTCGTCTTCGGGCAAAGCGTTCAGTTCGTTGCCCACCCTGGTGATCGTGATGCCAACGGCGTCCAGCAGGGCGGTCATGCCACGGGGCTGGTACGTCTCGCCCAGGATCAGGTCGGGGCAGTCCTTGATGGGCTTACGGGTGTAGATCACCTCCACCACATCATCGAACTGCGTGAGGGACAGTTCGGCCTCGTCGGGGCCGGTGCGCTGTTCGTCGAGGAAACGGTTGAACATCCCCACGGCCTCCGGGGCAATGCTGCCCATGGAGCCAGAACGGTCCAGAATCACGTTGATCAGAGTCATGTCTTTCATGGTCAATTGTCCATCCAGTTGTACTTGTTATTCATGATGGCCTTGAGCATGACGTTGGTGGGCGTCAGGCTTTCCAGACCCGCTTCCATGATCGCCTTCATCACCGCCGGGGAGTACCCGCTGACGAGGGCAGCACCAGACTGATGCTGGCGCACGGGACAGTTGCCGGGCCGGGCGTTCAGGTTCCAAAACACGACGTTCGGAAGCTCGTAGCCGTACCGGGTAAACTCGGCAGTAGCGTTGGTGAAAAGGTGGTTGCTGCCCGTGACACAGGAATCGAACTCCATGTCGGAGAAGATGATCAGCGTCCTGGGCATGTCCTCGGCGGGCACCTTATTCCCGACGGCCACCTTGAGGATTTCTCCCATGGCCTTCTCGATGTTGGTGTTCATGCCCCAATGGGCACGCTCCAGATTCGCCTTTTTGGCAATGATGTCTCGACCATGCAGGGTGTGGAACTGCGGATTCTTAGAAAAGGTCAAGACCAAGTCCTTGAAGGCCCCGGTCTGCCGGGTGGCGATGAACAACCCCATGGCAACAGAAACGTCGAGGGCAGAGAGATTGGGAGAAATCTGCGCCCACATGGACCCGGAGACATCAACCATCGGCAGCACGCCGTTCAGGTTGGCCGGGAACGGAATGGCATCCCACTGCGCCTGGACGGCCTTCCGCTGCGTGCCCTTCAGCACGTCGTGGGGGAAGATTGCACTGGCGTTGATCTTGGCCTCGCCCTTCTCCAGAGCGTTCAGGTACGCACCGTAGCGGTCACCGCAGTTGCGGGTGAACGCCTTCTGGTAACGGGCCGACGCGACGGACGGAACGTGGTTGAACTCGATCTTGTCCCACTCCCCGGCGCACATCTTCTGCTCGACGGTGTTGGACAGGCCCACCAGCAGCTTGCGATACTGCTTGGGGGCCAGACCCATGAACTCGCGCAGGGCCACGGCATTGTCGCCCTTGCGGGGCATCCATTTGGCACACAGGCCGTCACCGGCTTCCAGTGCCTCGGCGATGAAGGGGAAGATGTCGTGTTCGCGCAGTTCGTCGTCCCCGAAGTGCAGGAGGTCATCCCAACGGCCCACGACGGGCACCAGCGGGATCAGTTTTTCGACCACTTCGGGCCGCTCATGGCAGAGCGTGTCCATCAGGTTGCGGAAGGTCTGGCGCTCACCGGCACCACCACGGCAGTCTCGCGCCCAGAGCAGGGTGCGGATGGCCTTGTCCTCGTCCGCGACAAAAGCGTCCCAAAAGGGATCGGAAACGTCCTTGCCACGGCTGGCCCCGATCATGAAGAACAGATCGACAAGCGGGTTCAGGGTGGTGGAGAACGCCTCCATTCCGTTGGCAGTGTGGGAGTCACGGATGTTGTTGACGCCATTGACAAACTGGTTCATCTTGTTTTCCTTTTCAATGGAGGTTGTAATTGCTGAAATGAACCATAGACAGTGGACAATACAGAGTGGTGGGTTTGCATACGCGCTCTACCAGACTAAGCTACATCCCCCTGGCCCGAAGGCTTTAGTGTCGGGAGACGACAGGATTTGAACCTGCGACCTCGTCCTTCATATGGATTGCGGTTTTAGTTGCTGAAACCACTCTAAAAGAAGCGGGATGGATAACTTGAATGAATCCATTTCATTTTGTTGTTTGATTGCTGAAACCATCCCAAACAATACGGAGTGGGTTCTGTAATGCCCCTAGTGTATGGGGCCTCACCAGTGGCATCGGATGTGCCTTACAGTACGGCAAGCGAACTGGTGCCGGATTCCCACCGGATGCTCAGATTGCATTATGGATTTCAGTTCTCAAGAGACGTTGTTCCCGTGTTTTCTTGTAGAAGACTGAACCCACTCCGAAAGAAACGGAGTACAGTTTTTGCATTACAAAGGTTCTACCAGTTGAACTACCTCCCGGTACTGTGGTTGGTCGGGAGGGGTGGACTTGAACCACCAACCGTTTGTTCCTATTGCGTTTGGCTTGCTGCATGTACTCCAAAAATTTGTCGAGAGGTGCCGGAATTGAACCGACGTTGCCGGGTAAGGCCGCCCAGTATCCTCGCCAACTGGATGAACCTCTCGATTCTGGGGAGATCGGGCAGAATCGAACTTCCACTCCACGGGTCACAACCGTGTGCTTTGACCATTAAGCTACGAACTCCATAACGATCCCCCAAAAAAAACAGGATGGGCTACTTGTCAGGTGGTTAGACCAGAGTTTTTCGCATTTGTTTGCTGAATCCATCCTAGCGATACAGAGTGCTTACGTTTTTGCTTAACAGGCAATTGTTTTTGGTTGCTGAATGCACTCTTAAAGATTCGCGGCCATACATCCAGTGGTTCGCGATACCACTACATCATGATGCAGGGAGGGTCCGTTTCCATCACCGTTGTGTCACCGGGGCTCTACGGTGCGAGTGGGTGAACTATTCGCACCGTACCGCAAAAGTGGTGCGGCTTGCCTACCGCACTTGCCGGGGCTTAAACCGGATCAGGATAATCGGGAGCAGATCGGCCACATGCGCGGGCCATAGCGTTCAGCTTTCAACTTCCTTTTGCTGCTCAACCGATTTTCGTTTACTCCTTTCATCGAGTTAGTCGTACCGACGCCCGTGTCTGGATGAATGATTTTCGAAGTTTTTGAATATTTTTGAATAAAATTTAGCTGCCAAATTTGCTTTGCATTACCGCAAGAGCGGCAATAAAGAAAATCATACCAATGAAGAATATCGGAGCAGAGCCTCCAGGGATCACCAATTCGGTTCCGCAATCAATTAAAATACTATACATTTGGCTTCCTTGTTGTCTTAGTAGGCTGGCGATCTACCACAAGGAGTTGGAACCATAATTCCAACCCCTTGGGGTGGCCGGGAATATCCCGTCCCGGCCAATCGGGCTTCGGAGGAGGGTGTGGGCTACTTGCCCACGGTGGGGTCCAGGGCGAGTTTCTTCGCCATGTCCACCTGAATCATGTTCAGGATGCCCATGATCTCGCTGTCGGAGCCGGTGCCACCGTTGGCACCACCGGACACGATCACGGTGTCGGGCACCTGACGCTTGGCGATGGCTCCAGCCATGTTCGCATAGACGCGCTCGTAGGTCGCCAGCTTCTTGTCGAGGGCACCGTCAGCGGCGATCCGCATCTTTGCGGCCTGGGCATCACCCTCGGCACGCAGAATGGTGGCCTTTTTGTACTCTTCAGCGGCCTGACGATCCAGCTTGGCGACTTCCAGTTCCTGCGCGGCCTTGGTTTCGGCGACTTCCTTGGCCTGTTCGGCCTCGGTCACCTTCTGGGCCTTGATGACCTTCTGCGCCCACTCGGCCTTGGCCGCATCGGCAGCACCCTGACGCTCGGTGGTCAGCTTATCCTGCTCGGCCTTCTTGGCATTGGCGATGGCGGTCTGCACGTCCATGGTGATCTTGCGCTGCTGCTCGATCTGGGCCTGGACCTTGTCGTCGTACCGGATGTCGTTCACTGCGAAGTTGTAGAAAGTGATGCCAAACGCGGCGATAGGCGACTCTTCCTGACGCTTCCAGCCGCCGGGGGACTTGGGATCGGCGATGCGTTCCGTCAGGGTGACGGTCTTCGTCTCGCCGGTCAGTTCGTCCGTGATCTTCGTGTCACGGGTGGTGGTCGCATAGATGCCGAACTTGGCCTGATCCTCGATGAAGTTTACCAGTTGGCTGCGCTTCTCGGCGTAGGACTCGCGAGACGACACCAGCGGGCCGGATGCGAAGATCGCCTTGCGCACGACGGTGCGGATCAGGTTGTCCTCGATACCGGGCATGGAGCGGTACTTTTCGTGCAGCTTCAGCATGTTGACGGGGTCAACGGGCAGATCGTAGCGCACGGAGCCGCTGACCATGGCCGTACCGGCATCGTTGAAGGTGATCTTCAGGGACTGGTCGGCGGTGCCGCCCTCGTCGGTCTGGGACGAGAACCAAAGCTGGTTCGACTTGGTGTAGTAGGTCAGGTCACCGAAAAGCTGGGCCTTGGGGCCAGCGGTAACCCATGGCGTCAGTTCGCCCGTGGTGATGGCCTGCTTGACACAGATGTTTCCGGCAGGGACATTCTCGATCAGGGAGCCGCCCATGGCGACGACCACGACCAGAATGATGCCGAACACAGCGGCCATCACACCCTTCTTGGGGGTGAATTTCATACAGTTGTTCTCCTTGATGGTTGTTGAGGCGAAGGTGTTGTGGCTGTCGGGCCACTAGGTGATCTTGGTGATCTTCTTCTTGGCGTCGGCCAGGGTGTCGCTGATGCTCTCGGTAACCTCTTCGGCGAGGTCTTCGGCACGGTCCTTGACGGCGTCCACGGTGTTCTTGAGCTTTTTCTGCACGTCGATCTCGGACAGCGCGATCTCGGCCTCCCGTGCCAGCTTGTTGGACTTGCTGAACAGCGGAAACAAGGCCTCACCCTTGATCATGGGCAGAGCGATCTGAGTGACGAAGAAGATCGCAAGCAGGGCGAGGCCCGCCAGCATGAAGATGTAGTACATCTTCACTCTCCTTTGTTTTTGGGTTTGCGGAAAATCCAGAACAGAAGGCCCGGAATGGCGAACGCCATATAGAGAGTGCAGACCTTGTAGTGCTGGACCTGATACTCGGCCATTAGATCGGGGTTGAAGACGCCGAAGACAATCAGCAGCAGCCCCACGAAGAGATAGAGAATGACCGGCATGGCCTAGCCCCCTTTCTGGCGATTGATTGCAGGTTGAAGGATCATTCAGGCCTTTCCGCTGCGAAGGTGTTGTGTATTTCCTGCGCTTTAGCCAAACGAAACCACCAGTTCATGCTCCTTGAGCGCATGGTAGGAGGCTACGGCGTCAGCGATGTGTTCAAAGCGATTCTTGAACTTCGGCCATTGGAAATCGGGGTAAAGGGCGCGGACAGCGTCCATCATCTGGTCCTTCTCAGCACCGCGAAGGCCAGTTAGAGCTTTCTTTCCGGCCAAAGGGGTAGACCATGCGTGTTTGATCTCCCGCATGGAGACGACCACGGCCACTACAGCGGTTGCCATCGCCATCTGGGTGGCCGCACTGGCTGATTGCGCACCGCCCGTTGGGAGTTCCCCGATGATTGCCTGGGGTTTGTACTTGTTGATGACCTCGATCAGCCCGGCGGCAAGCCCCTGCGATCTACGGACATTGTCATCGGCGACTCGAAACTTGCTCTTGGAAAGCCCAAGCTCGTTCTTCTTCGTCTTGATGCACCCGCAGTCAATGGGCTTGCCGCCGTCGAAGGCACACCATCCCGTGTTGGCGAAACCAACGTCCAGGGCGATCAGCATTCCTTGCGGTTGGCCGGGAGCATGCAGAGCAGCTTGATCTTCTCGGCGTCGAGGACTTTGCCGCTCTCGACGCTGTACCACTCGTTGCAGAGGATGCAGCGGGCACCCGTGCCATCGGCGACGAGCTTGCCGCCACAGGGGCAGAGCTTCATGAGGTGGCCGTACATGCCCTGAAGGATGGAGTTGGTGATGTCCTGGGAGCCATAGGCAAACGGCTTGTCCTCGACGATCTCGCCGTCATCCTCCAGGCCCGGATGAACCTTGTCCTTGTAGCACTCGCCGTCGATCTCGCAGGCGGTGCCCTGATCGACGACGCCACGGCACAGACACTCGCCGTCGTCGCACGCGGAACAGTCCACTTCGACGTTCTCGATCTCGCAGACCTCGTCCTTCATGAGGGTTTCGGTGGCTTCGTGGCTGGACGGGGACAGGATAAAGTTGCCCTTGTCGTAGTTGATCATGAGGCCGCGAACATCGTCCAGCAGGGACTCGTTGATGACCATGGGCCTGCCGGTGCGTTTCTTGTAAAGGCTGGCGAGAGCGGCCAGCAGTGCCACCTCCAGGGTGAGTTCCTTTCCGTTCACGACGACCTTGTCGCCGTAGATCGCTTCGATCTGCATCGTGTCTCCTTGAATGTTGTTGTGCTGCGAAGTGTTTCAGTCTGCTCGTCGGATTAGTCGTACCGACGCCCGTGTCTGGATGAATATTTCAGAAGAAATTTTAATTTTTCTTCTAGTGACCTGGACTAATAGGAAAAAGTTCCTCGCCGTCCAGTTTTAGAAACGGTCAAAATGTCGCCCACAAGGCTCTTGAAATGGGACTGGTGGGTGATCAGGAAGACGTGGGGGATTTCCTTCGTGATCCTGAAGCAGAGGTCCATGACCGGCTCCGCAGAGCCTGAGTCCAGGCTTTCAAAAACCTCGTCGAGGAAAATGAAGTTCAAAGAACTCGCGGCCATAGACCGCACCAGCGCATTGAAAGACACCGCCAGGGCAAGGTTGATTTTCTGCCTCTCGCCGCCAGAACTCCCGACAAACGATGACGCGCCATGCTCGTTTTTGACCTCGATATCGAATTTCTCGCGCACTTCACCGGACTTGAGTTTCTTCAGCGTGGACACCGTAATCTCGATGTCGTCCAATAACATGGCGTTATCGTAAATGATTCTATTCAACTCCGGGGTCACGGAGTCGAACACGTAGGATTTCAATCCGCCGTTCCCGAAGGTGGCCTCCAGCATGTTGACTAGGGCCATCCGTTCTTCCAGCGGAGAGAGCAGGGCGTTGTGTTCGGACAGCTTGGATCGGGCAGCGTCTAAATTCGCCTTCTGAGCGTCTCTAATGGGGCGATGCGGACACGACTCCGTTTCAATGGCTTGGAGCCGTCTACGGGCCTCTGAGAGCCTCTGGGAGGCATATTGAAGGTCAGACTCCAACTGCTGTCGGCGGGCCACGTCGGCACCGTTCTGAATCACCTGCTCACGGGCCTGGGCTGCTTCGGCGGCTCTGGCGGCAAGCTGCTCTCTGAGGTTGGTGAGATTCGCAACAGATGTCGCGACGGTAGCCGTCTCGATGTCAAGCGCAGCTACTTCGGCCTCCAGCTTGTCGGACTCGTCCTGAAGCCTCTTGAGCATGGCCGCGATGTCCTGCGGGCCGAATGCGCGACCACATGCTTCGCACTTCGCGCCGTCGTTGGTGAGCGTCGAAGCCGTCTCGGCCACCTTGCGCTGTCTGGTCAGAACGCCTTCCTGCTTGAGGGTCAGGGCGTATTGTTCCTGAGACACCCGCTCGATCTTGGCGTTAAGCTGCTGGGCCAAATCATTGAACTTCGACACGGTTGCGTCGGCGACAGCAAGGTTCTGCCGGTACTGCTCGACATTCGCCGGGCACTGATCCAGGGCTTCCTTGGCTCGGCGCTCCTCAAGCTCCAGTCGGCCCTTGTCGCTATTCGCCTCCAGCACCCTGGAGCCGAAGTCCGTTTGCCAGACGGCCATGGCCCGTTCAGCGGCCTCCAGGCTCTGCTCGGCGTTGGTGATCTCGTATTCCGTGATTACCCTTATGGTGTCCCTTATCCGGGTGATCTCGGCCTCCAGACGCTTCTGTTCGGCCTTGATCTTGGCATGATCCTCGGAGAAGAACGTCAGGCCCAGAGCCTCCTCAAAAACCGTTTTGAACTCCTTGTCTGTGGACGCGGCAAACGCCTTCACGTCGCCCTGGCCGAAGTGGGCCACCTTGGAGAACGTGCCCTCGGACATGCCCACGATCTGTTCGATCATGATCTGCGTGTCGAAGGACGTGCCCTTGGTGATCTCCTGCCCGGCCTTCCAGATACGCAGGGAGTTCTTCAGCTTGGCGTCCTTCCGGGTACGGATGATCACCACGTCGTCGAAGTGAAACTCCACCCGGCAGTCCTTGTCGGCCTCCTCGTTCACTACGGCATCACCCTTCAGGCCGCGCTTCGTGGTCCCCCACAGCGCCCAATGGATCGCCTCGTAGATGGTTGATTTCGAGGCACCGTTGGAAATAGAGGTCGGGCTGGAGTTGTTGATGCCCTCGATCAAGACCAGACCCGGCTTTGTAAAGGTAAGTTCCCCTTTGCCGATGCCCATGAAGTTCTGTATTTTGAGTAGTTTGGCGATCACAAAGTCACCCTGATCACCGGCACCCAAATGTTGCGAACCCATTCGGCGGCGCGACCATCAGCCCCATTGACCAGCAGGAACTGTGTATCGGTCTTAGAGACGCCCAGGACTTTCTCCAATTGGTCATCGTTGATACAGACGGCATCCTTGATACAAAACGCCTTCCGTGCCAAAACAGCCTCCTTGTAGGACGGGGCGATGATAATGGTTCGTTTTTCGGGATTGATCATATACTCCACCAGTCTTTCTGGACGTTCTTCATGCGGGCTGCGCCAAGTCCGCGATCCACAAACAGGTTCCCACCGTAGTCGTGAGCTACAACCTTGCCATTAAGCAACCCGAAGTTTTGGTACTTGAGATCGGTGAAGAAGTTAGGGAGCTTCTTCGGGGCCATATCTGGTGGCAGAGGATGTGTCCGATGCTGGATCAGCACTTGTGCGCAGGGCGAAACAGCAACGCAGGGGGCGAACCACTGCGCCCACTTCGTGTACTGGACCTGATCCCATACATCCCATTCAATCGCGTTTTGGAATCGGTTATGGGAACTGAACTCAATCTTCACAACGAGGTTCTTGGGATCAAGCGCGTACTCATAGACGTGTCGGAAGCAGCCACCCCCGATGAAACACCCCACGAACATTCGCAGGGCGTCATCGAGGCAGACTTTGGGTTCGTCGAGGATGTACATCACCCGCTCCCAAGAGCCGCGCACGTACCACCAACAAAAATCCCCAGCGGTAATGCAGCCACGATGGCTCCCCAGCCGAACTGGTGCCCCATGATGGCCGACATCAACCCGCCGATCACTGGCGTGAAAATCAACGTGAGTACCAGTGCCACGATCATGAACGATCCAGAAGGCGGATCGATGGGAATATCGCCTTCGGGGCTAATGAAAATAGGAACAAACATGGCTACTCCCTGTCCAGTTTCAGCACCCGGAACGTGGGGAACTGCAAGGCCCAGACGCCGTCCTCGTTAGGCTCGTCGGAGAAGGTCTGGAACTGGATTTCGGCCAGCAACCCCTTCAGGCGGTCCCGGTTGGCGTACATCCAGTCACGGGTGGGTTTTTCCTGCCAGCCCCAATCCCCGCCGTCCCAATCGAGCTTCTGGGCGATCTTATTGCCGTCACGGTCCAGGCTGAACTCGGAAAACCCGGAGCCGCACTCGCACCGCACGAAGCGCTCCTCATATTGTCCATCGACCTTCCACTTCACCGTGCCGCTGATGACGATGGTGCCGCACGTATTCGCGAAGCGACCATCAGGTTCGCCAAGCTGCACCTCTTCAATGATGAAGTCGGCTTCGTGGAAAGGCTTGTACTTGAGAAGCTGGTTGCTGCGCTTCCACTCGTAGGGAATATCCGGGTGGCGCAACATCAAGCCTTCGAAACCTTCCTTGTACATCGCCAGCATGAAGTCTTCGATCAACTGCGGCTTATTGACCACTTTGAAGTACTCCAGCGGGCGCAGGTACTCGTACTTGCTCCAGTCGATTTCGCGGAGCTTGTTGATCATGTCGTCGGTGGTTTTGATCTCGTCGCCACCAATGGCGAAGACATTGAAGAAGATTTTCTTCTTGTTTTTCTCGGAGACGTTGCGATTGCCGCGCACGAAGCTCTGGATGCGCTGGAACGGAATCTGACGGTTGAAGAGTTCGCCGTCGATGAACTGGAGGTCGTATTCGGCTGCAAGAGCGGCCAATTCGGACACGACGTGACCAAAACCGAAGAAAGGATGGCCCTCACGGGAGCGGATGACGTTGACGCCCTCCAGCACTTCGCCGTCGATGTCCCAATAGCCGCGCAGGCCGTTCAGTTTACGGCTACACCACCAGTGGTCCACGCCCTTGTACTTCTTTTCGGAATCGTACTTGTTGGCGAGTTGGACGGTGAAGATCGGGATGAAACCATGCCCCAGAACGGTGTTGACCAGCTTCGCGCCGATGCCAACCTTGAGGTCTTTCTTGATGATTCTGGAAAATACGTCCTGTGCAATGCCGTTGCATTGGCCCAAGAACCTTTTGACAGCGTCCTTGGCGTTGTTGCCGGTGAGCTTTCGGGTGGTAAGCTGGTAGAAAAGCTGGCAGAAGTCCTGATAGGCTTGGTCGAATGTTAAACCACCCAGCGCGGGAGGATCGACTTTCGGCAGCTTCTTCATAAAGGTCGGCGTGAACGGGTTCAGGGCCATGACCAACGCGCTATGCACGCGAGGAGAGGCCGACCTGATCAGATCGGCCTTGGCGTTGGTGCCGGGGGTGGAAGTGGCTTCGACTAGGAATCGCTCCATCGCTACTTCACCTCGGTGTTCTGGAAGCAAAAGTTGCAGCGGACAACCCGCGTGCCCCACCACTCGATAACCTCCCAGACTGTGCTGGGGTGGGTGGTTCCGCAGTGCGGGCACTTGAAGACTTTCTTTTTGTCGAAGGTTTTCTCAAAGGGCATTATACTTTTTCTCCACATAGTTCGTTGTACATGGACAGCAGTTCCCTTTTGTGAGGGACAAGATCGGGCTTCATGTCGATGTATTCCCCAAGCATTTGTGTCGGGGTACTCAGGCCAATGGTTTGTGAGTGCGCTGTTGCGAACTCTTTTTCGTACCTAATGGCGAAGCCTGGACAGTTGTTCTGCTGGCAATATTCCTTGATCTTTTCCGATAGCCGCTTATTTTTGATCTTCCATGTCGTGAATATATTCTCGACAGTGACGTTCCGCATTTCCTTGACGTTCGACACGGACACAGTCTGGAAGGAGGGATGTGATTCGATTTTGTGATGCAGCAGTTGGTCGTCGTCCGTCAGGACGTAACAAAACCGGGTACTCCCGGCATCGCCGAAGTTGTGCTGCACCAACGCTCCAGGGCTGAAGACCTTAGAGTGCGTGGGGTTTATCATCGGGTAGTGATAGTGCCCGGCAATCACCCAAGCATTAGTCACTGACTCCAAATAGGAGGCGGTGAGTTTGGTTTCCGGCATGTTGCCGTGGGGCCTGAAGTCATCCACGCCCTGGTGGATCAGAATGATCCGTGGGTTGCCTTTGGCGATCCGCTCGTACTCGCGCCGGAAGTCATCCAGATCGTGACAGTAGGGGATGGCAGCAATCTTGCCGATGCTGGTATCCAGGGCCACGGGCTCCATAACGATATGGATACGGAATTGACCGCGTCCGAAACCATCAAGCATGTCCAGACTGGACACGTCGTAGTTGTAGTTTTCCAGGTCATGGTTGCCGACAGAAATGATAGGCTCCATTCCGTGGTCCATGGCGTAGATTAAACAACGCTTGACGACTTTACCGACTGAAGGACGAATATGAGCGCGTGTGTGAAACACATCGCCGGGAATCAATAAATAATTGCAGTTGTGATTTGCGCCAAATCGCACGGCTTCTCGAAAGGCTGCTTCGATAAGAAGGAGGCGAGAAGGGAACCCTCCCGCCTCCATTTTTGAGAACGCCTTGAAACCGTGGAAATGCGGATCACTAAGAACCAGTGCTGGCATCGTCGTCCTTGAACGACTCAGCGATGAACTTCTGGTACTCCTCCGGGTTACTTTGGAATAGTTCGGTCAAGTCCTTTGCGCGGTACTTTTTCCCGTCCCACTCCAACCATCCCTGCGAGTCACCCAGCAACCCAAGCTCGTTGGCGAATTTGAGGTGGGAGCCGATGAAATCGATCCCCGTCTCAAACAGGTTGATGTACTCGCCCGTGACCAGCGGCGGTGCGGTCTTGTTCTTCTTGCCCAGCGCCCGAATGATTTCCCCGAAAGCGTTTTCGCTTCCTTTGAGGGTTTTGATCTTGGTAAGCTGGATACGCACGGATGCGTAGAACTTGGTCGCGTTGCCACCGGGAGTCTTCGTCTTGTCGCCCATCATCTGGCCCACGTTGTCGCGAGTCTGGTTCAGCAGGATCAACGTGACGTTCATCTTGTTGATCATGCTGGCGAGTTTGGGCAGGGCCGAAGACATGACGGTGGGAAGATTGATGCGTGTGTTCATCTTCTCTTCCCCGAAGGCGGTTTCCTGCTGGCTCTTGGTGACCATCGCCGCCACAGAGTCCACCACGATGGTGATGTGGCGCTGGGAATCACTGTTACGCACGATGTTGATGATCTTCTCGATCAGGGCGAAGCTCTCTTCCGCAGTCGTTGGCTGCTTGTACAGCCACTTGTTCGGATCGTCGTCCAGACCAAATTGCTTGGCCCGGCTCAGAGAGAAGCTGTGTTCATGATCGAGGAAGACGCAGAAGCCACCAACACGCTGGGTTTCAACCATCGCAACGGTGGCGATGGCCGTCTTACCGCAGGACTCCTTTCCGTAAATCTCGGTGATGCGCCCCACAGGGAACCCACCGTGATATCTGCCGGAAAGCACTTTGTTCAGTTGGACAAGGCCAGTGGAGAGCCACTGGTTCACGTCCTGATTATCGTCGCTGAGTCCGCATTCCTTTTGGATTTCATCCACAAGACTCATGGGTTTCTTAGCCACTATGGCCTCCTAATGGGGGCCGCAGAGCGGGGGCCTTGCGGCCCCCTTTCAGATTGCTCTGGTTACTCCTGACAGGCACCCAGAATGGATGCCTCAAGGTCGGTGTCAGCCGGGGTGGACGCCACGGGAGGCGCGGCGTCAGGGGCCGGGGCGGGAACGCCATAGCCCGGAGGCAGTTCGCCCAACTGACTGGAGGCGGGAGCCGCCGGGGCGGCAGGAGTCGCATCGTAGGTCGTCGGGGCCTGGGCAGGGGCCGCAGCAGGAGCAGCGGCAGGGGCAGCAGTGCCGGGAGCGGCGTTCTGTTTGCCGCCCCGGCGGGCCTCGATGTTCCGGTTCATGATCTCGATGGTTTCCAGAGCGGCCATGTGTTGGTCGTAGAGCTTGCGAATCGGCTCCATGTCGCCACCGGGGCCAGCCATGAACTGGCCCTTGGTCAGGACCGGCTCAAAGTAGGTGATGCCGCCGTTCTTCTTCATGACGCTGGAAACGTCGATGGAGAGCATGTAGGGCTGCACCGGCTGGGGGCCGTTGGCGGTCTGGATGGAGAAGAACGAGCGATCACGCAGCATATCGAAGAACGGCTTGTAGCCGCTGCGCTTGGCGTAGTGAATGCACTGGACGTGTTCGCCGTCCTCGGTGATAGCGATGCAGAAGATGACCATCTGCGCGTTGCAGCGAGGGTTGGCGGTTTCGGCACGGTGAGGGCAGGTCTTGCCGCACTTGTAGCCGTAGTTCACGCCGAAGGCACCCTCGGAGAAGTCCTTGAACAGGACGCAGGAGCAGTTCTTCTTCTGGTCGGACGGGTGGTACAGGCTGTAGCTGTGACGCAGCGCAAGAATGATGATGGACTTCACGGCCTTGCCTTCGTCCACGATGTTCTGCTGCTGGTCCTTCTTCATGCCCACAATCCACGTTCCGGGGCGGTGGGAGATACCCAACTCGTTCTGGTTGATTCGCAACTGCGGAATGGATGCACGCTGCTCCACTCCGGTATCGCTCTGCGCGGCCATCTTGTTCAGTTCGGCCACCATGGCAGCGTCAACGGTGGCGGGGACGTTGGTCGTCATTAAATACTCCTTTGGTTCTGGAATCTTCTTTTGGATTCTGGGTTTTTGGTTCTAGTCGAGCAGTTGGTCGAGGGCGAAAAGGCCGTTCACCACTTCGTTGCGAGGGCAATCGCCAAACTCACGGCCCTGCGGGCCAAGCTGGTCATGAAGGCCGAAAGCCTGGACCAGGGCGCGACAAAGGTTGGACTTCTGCGGTGTGAACAGGATCAGAATGCTGCCGTCGCGCTTCTTCATGAAGAAGGCGGTCAGCCTCTTGCGGTTGATCAGGTCCACCAGTTCGGTGCCGGAATAGACCAGCCGAAACTCCGGGGGACGGAGGGGCTGATTCTCGCGGGCGTCGTACCAAGTGGCGGTCATGGAACCGCTGGTAGCGAGACAACGATCTCCGACGAAGACCATGCGGAGGCCCATCTTTTGGCGTTCGGCTCCAAACAGGTTGCGGAGGTGAATGTTCCCGTTGAATTCGTGCTGGTTGGAGGGGTTAATAGCCGACCGGCGATTCACCTCACTCCAACGACGTTCTTCGCCACAATTCCGTCGATTTGTCGCTCGATCAGTACTTGGTAAAAAGACTTTTGACTCATTGTACTCTCTGGTTTTACACCGGAGCAGCGGGATAGGCCGTTTGCAACGACCTCTGCTCGGCGCGTTGGTTGTAGGACAGTGCGACCAGCAAATCCTTCCGGGCGTAGTACGTGTCCCTTAATGCTTTCATTCGTCCCAATTGGGCCTTGGCGTTGACTACGTTTTGCTGGGCTTGCTGGTATTCCGGGTCAAGTTTCATATGCTGATCAATCAGCTTTTCGGTGATCTTGACCCCCTCTGCCTCAAGTCGCTGTCGGACCCGGATCGCGACAGCGGCCTCCACGCGCCCAAGGACATCCTTGTGCGCCTCGACCAGAGCCTCCGCTTGTGCGTAAAGCTCTGCGATGTAAAGGAATTTTGCGGACTGATCTGCGACCTCGTCGTCGATCCTCAAGCGATCAACACCAGCGGAGGCCCGCAGTTCGTCAATGTTCATCCCGTTCGTCCTCTTAGTCGTTTGGTCACCCGTGTCTGGATGACTATTTCTTGAGGTTGAAGATTTTTTTCAGAATCTCCAAAGTTTCCATGTATTTCTCGTTGGGGCCAGCGTTGAACTTGGCGTTCTGCGGCGAGTAGGTGAACAGCACGTAGCAATCCAACTCCTCGTTGAAGATGCACCTGTTCGCCATATCCCCAATCTTCGCGGAATCCGCGCCCAGAACCTTTTGGAACTGTGCGGAAGAACACACGATCAGCTTGGGCTGGACGGCTTTGATTTCGGCCTTCAAGAAGACCTCTGGGCACCTCTCGCAACACTCCTTCGGGGCGTTGTTGATCAGCCCGAAGTTGCACTTGAGCGGGGAGGTGTAGTAGACCTTCGTGGTCTTGATTCCGATGTAGTCGAGGCACTCCAGCAACCACCTCGTCACCTTGGACGAGAAGTGGGCCGTCTCATGCTGGGTGGGGTTGTTGATCCACATGATGGCCGGTTTGTAGGCTGTCACGGGCATCAAGGGTGTCAGTTGGGAGTGCTGGGCAGCGCAGTTTGTGATCCCGTCCACAATCCCCTGGATCATCCCCTTGTCCACCGGGGGACGCTTTTCGTTGATCTCAAACTGCGGAAGCGTCTCAAAAAGCGAGAGCAGCTTCTTCAGGTTCAAGATGCGCCGGTCGTCGTCGATCTCGTACTCACCCAGGCTGTGGAAGGCGTCGGCCATAAAAAGGGCCTCACGGACGCGCTTGTTGCACTGCCGCTTGGTGATGCGATCCTCAAAATCCTTCGTGCTGAGAAAAACACCACCCTTGTCACGGACTTCTATGATGTGTTCCACGGCCTTGGTGCCCACACCCTTGATGCAAGACAAGGGGGCGATGATCTCGCCATTGTCGATAATGTAGTCATCGCCAGCGGATCGGTTGATGTCAGGGAACTGCACGGGAATCCCCATGCGCTTGCATTCCTTAATGTAAACCGGCAAGTTGTCCCTTTTGGTCGTTTTGGACAATAGAGCGCACATGTACTCCACCGGATAGTGGAGCTTCAGATACATGCTCCACGCGCTCAGATGTGTGTAGCAACAGGCGTGCGACTTGTTGAAGGAATAGTTGGCAAAGGACACCATCTTACCGAAAGTATCCTCGGCAACCTCTTTGTTGATCCCGTTGGAAACGCAGCCGGTGACAAAGTGTTCCTTGTGCTTGTTGAACTCGTCCGCACCCAGCTTTTTGCCCACGATCTTGCGCATCTTGTCGGCTTCGGCGAAGGTGAATCCGCCCATATCAACGAAGATTCGCATCATCTGCTCCTGATAAATCAGGACGCCCTTGGTGGGCTTCAGGATGGCCTCGATCTCCGCGCAGGAATATGTCTCGTAATCGTCCCCACGGGCGATCCGGGCATACCGCTCAGTCTCACCAGACTCCAAAGAGCCGGGCCGGTTCAGTGCGGTTATGTCAGTGACCTCGTTGAAGTTCTGCGCGTTGATGGCCTTGAGCCACCGCCTGGACGAATCGGACTCAAACTGGAAGATGCCGATGGAATCTCCCTCGGAGAATGCCTTCATGACCTTCTCGTCGTTCAGGGGCAGCTTGGTGAACTCGATGTCCACCCCGTGGCCGTCCTTGATCAGCTTCGCGGTATGGTTCAGCACAGAGAGCGTACCCAGTCCCAAAAGGTCCATCTTGATCAACCCAAAGGGCTTCTCACACGTTCTCTTGTCCCAGCAGATGGCCTCCGTATCCTCCTTGTGAACGATGGCCGCACAGTCGATCAGAGGCCGCTTGGCGACGATCAGACCAGCCGCATGCACGCCCATCTGGCGAATCCTGCCATTCAGCTTCAGGGCCTGTTCCACGATGATCGGGTAGTCCTGTTTGAACTGGATCAGTTCAGGGATGTGGTCGAACGCTTCGGCGTCCGTGTAGGTGCCCACAACCTTGCCGGAATCGTCCTTGAGAGTGCCTGCTTCGATCAGCTTGGACAGCTTGTTGACCTTGTCCAGCGGAATGCCAGACAGCCTGGACACGTCTCGGAAAGCCGACTTCGCCTTCAGGTAGGAGAACGTCGAGATCGAAGCCGTCTTGTCGTGACCGTACTTGCCGCGCACGTACTCAAACACCTCGGCCCGCCGATCATCTTGGAAGTCGATGTCGATGTCGGGGTAGTCGATGCGCTCCGGGTTCAGGAACCGCTCAAAGTACAGTTCGAATTCCAGCGGATCGACTTGCGTGATGTCGAGCAGATAGCAGACCAGAGAGCCGCAGGACGAACCACGGGCGGGGCCAACCATGATCCCTTGTTCGCGGGACCAGCGGATCACATCCTCCACAACGAGGAAGTACGTGGTGAAGTCTTTGCCCTTGATGACCTCGATCTCGTAGAGCAGCCTCTTCTGGTACTCGGCGTGGCGTTCGGCGGGAATCACCCCGGCGATCTTGCGTCTCCACCCCTCCATCAGCTTCTGGCCGAAGATTTTCTCGTCGGCTTCCACGTAGGGACTGGGCAGTTCGATGGGGAAGTCGGGCATTTCCACGGCCCAGCACTTCTGGGCGACCTCCACGGTATTCTTCATGGCAGTCATCCAGACCTCGTCGGGCATGTAGCCCAAGGCCCGGAAGTCAGCCGCCATTTCGGCGATGGACTTCATGTAGAAGGTGGTGCCCATGCGCCACCGCTTGGGATCGTTGATGCTCCGATTGGACTGGATCGCCAGTAGAATATCGTGCGTCTGGGCGTCCTCGGCGCGGGCATAGTGGGCGTCGTTGGTGGCGACCAGCTTGGTGCCATACTGCTGCGAAAGGGCCATGGCCCGCTCGTTGACGATCCGCTGAAGGTCACCACGGCCCCCACGGTCATCGATGATGACGTGGGGCATGACTTCCATGTAGAGGTCTTCGCCATACGCCTGATGGAGCATGGCGAAGATGTCCATGAAGTCGTCGCGGATCAGCGGGCCGATGCAGCATGCCGTGGTGACCACGCAGTCCTTGAAGTGCTTGATCTGATCAATGGTCAGGCGGGGCCGGTAGTAAAACTGCCGGTTCGCGATGGTCAGATGCTTCATGATGGACTGAACACCGCTCCAGTTCTTCGCGAGAACATTCAGGTGGATGCGCTTCTCGCCCTTCTGGCCCTCTTTCGTTTCGGCGCAATAGAACTCGCAGCCGATGATGGGCTTCATGCCACGCGCCCTGGCCTTGCTGTAGAACTCGGGCAGACCAGAAATACAGGCATGATCCGTCATGGCGACGGTGTTCACGCCCAACTCCTGTGCCCTGTCCAGCATCTCGTCGATCTTCATCAAGCCGTCGAGGGCGCTGTATTCTGTGTGATTGTGTAAATGGATCATATACTTGTTGTCCTTCAGGGACGCGCTTGGAAGCTACTCAAACAGCAAGTAGTCGTTCTGCCGAAGCAGTTCTTCAAACTTGTCGAGTAGGTCTTCGACGTGTCTTTCAGCTTGGCGAATGCCGGTTATTTGTTCAGAGGGGACGTTCTTGTTGAACAGCCGCGCAGCATGGTTTTTGAGTCCCTGTGCGGCGGCGATAATGATTTTTTGTTCGTTCTGAGTGAACGTGCGAAGCATCCGCTCAATATCCATGATGGCGATCAGAGGCTCCTCAAAAGAGGGGCAGGCGAGGCACATGCAGACGCCTTGCGCGTCAAACACGCTTGTCTCGCCCCAGCGAAAACGACCACCACGGATGGCGTCACGTTCATCGAAATAGAACTTGATGCAACTTTCGGCACTAGAGAAGCGGATTTCTTCGATAACGAAAGTGTTAAATGCCTGTTCTTGCGACATGCTATATGATCCTAAAACCCTCCTCTTGTTGAACGAGTCTGTACCTACGCATAGAATGCTCTTCTAACTTGTGATGAAACCTGTCGATGAAATCGATTATGACGCAGTAGTTCTGTTCCTCCTTTGGCCGCATGGCGCGACCTGTCCGTTGGAAAAGCGCTGGTGCAGATTTGGTCCCTCCAGCCAGCACGACTGCCCCAATACAATCTGTGTCTACACCTTCGTCAAAGATGTTGGTGCAGATGATACAGTCCCTTTTGCCACTCGCTAAAGCAGCAATTGCTTCTTCTCGCTCACCTGTGTTGTCTTCTCCATCGACATATTGAGCATTCACTCCTGCGTCTGTGAACATTTCCAGCAGTGTCCTGCCGTGTTCTTTTTCGACGACGATCACAAGAGCTTTTTTGCCCATTCCAATGAGCGTTTTTGTTTGGTCAATGATCACGCGGTTGCGGTATGCATTCCCGATGATGCCCTGCTCGTAAATGTCTCTCCAGTTGCGCAGTCGCTTCAGGCTTTTCGGCTCGTCAATGTAGTAGAATTTGAATAGCGGACGGGCGAGATACCCACGCTCGATCAATTCTGTGGCCGTGACCTTCGCGATGATGGGGCCAGTAATGCCCTCCAGCATCAGGTTGGCTTCCTGATCATCATGCATGAACGGCGTAGCCGTGAGGCCAAAGCGGAAGTGCGCATTGTGGCATGCGTTGGCGGCACGCCAAAAGTAGGACGCACCAGCCCGGTGCGCCTCGTCGATGAAGAGGCATTGATACTTGGCAAGCTCGTCGTTGATCTGCCTTGCCTTTTTTGGGTTTTTGCCCATTCGCTGGATGGTTTGAACCATTGCGAAAGTGATCTTGCCCGGCTCATAAACACCGTCGCCAATCAGACCAAACTGGTCGGCGAACTCCGGTAGCCGGGAAAGATACCTGCGATGCGACTGGCGCATCAGGTTGACCCTGTGCGTCAAAAAGATCGTGGGCACCCCTAGAGCCTTTGTAGCGGCTGCGGAAACCTCCGTCTTCCCCGATCCAGTAGCAAGATGAACGATCCCTCGCTTCTGTTCCAGCATGTCTTGCAGGGTTTTCTCTTGATAATCCCGCAAGGTGGTGCCGTGCAGCGTATGGTCGCCAAGCCGTCCAACCGGGTTATTGCGCTCGTCTGCGATCTCGTACTGGACATTCGCAGCATGGAGCGCGGCCACAACTCTGGGAGTAAAGCCAGTAAGGAAGTGGAAATTCTGGGTGTTGTAGTAGGATTGGATGCCGTCCCATTGGATACCTCGCTTCCGGGCTATGTGTTCGGCTCCCTTCACTTTGTACGACAGTGTCTCGTACAAAATCTTCTGGGCTTCCCAGTCTTCCCCCACAACCCGCGTGAAAATGTCTCCGACTACGAGTCGAATCATTCTGGGGTGGACCTCCTCGTCCTGCGACGAGCGAGATTCAGCGGCGGGTGCTGTCGTAGAGTTAGTCGGTCTGGGCTACGTGTCTGGATGAATTTTTTTTCTGGCTATCAACGCGCATGCGCGATCTTACAGTCTTATATAAATATATATTATATATATAATTATTAAGAATATAAGAACTCTTAGTCTCTGTTCAAAACTGCTTCGCAGTTTTTCGCGACGAGACTAAACGTGCGCTGGGGCGCTCGATTTTTGGCCGCGCAAAAACTTTTTTCGAGAAATTTTCATCCAGACACGGGACTCGCTTCGTCCAATCAGACGAACACACCAGCAAGGAGCGAGTATGGATGAACGCATGCTGTACGAGAAAAAGTGGCATGATTATAGACTTTTATCACCAGAGGGCGCGAACTTCGTGTTTTTACAGGAGTTTATCGCAGCCTACAGGGCCTACTCCGAGATTCGAAGGGGCACCAGCTACATCAACCCCCTGAGTTACAAGCGAAAAAAGAAAGACCCAGAGACAGGAAAGCCGAAAACCACCAGCGTTTCTGTGCCGGTGGCAGAGGCCCCGTACCGCTGGCCGAGTTGGAAGGTGTTGGTCGAGCTTCGCCAGTGGGCCGACAGCCGGGGCATGAAGTACGACAACTTCTGGGCCTGGGCGTTCAAGGCGACCATCGAGTGCCGCCACAGGTTTTTTGCCATCAACTACTGCAAAAGCAAGTGCGTACTGGGTAAAATTGCGGAATACGCCAAAGAATCCAAACTGATCCCTCTGTCGAAGCTGCCTCTCTTCAAACCCGAGAACTACCGGGGCTTTGAGGCACAGAACGACTATTATTGGTACATCGTGTCCAGCGTGCGCGAGAAATATCTTGGCGAATACGTCGAGAAGCTCCGTACCGCAGCAGAAGATGGCCTGATCAGTTGGGATTTCTTGCAAACCTTTACCAAGGAGTTCAAGGAAAAAGTATGAATCAGCAGTTTGAGGAGAAGGTGTTGGCCTGTTTCTTGCGCTTGAAGGAGTTCACGGCCATCACCGCACCGTTCCTGCAACCATCACTCTTCACCGATACGGTATTTCACAATCTCTACAAAATTGCTCACAACTTCTGGACGCTTTACGACGCCCAGCTTACAGAAGCTGGATTTTCCAAGGCGATGTCCAATCTTTTGGAAAGAAAGGTCATCGATAAGACGGAAGTCGGGGCCTACGTCGCCCGGTACAAACGTCTGCTCCAGGCTGATGTGAGTGACCACAAGTTCGTTATGGACGAATTGACGAACTTCGTGCGGCACCAGCGCACCAAGGCTCTGATTGAGAAGACCGTCAAGGAGTACCTGCCAAAGGGCAGGATCGACAACTTTCTTGCGGACGCCGAGGGCATTCGGGCAATCAGCGGCATTGGCCGTGTAGACGACGTGAGCTATTGGGCTGAAGAGCGGATCAAGCAGAGGTTTGAGAGGCGTGAGAGGGAAAAGATCGAGTGCATCCGTGGAATCACCACGGGCATCAAGCGGCTCGACGATGCCCTCCATAAGAGTGGCTGGTTGAAGCGAGAACTGTACGCAGTTCTTGGTGATTCCAAAGCCGGTAAGACACAGTTCCTGCTGTGGTGCGCGAATGCCGCAGCGTGGGCTGGATACCGCGTCGGGTACTGGACTTTTGAGACATCCACGGAGGTGCTTGAAGACCGCCTGGATGCCTTGAACGTCAACGTCCCGATCAGAAATGTCACCTCTCAGAACAAGGCCATCATCGACAAGATGATGGCGAACAGACCCACCGGGAACATTCACTTCTTCGAATATCCCACGAAAACCTGTACCCCGGCGAACATTCGCAACGACCTGCATCGCATGGCCGTGGCCGGGACTCCCATTCAGTTCGGCATCTTCGACTACCTCGACATCTCTAAGTCCGAACGCAGGTATGACAGCAAGTGGGACGAGCAGGTTGCCGTTTTTGAGGACACTAGAGCAATTCTAGGCCGTCCTGAGAAAGGGGGTTTTGATATCCCCGGTCTGACCGGCATTCAGGTTGGTCAGAAAGGCAGTGGAAAACAGATCGTCAGTGCGTCAGACGGCGCAGGGGCTTATGAGAAAATTGCCGTGGTGGATGGCGCATTGACCATCAGCGGCACAGAAGAGGACCGCAGAAATAACGAATTGTACATCAATTTGAGCCGGTTCCGTAACGCCCCGCCAATCACGCTAAAGATCAAAACCGATTATGAACGCGGACGCTTCTACAAAGAGTTCGTACAAACAGCAATTTAGGGGTTGACAGAGTAGGAATTTTCGCTTACCTTCGCAATCATTCAACGGCAACCACCTTTGGGCGGGGCCGTCTTCGTTTGGCCGAAGTGTAGCGATTTTTAATTACCAGCGCAACCAAAACAAGGAGAAGCATGTGAGTATTATCACCTTCAATTACAACGGAAATCGCATCCGGGGGATCGAGCAGGACCACAAGGTCGGATTTTCCATGCGTGACATCATCCGTGCCCATGGCCTGGACCTGAAGGCCGACGGTATGCGGATAGCAGCGGCTCTGAACCAGTGCCCCGATAAGGGCGGTTCTTTCACCATGTCTCGCTCCAATTGCCCGGAACTGTTCGACAACGTCGGCAGGCGCGGCGGTACGCAGCGCAAGATGTTGACCCTGGAGTCCATGAATATCCTCGCCAAGGCCAAGACGCCCTACGGCAGGGCCATCAAAGCCATGCTCCCGTGGGCCGAGCGGTACTCCGTACTCACCCACGGCCAGCCCGTTTTCAAGACCGGCCCGACCACCACAGCCAAGAAGACCGGCAAGGCCGTGCCCTTCACGGCCAAGGGTGAGATCATCCCGGCCAACGCCGCCGATCTGGTCACCATCGTGGACGGCAAGCCCATGACCACCTCTCTGATCGTGGCCGAGAAGTTCGGGAAGGACCACAAGACTGTGCTGCGTAATGTGCAACTGTGCGAATGTTCTGAGCAATTCGCCCAGCACAATTTTGTGCCCGGCTCATATTTGGATAAGAACAGCCAGTCCCGCAAGATGACCCTCATGACCCGCGACGGCTTCACCTTCCTCGCCATGGGCTTCACCGGCAAGAAGGCTGCGAAGTTCAAGGAGGACTACATCGCCGCCTTCAACATGATGGAGCAGCGCCTCATGAGCCAGACCACGGCCCCGGCCACCCTGGACATGACCACCATGATCCCTGCGCTCACCAATGCCATCGCCCCTGTGATTGCCAACACCATGGCCGACGCCATCGCCAAGCGTGAGGACAGCCTGGGCCGTCGCATGGACGAGATCAACCGGCTGAACCGCGAAGCCGCCCAAAACGATCTCGCCCGGCTGGGCAACCACTTCAGTGCGCTGGGCGTCAAGCTGGACCAGACCACGGCTGACCACGCGAACCTCAAACGGGAAATGACCTTGGCCCTTCAGACCATGGCCGAGCGCGAGAAGATTCGCCGGGCCACCGAGATCAAGCGGACCAATCGGCTCCGGTTCACCAACGCCGTGGTCGCCGCCGCCACCCGTGACGGGGCCAACCCGCAGGACTACTACAACAAGGTCTACGACACCATGGAGGCCCGTGGGTACATCAATCTCAGCGGCAGACCCCGCAAGATGCCCAAGGTGGAGTTCGTCGAAATGTGGGGCATGCTTCCCAAGGCGTTCGCCGTCATGGCCGAACTGCTCTACGGCGACGAGGCGTTCGACGTGCTGATCACCAATACCTACGACATGCCGCCGAACGCCCCCACGGCCCAGGCCACCACTCCCGGTGCCATCGCCAGCGGCACGCTGATCAACTAGGGGCATTTTTGCGCCCAAAGCGGAGGTGGGTTCGCTCACCTCCGCAACCAAAATCCTTCGCAACACAAACAATTAACAAGGAGAATTTTATGGCCTCTTCCAGTGGCGGCATGGGCCTTTGCAGCGTCCTGCTTGTCGTCTTCATCGTCCTCAAACTGGTCGGCGTGATCGCGTGGTCGTGGTGGCTGGTTCTGACCCCTCTGTGGGTTGGCATCGCCCTGTGGATCATCATCATCATTATCGCCCTCCTGTTCACCAACAAGATCAAGAAGCACGGCAAGAGCCTCTTCGACGAGTTCGACAAGGCGGTGAGCCGTGGCTGAACTGATCGTGGAGGTCGTCGCCATCGACGACATCAAGGAGCATCCGAACGCTGACCGCCTGGAACTGGCCGAGGTCAAGGGCTGGCAATGCGTCGTCGGCAAGGGTCAGTTCAAGCCCGGCGACTACGCCGTCTACCTGCCTATCGACTCGATCCTGCCGGATGATTTGGAGCAGAGGCTGTTTCCGCCCGACGCCAAGGTGAAGCTGAAGAAGTCCCGCATCCGCACGGCGAAAATCCGTGGCGCGATCTCACAGGGCATGCTGGTCGATCTGGAAGTGTGCGGCCTGGACCCGGCCCAGTGGAAGCCCGGCATGTCCGTCATGGAGAAGCTGGGCGTCACGAAGTACGAGCCGCCGACGAAGGACGCGCCGGGCTACGTGAAGGCCATCGAAGGCAACCGGAAGGGCTTCCGCAACCCGAACCCCTTCTTCGCCAAGTACACGGACATGCAGCACCTCCAGAACCGGCCCAGAGCCATCGCCCCGGCAGAGGACGTGATGATCACCGAGAAGATTCACGGCACGTCCTTCCGCTGCGGCTGGGTGGAGGGCTACCCGGTTACCCTCTGGCAGAAGATCAAGGACTTCTTCGGAATCCTGGGTCACCAGTTCGTGGTCGGCTCCCGCAACTGCGAGATCACGGCCCGGAGCAAGACCTTCTACGGCGACGATGTCTACTCCAAGATCGCCAAGCGGTACATGCTCAAGGAACTGCTGGGTATGGGCGTCGTGATCTACGGCGAAATCTACGGTGACGGCATCCAGAAGGGCTACTGCTACGGCATGCTGGGGGACATCGACCTCGTCGTCTACGAGGTCAAGGTCCGCGACAAGTGGATGAACCCCGACGAGGCACGCGAGTTCTGCGAACTGTACGGCCTCCCGTTCGTCCCGGTCCTGTACCGTGGCCCGCTGGGCGAAACCGACATCAAGGAGCATATGGGTGGCCCGTCCGTGCTGAATCCGGTCCAGAAGGTTCGCGAGGGCTGCGTGGTTCGCTCCATCACCAACGACAAATGCTACGCGGGGCGCACGGTCTTCAAGTGCATCAACCCCGAGTACCTGCTGTCCAAGAACAACACTGACTGGCACTAAGCCGAGGAATATCATGAAGATCACCCCGAGCAGCAAGAGTGACCTGTGTCGCAAGGAACTGAAACATCTGGAGCCTTTGGCGACCTTCGTCAGGGAGTACCACGATCTGGACGCCATCCTGAAGGGCACCTACGGGAAGCGGTTCTCCGTCTATATGGTCCTGCCGCCGTCCACCTACACGGCGGCGTCCGTCAAGTTCGGCAGCGTCATGTGCATCAACCTGCGCACCGGCAAGCTGGCGAACATCGGCGATCAGACCGCCGTCAACCCCGTGGTTTGCGAGTTGCTCTTCAACAAGGTGTTCTAGTGGTCATCTTCCCATGGGCGCACATGCTTCTGAAACGCTGCATGTGCGCCCATACTTACCAGCGGCGGTACGACAGACAAAACCCAGAATACATTTACGAACAATGCACGAAATGTGGGAGAAAACGATAATGGACCCGAGGCTCAAGCTCACCATCCCCGCCCATGAGATCGAGAGTGAGGCATGGGATCAGATTAAGGCGATCCTTGCCCTGCCGTGCCTGAACACCATGGCCGTCATGCCTGATGCCCATTCCGGTTATGATTGCCCCATCGGCGGGGTGGTCCTGCTGCACGACTATGTTTCCCCCGGCTTTGTGGGATTCGATCAGGGCTGCGGCATGACCCACGTCAACACGCACCGTCAGGTCGAGGAAATCTGCCCCGAGGGCATGCGCCAGTGCATCTTTGACATGCTGGTGAGCACGATCCCCACCGGATTCGCCATGCATGGCACGAAGAACCTCTACGCCCGCTTCGGCCCGAAGCCGTTCAAAACCGCCGGGAAGGGTGGCCTGTGGGTGCAGCGCATCCATGAGAAAGAGGCCAAGCAGTTCGGCACGCTGGGCGGCGGGAACCACTTCCTTGAGGTCGGCGTCAACGACTTCGGCGAGGTCGGCGTGACCATCCACAGCGGCTCCAGAAAGCCCGGCTGGCTGGTCGGCAAGCACTACATGGACCTCGCCAAGGCCGAAGGGGAGCAGTACGGCAAGCTCCACCTGTTCCCCATCAAGTCCGAGCAGGGGCAGGCGTTCCTGCATGACATGGCGTGGTCCCTGAACTACGCCCTCGCGAACCGGAAGGTCATGATGGCGACGGCCCTGCGCGTGCTGGGTTTCAGCCCCGCCGAGGTGGCTGAGTTCATCGAGGGCGGCGACATGATCAACGAGAACCACAACCATGCCGAGTACTACGTTTGGAAGTACCCCGAGGAACCGGGTGGGCGCATGGTGGCTCACCAGATGGTCCTGCACCGCAAGGGTGCGACTCCCGCCGAACTGAACCAGTACGGCGTGATCCCTGCCAACCAGCGGGACGGCGTCTGGATCACCCGTGGCCTGGGTAACAAGGATTTCCTTGAGTCGGCCTCGCACGGTGCTGGGCGCACCATGTCTCGCACCGCCGCGAAGAAGACCCTGGACCCGGAAGAGTTCAGGCAACAGATGCTGGGCATCGTTGCCCGCACCGACCTGGGCGTCCTTGACGAGGCCCCCGGCGCGTACAAGGACATTCGCGACGTTCTGAATGCACAGGATGGCATTCTGGTGGACGTGGTGGACCACTTCAAACCTCTGATCGTTTTGAAAGGATAGGCCATGGAAATCGAACTGAACTGGAACAAAATTCCCTTTGGTATCCGGCTGATCATCATCGGCATCATCGCGTTTTTGATCGGCCTGTGGACCCTGATCCCTGTTTGTAGCTGGCTTGGCGGAACCATCTTCGCGTGGCCCATGTACAGCACTGCTGGAGTGGTGCTGGTCGGTTCTGTGATCACTACCATCGTCGGCGCGGCTCACTTCATGGATAATCTCTAGGAGTCCAATATGAAAATCAACAAGCTCTTTGCCAGCGGTCTGGGCTGCATGTTTGGCGGCATCTGGACGTTCGGCTTTGTCACCCACATCACTGGCTCCGGTTCCCTGATGATCGCGTCCCTTGCCACTGCCGCCGTATTGGTGATTATGGGTGTCAAGTTGGTGCAGAAATCAAACATTTTCAAGTAGATTTCGCTTGACATTTGTGAAGGAAAATACTATTACCTTCGCAACGCAATCAAAACGGAGATCACATGAATCTGAGCAACCAAAGACACGTCGCCGGGCACCTGATAGCGATTCTGAAAGCCGCCGGTCATGACGCCTACATTGTTGGCGGGGCCGTCAGGGACAAGCTCCAGGGCAAGCTCCCCGAGGACGTGGATGTCGCCACCAGCGCAACACCGGAACAGGTCCAATATGCCTTGGGACAGTTTTTTATCGATACCAAGGTGGTGGGAGAATCCTTCGGGGTGGTTTTGGCTTCCGGCATCGAGATCGCCACGTTCCGTAGGGATATCCACAACGGCATCGGCGACAAGAATTGCACCGTGGAGTACGCCAAAACCATCGAAGAAGACCTTTCCCGGCGCGACTTCACGATCAACGCCATGGCCCTGGACCCGACGAGAAATGAGATCATCGATCCCTTCTGTGGATGGGACGACCTGAACCGCAAGACTCTGCGCTTTGTCGGTGAGCCGAGCGATAGGATTCTGGAAGACCCCAACAGGATGATCCGCGCTGCTCGTATGATGGCAAAGCTGGGGATGAAGTCTGGCATTTGCCCGGCAACCCTGAAGGCTATCGTGGAGCATCGTGATTTGGTCCGCACGCACGTTGCCCCGGAGCGCATCCGGTTGGAGATCATGAAGGCTATGAAGCTGGAGCGGCCCAGCTTGTTCTGGTGGTGGTTACGGGCCTTCGGGATTCTGGAGATTATCCTGCCCGAACTGGACGACCTCTGGGACTGGCCCGGCGGCAAGCATCACAAAGAGACTGTCTGGGAACACTCCATGCTGGTGGGAGACGCCATTAGCCCGAAGTTTCCGTTGGTGCGTCTCGCCGGATACCTGCACGACATCGGGAAGGCTCCCTGTTGGTGCCCCGTGGATGGAAATTTCCTTGGGCATCAGGTGGCCGGAAGCAAGATGGCCGAGGACCGGCTGCTGGAACTGAAGTTCTCCCTGCGCGAGACGGAGCGCGTCGTCACCCTGATCAGGATGCACATGCGGTCCATCTTCCAGTCTGGCCCCAAGGCCATCCGGCGGCTGCTGGTGGACCTCCAGAACGGTCACGTCAGCTACTGCGAGTTCGTCCGTCTGGTCATCGCTGATCACAACGGGAACCTGGGCCAAACGCCGTACAGCTTCAGGGAGATCAAGAAAATCATCTTGGCCCTGGAAGCGGAGCAGATCAACTTCTTCGCCGCGAACCGGCCCAGCGACCTGAAGATCAACGGCAACGACGTGATGAAGACCCTGGACCTCAGGCCCGGCCCGCAGGTTGGCATGGTTCTGCGGAAGCTGTTCGGCTACGTGGACGAAGACCCAGAGCGCAACGAGCGTGGGCACTTGATGTCTGTGTTGAGCGAGTGGAACTATCCCTACGACTATCTGGAGGCTGCGTAATGCCTAGCATCACCAAAGACACCGCTCGTCAGTTGGGTTTGGCATCGCTCATGCTTATGGCCGGGGCATTCGCCTTCATCTTCTTGATGGCTTCGATGCAGAACCACATTGCTGCCGCAGCGTCCAAATCCATGACCCACATGGAAGAGCGCATCGATGACATGCGGCTGGAGTTCGTGCGGAAGATCGACAAGATCATGGCAGCGGAAAAGGGTGTCGCTACGGTTACGTGCTACACAGCCAGCCGGGACGAATGCGATAGCACCCCGGACATCGGGGCCATCAACCGCAAAGTCATCCCCGGCAGAACCGTGGCAGTGTCGAGGGACTACACCAAGTACCTTGGAAAGAAAATCTACATCGAAGGCATTGGTGAGCGCGTGGTCGAAGACCTCATGAACGCCCGGTACAAGAACCGCGTGGATGTGCTGGTGATCACCAAGAGCGAAGCCTACAAATTTGGTGTGCAAAAAAGGATGATAGCGTTCTATGATTAGCAACAAAAACATCGCAAATGTCATCGCGTACCTTGAGGGCATCATCGACGAAGGACGCCCCAAGGACAAGTACGGCGAGGTTTTCGACTACGTCGGAAGCCATGTTGATGACGCCTACACTCTGGGCCGGGACGATGGAGCGAAGCATGGTGCGTGCGCCGTCGCGGAAACTGTCTTCGAAATGCTCAACCTTAACCCCAAGGAAATCAAATAATGAAAACCAGAGTACAGGTGGCTATTTTTCAAGGAACATACAAGAGTTTGGAAGTCGTCATGAACAACAAACTCCACCAGCTTTCCATGGATAACACGGCGATCATCGACATCAAGGTGACCCGTGCCAACGACAGCTATGTCTTGGGCGTCATCACCTACACCGAGAAGCTGGCCGAGGCTGATCCCGAGATCCTGCGGCTGGTGCGCGACGTACAGAATTTTGACGAGGAGGCCGACGATGGCGAGTATCGCGAAGCGGCTTAAAAGCCTGGAACTGGTCCCCGGAATGCCGCACTTCGTGCCCGACAACGTCCAGTACGAGGTGATCGTCGGTAGCATGGCCTACGGCGTCAGCACCGACACTTCCGACATGGACGTGTACGGCTTCTGCGTCCCGCCCCGGCACATCGTTTTCCCGCATGAGAACGGCGTGATCCACGGCTTTGACGAACAGGTCCAAGGCTTCGCCCAGTATATGCAGCACGGGATCATCGACAAGGACGCCCGGAAGGAATACGACCTGACGATCTTCAATATCGTCAAGTACTTCAAGCTGTGCATGCAGAACAACCCCAACATGATCGACAGCCTGTTCGTGCCGCAGACGTGCGTCCTGCACGCCACCCGCGTGGGCCAGATGGTCCGTGAGCAGCGCAAGCTGTTCCTCCACAAGGGCGCGTGGCATCGCTTCAAGGGGTACGCCTTCAGCCAGATGAAGAAGATGAAGACGAAGAATCCCGAGGGCAAGCGCAAGGCCATGGTGGAGGAGTTCGGCTACGACGTGAAGTTCGCCTACCACGTCGTGCGGCTCCTGAACGAGGTCGAGCAAATCCTCACAGAACACGACATCGACCTCCAGCGCAACCGGGAGCAGTTGAAGAGCATCCGGCGCGGCGAGTGGAAGCTGGAAGACATCGAGCGCCACTTCGCCGACAAGGAACTGGAGCTTGAGAAAATGTACCTCGCGTCCACGCTCCAGTACGGCCCCGACGTGGACAAGCTCAAGCAACTGCTGATCGACTGCTTGGAGCAGCACTACGGATCGCTGGGGAACGCAGTGGTGGTCCCTGGCCGGGACGGGATGATCTTGAACGATCTTGAGGCTCTTTTGCGGCGTTACCGCAGCTAATTTTACTTACCTTCGCAATAGGAATCAACATGTTCATCGAGCGGTTTGAACAGGCCCCCATCGCGGAACTGGCCCGCATGTATTGTGGCGTCTACAACGACGAGTTCTGGGGAGCCAACTGGAGCCTCGACGCCGCCCAGGCCCGGCTCATGAGCCTTCGCGGCAAGGGGCACACCGGCTACGTGGCGTGCATGGACGGCCCACAGGTCAACCTGAACACCAAAGCGCCGTGGCAAACCATCGGCATGGTCGTCGGCGTTCAGGAGTACTGGCACTTTGGGGCCTTCTTCATCATCAAGGACTTCTGTGTGGCGAAGCAGTGGCAGCGCATGGGAGTGGGCAAGAAGCTCATGGAAGCACTGCTGAACACGCTCAAAAACACCAACGTCAACAAGGTGTGCGTCATGACGAGGGGTGGCTCCGACTGCATCGATTTCTACAAGAAGCACGGACTCCATACCATCAACTCCATGCACTTCATGGGCTGCGATCTGTAGGAGATCAAATGCAAAATCATATCAATGCTCTGGCCGACATGATTGGCAAGAATGTGTTCTTGGTGGACACAACCACGCCCGACATCATTATGGGCATCTTAAACAGTATCACCATCGACGGTGGAGATGGCGTGTCGGTGATGATCAACGTCGATGGAGACGACTGGCAGGCAGGTGCCGATGGGGTTTTCGGTTCGTTTGACGCGGCCCGCAAGGCGTTGTCCGACCACTACCGCGAAATGGCCGAAGCCGCCGAAGGGCTGGAAAACCGCTTCGTTGCCCCCGAGGTTACCGGCGAGGAAGAGGCCCAGCAAGAAGACGACCTGGAGGACGCCCTGTTGGGTGCCGTGAAGGACGACGAATGATCGTTGTAAACCTCTACGGAGGCCCTAGTGCCGGGAAAAGTACCGTCGCCCTGGGCCTGACCCATCTACTGAAGATGGAACACCTTGAGGCCGAGTTTGCAAACGAATACGCCAAGGCTCTGACTTTGGAGGGCCGGGCAAACATTCTCAAAAGGGACCAACTGTACATCTTCGCCAAACAGCATCGGAAGCTCCAGCGGTTAGAGGAAGCCGGTTGCCGAATCGCCGTGACCGATTGCCCGCTATTGCTGTGCTGCGTCTACTTTGGCCCTGGCAACCGATACCCGAGGAGTGCTTTCAATTCTTTGGTGATTGGTACTCACGACACCTACGAGAACTGGAACTTCTTTTTGAAGCGTGACCCGCAGAACCCCTACCAGCAATTTGGACGCTCACAGAGCCTGGAAGAAGCAGAGGCACTGGATAGTATGATCCGCTCTACTCTGCGACGAATGCGTGTTGGGTACGATGTGTTGGTGGGGGATGAAGAAGCAGTTCCGACAATCTTCAACGCGGTAATGAGCCGCATCGAACACAACAAGGAAGTAGCATGAGCGAACCCATCAAAGACAAGGCCGGAAACGAACTGAACGTGGGCGATCTGATCGCGTCTGCCGTGTGCGTCTACCAGAATTGCGCCCTGCGTATTGGCAAGATCATTCGGTTCACCAAGACCGGCTTGATCACGATCACCAAGGAGAAGGACAGCATGCAGATGTGGGACTCCAAGGACTACTGCACCGTCCGTCCCGGCAACAGCATCCTGCTTGCAGAGGCTGCAAATGTCCTGTGAGGTTTTTTTCGACCTGAACAACCTCGCGCACCGGGTCTTCTTCGGCATGAAGGAGATCAAGGCGCAGGGGCCGTATCCTGAATATGCGCTGTGGCACTACATTATGTACACGCAGATCAACGACTTCCTCTCGACGGTGCCCGGCGATCTGTCCAAGGTGATCCTGGCCGTGGACGACCAGAGGAACTGGCGCAAGCTGATCTACCCGCCGTACAAGGCCGACAGGGCCGGGAAGCGTGCCGCCCAGGCAGAGCGCGATGTCAAGGCCGGGAAGCAGCCCGTGGACATGGAGAAGTTCTATGCGGAATACGAGAAGTTCATCGTGTACGCCCAGACATACCTCCCGTTCCACACCCTGCGCCAGAGATTTGCCGAGGCTGACGACATCATCGGCATCCTGGCCTTGCGGAACTCCGACACAGACCCTGGATGTACGTCGATTATCGTCAGCGCGGACGAGGATTATCTCCAGTGCTTCCGTAGCAGGAAGATGGGCCGTGGCCCCGTGTTGATCTTCGATCCCCTGAAGCGGCAGTACCGGGAGTGCGAGAACACCGAGCGGTTCCTTGAGGAGCGGTTCCTCATGGGCCAGAAGAAGGATAATATCTTCAACTGCCTGACACCCTCGACGTGGGATAAGATGTCCGAGCGGAAGGGTAGCAGGAAGCCCGCCTTCGGCGCGACGGCTGCTGAAAAGGCCCTGGCTGGCGCTCACCGGCTGCTCTGTCCGACGCACGATCCCAAGAACAGACGTGAACTGGTGTCCGAGTTCATGGACAAAAAGGCAGCGGTCAAAATCAAGCGCGACAAAGAAACCGGCAAGATGGTGAAGCCCAACTTCTACCGGGGGTGGCGGCACCGCGTCAGACGCAACCGGCGTCTGATCGATCTTCGCCAGATTCCGCAGCCTCTGGTTGACGCGGTTCTGGCCCAGGATGCCGCCTATGCCGTACCCGGCCCGGAAATGCTGGAGGCGTACTTCGCCGCCTACAATTGGCCTTCTATTATCCCGCAACTTCAAACCATCCAGCAGCGTTACGCTGGACTTTACAGGAGCTAACATGGACCGTGAACAGTGTCGCAAAGAAGTGAGGGATGTCTGTGACAACCTCCACAAGGAAATCTGGACTTTTGGCCTTCAGCTTTCGGGCTGGATTTTTTGCATCATCATGGCAATCATCACGCTGATCACCGGCAAGTTCCTGCTGACTGTGGGTTTCGTTCTGGTCTGGATCATGTGGACTGTCAGCCTGAAGAAGTCCCTCACCGAACTGGCCGCGATCCCTGGCTGCAACAGGGACGGACGGCCCCGTTTCCTCTCCGGGGGTGATTCCACCTCCGGGGGTGGTTTCGCATAAGGGAGGGTGGTGCCCTTATGAGTGAATTCGTCGATTACCTCGACGAGAACTTCGGAATCCGCACGGTGGCCGGGGGTAAGCAAGTTCAGCTTACCTCCGGGCCGTGCCCTTTCTGCGGCGAGGATAGGCGCGATCTTCGGGTCTATTATGATCCGAGGTGTGAGGATATCCGTGCCCGGAGGGGGTTTTGCCACCATTGTGATGCCGGGTTTTCCGCAGTCGAGTTTGTGGCTGCTTTTGAGCAGTGTTCCATCAGGGAGGCCATCGCCATCCTTGGCGGGAACGAGGATGGCTTCAAACGCTCTCAGGAGGCCCAGGACGGCTCCGAAGAGTCTAAGATGATCTATCCCCCGCTTTTAGAAGTAGAAGCCGTCCCAGAGGCTCTGGAGTACTGCGAGAGTCGTGGAATCACCAGAGAGATCATCCGGCAGCAGGGCATCTACTTCGCGGAGCAAAATACACTGCGTCCTGACGGGAGGATAATGTGGTCGGCCAACCGGCTGATCTTTGTGATTTATGACCGGGCTGGGCAGCCCGTGGCTTGGCAGGGCCGGGATATCACCGGCTTGGCAAGACAGAAGTATCTCTTTCCAGATGGCTTCAAGAAGGCCGAGTATCTCTACAATATCCATCGGATAAAAAATCGACCAGAATATTTAATACTCGCCGAAGGCGTGATGGACTCCATTGGATGGATTCGGGCGGAATTGGATTCAGTTGTTTCCACGTTTGGAAAAACCATTTCTGGGGAGCAACGAAGGATTCTTGCGGAAGTAGCACCCAAGCGTCTCTATGTGGCCTGGGACAGTGACGCCCACTGGAGCAAATATGAACTGGTCGAGTCTGTGCGCCACCTCTACGAGGACATCAGGATCATCGACCTGCATGATCAGGATGCAGACGAACTGACCAGAGAACAATTAAATACGGCCCTGCACGATGCAAAGCCGTATTCATGGGAAGATAAGGTGTTGGGCCAGTTGGCCTAGCAGCCCTTCGTGGACATCTTCAGTACCACGTCGAACAGGCCTTCAGTGTCCATGCGCTCCATCTTGTTGCCGAGGGCCTGTTCGACTTCGTCGATCATGGCTTCGGACCCCATGGGGCGCATGAGGCGCACATTGTACCACACATCGGGGTACAGTAGGGCTGTCGCCAGCATCAGGAAGTAGCCGGTGTGCAACTGATAATGCTGGGCGAACTTCTCCATTTCGTAGTTCGGAATCTTTACGGTTCCGCGCTCGACGCTGGAGATAAAAGACGGGTAGTCGTAGCCCATCTTTTTGGTCATTTGCCGCTGTGATAGCCCGGCAGGACCGCCGATGCGTTCACGACGTGCCGACAAGGCTGCACCAAGGGCGACCATGTTGTTTTCCACGATCTGCCGCAACTTCTTCTTGTCGTGCAAGATGTCGCGTTTCACGCTCATTTGGTTGGCTTGTTTCTTGGTGGTCATGACTTTTTGTCCTTGTTTTGTTCGCGAAGTTTTTTCCTGCGCTCCTTGCGGCAATCTGCACATTCTATGATTCGTTTTTTCTTGTGCTTGTTCTTCATTTGGAATGTGCGCGTTTCAAAGATGGTGCCGCAGTCGCATCGGACCTCTACCTTCCGGTCCCCAAGGTAGCGGAGGACTGTTAGTCTTCCGTACCGCTCTCCTTGGTTGACGCTAGGAGCAAGCCCCTTACCATCGGGGGCGAGGTTGTCAGTGAAGCGGCCAGTCTTGCATCCACAACTGGATACATTGCCTTGCTTCACATCTTCAGCGGCGACTATGAATACGTTGCCACAAGAGCAGCGGAACTGTCCTATGGTTTCGTTTTGCATGACCTCAAGGGTCAAGTCGCCATGTTGTTCGCCTATTTTCATTGCTTTTCCTTTCATTAAGTACTTACATACATTTGTCGTTCGATGTGAGTAAGCAATAGCTTACTTCGGAATTTGTGTCAATGTGTTTTTTGAACTTTTCTTACGGTTCACCGAAATTTTTTCCAATAAGGGTTTCTACAGATTGCGGGGAGACAACCCTGAAATCTTAGAAATTTTTATCGGAGGCCCAAAAAGACATTGACATCTTCCGGGGTGTAGCGTAGTCATATCACCTTCGCAATCACAGGAGTGGGCATGAGTTTGGTTCTTGGTCTTGCACGGAAGCAGGCCCTCATAAATATTACACAAGTTCTGTCGGAAACCGAAAACCTTCAGGTGACCTTCTCTGGAGGGGACGCCTACACGGACGGCAAGCGCATCAATATCCCCGCCATGCCCGACGAGGCATGGTCCGATCTGGGGCTTTTTGTGCGGGCCAGAGGGTATTCTTATCATGAAGTGGGACACTGTCTATACACTGATTTTGATGTGTTTGATCGCCTACAGGGGACAGACTTGTTCGACATCGTGAACCTCTTTGAGGACATCCGCATTGAGCGGTCGATGGCCCAGCGATACCGGGGCGCAGCCGAATCCATGGAAGAGTTAATCAACCAGCTATATCCTCAATTGGATCAAGAGTCCATTTGGACCGCAGTTGGGGTTGAGGGGCGGCGTCAGGTCTGCGGCTATGACATTGACGCACTCAGCTACAAGCAAGCCCTGGAGGATATCGCGCCGGGGTTGATTGCCGAAATTGGAGGGCTTGATAGCACGGAGGACGCGCTTCGCCTAGCAAAAAAGTATAAGGACTTGTTCAAAAATCCCCCGCAGTCAGGTTCCAAACAACAGGGAACCCCCAGCGCTTCCAGTGGTAACGGGCAAGGGGCCGAAGCGCAAGACGCCGAAGCCAGCGGCAATACAGACCCAAATGGTAGGAAAAGTCAAGCCCAAAAAGCCGCCGAATCTCAGCAAGGCGATGGAAAAGACCAGAAGGGCAGTGCGGACAAACAAGGCGACAAAAAAGCGGAGGCCAAGCCCGGCCAGGGTGACAGCCAAGGGAAAGACGGCCAGGACCAATCCAAGGGCCAGGACGCGGACAAACAGGGCAAGGGCCAGCAGTCCTGCCAAGGGAAAGACGGCAATCAGTCCTGTGGCAAAGACCAAACCGAATCCAAGGACGAACCCGGCAAGCGCGGGGCCGAACCAGAGTTCAACGAGTGGTGCGGGAGCTTCAGTGGCGGCGTGAAAAACGACAACAACGCCGTCCAGATCGCTGCCGAGCAGATCGCCGAAGCCGCCCGGATTGCCCGTGCCGCTGGGGAATACATCGTCTATTCTGAGGGATATGATAGGGTGGAATTGGTCAAGGAAGGCCCAACCATCCTTTTCGACGAACTGAAGGATGCCCTTGGCCCGCTGAACGTCCACCGCCAGAGAATCGTCAATCTCTTCCAGACGAAGACGGCGGCGCGCTGGCGACAAAACATCCCCGCCGGAAGAGTCAATTCCAGACGGCTGGCAGGGCTGCGCACCGGCAACCTGAACGTCTTCAAAACGAAGGTGAAATCGGACGAGATCGACACTGCCGTGACCTTCCTGATCGACTGTTCCGGCTCAATGCAAGGGGCCAAGGTGTACCGGGCCATGCAAGCGGCGGTCTTCTTTTTGGAAACGCTGGCATATTCTAAGGTGTCTTGTGAGGTGCTGGGATATACCACATTGGGCCTTAGAATCCCAGGCGCACCGGCAACACTTGGTGGCGGCATGGACTACGCCCGGCTAGAGTGCCTGCGGCATTACATCTTCAAGAACTTTGACGAGCCGTACAGTGGCACTGTGCGGAGACGCCTTGCGGGCTACCAGCACATGAGAATGGGCCGGAACGGTGACGTTTGCTCCATAAGGTGGGCCTTGTCGCGCCTTGCTCCCCGCAAAGAACACCGCAAGGTATTGGTGGTTCTCTGTGACGGATTGCCGAATGTGGCCGGAAACCGAGCAACACAGTACGATACGCTTAAAAAGATGAACAAGGAGGTTCATGAAAGATCGGGAATAGAGCTTGTTGGCATCGGTATAGGCAAAGACATCAGTCAGTTCTACCCGAACTGCATCAACATCAAGAACAATGACAACATTGCGGAGGTCATTATGGGCCAAATCCGCAGGATACTTGCGGTCTAAGTGTAGTAAAACCGAACCACCATCGCAATCATTTTTCGGAGTACAACAATGGATACGAAACGGATCAGGGAGGTCATTGAAAGTTCGCCTCAGTTCAATGGCCCGGAGGTCGTCTGCAAGGTCTGCGGGTTCAGCGGGCCGACGATCCTCCAGCATCTGCTTAACAATCATTGCGGGACACGACTGGAAGACTATGTCGAGCGGTTCCCGTCCGCGCCGCTGGCGACGGCAGAGGGCCGCAAGCAAATTACGGCCCTGCTGGACAAGATTGAGCGAGGCCAGCGCAGCTACAAAATCAAGGACACCTTTGGCTGCGATATCTGCACCACCGGCACCGTGAAGACCGCCATGGGCCGCATCAAGCCGTGCAAGGCAACCCCGGCGCTGCTGCCGTACTACAAGTTCCGGCCCGACCTCTTGAAGGTGGTTTTGTTCGCCCTGGAGGAACCCCGCCAGAACCTCTATTTGTACGGCCCGAGTGGCGGCGGCAAGACCTCCGTGGTCGAACAAGTTTGTGCCCGGCTGAACCGTGGCGTGGTCCGCGTGAACCACGATTCAGATATTGGCCGCGCCGAGATTGTGGGCCAGTGGGTTCTGACCGGCAAGGACTCCATGAGCTTCGCCGAAGGGCTGCTGCCTATCGCCATGCGCAGCGGCTACGTCTACATCGCCGACGAGTTCGACGTGGTGGACCCGGCTATCGCCATGCTCTATCAGGCCGTCCTTGAAGGAAAGCCCTTGACCATTCTGGAAACTGCCGAGGTCATCGAGCCGCACCCTGAGTTCCGCTTCATCGCCACCGGCAACACCGCCGGGGCGGGGGACTTGACCGGGCTGCACCACGGCACCCGGCCCATGAACGAGGCCACCATGCAGCGGTTCACGCTTTTTGAGTGCGTGGACTATCCGACTGCCGTGGAAGAGTGCGACATTCTGGAAGGGGTCTGTGGGATGAATGATCCCACCTTGCGCCAGAAGATGGTCGAAGTCGGTAATTTGATCCGCAAAGCCTACAAAGAAGACAAGATCAGCGTCACGTTCTCCACGCGCATCCTGATCAACGTCGCTGACAAGCTGTTGGCCTTTGGTTCTTTGCGTCGGGCATACGAGCTTGCTTTGCTCAACCGCCTGAACGCCGTGGACGCCAAGACTGTGGAAGAAGCCATTAACGCTGTATGGGGGAGCGAAGCCAATGCCTAAGAACTGCACCATGATCAAAGACATGCCTGATACCGAAGTTCTGACTCTGGTAAAACGCTATGCCAGATACCACCACAACACCCACAGCAACTATCTTGGCCGTATGCAGTATGACGATCTGCTTTCCTACATGCTGGAGGCTGTGTTCATGCTCTCCAAGAAGTATATGGAGGAGAACGAGGAGTTGCCCAATAAGAGCTTCATCGTGTCGGCTTTGAGCTACAGGGTTATTGATTTGGTGCGCGAGTACATCAAGCAGGACCGCCGGGAGTCTTTCGCCTGCGAGATTTACGTTGGCACCGACGATCCCGAGATTATCTACGGCCTGATCGAGTGTGATCTCGACAGCAATATCCGGCTTATGGAACTGCTGCGGCATTTTGAAGGGCGCGAACTGCTGATCGTCAAGGAGATTTTGGCCCCCTCCGAGGCCGTGGCAGACTATTACGAGGCATATATGGCAAAGTTCCCGTCTTGTGACAGGGACGGCCTGGGCACCACTGACAGGGCCTTCAGGCACGCCTTGGGGGCCGTGTATGGGATCACGAAGAACGAGTTCTATTACGCCAAGAAAGGGATCAGGGAGAAGCTGCTGGCCCTACAAAGGGCCGACGAGCTTCCCAAAGACACACGGCGGTACACCCCGGCGGCGTAATTTCGAAAACTTGAAAAAAGTGCTTGACATTTTTGGCGGGCTTGTGTAGAACCTTTCCTAACGCAACCGGGGATCAACCCCGACACCCAAACCAAGGAGAATTCCATGCACAGCCATCACGCCTACCGCAACCGCCCCGAGATCGCCCTGGACCGCATCGCCATGAACCCGGCCTTCACCGCCGTGGCCCCGCACGCCAGCCGATCCGAGAAGTATCAGATGATCCCTACCATCGAGGTGGTCGAAGAAATGGTCAACAAGGGCTTCAAGCCCGTGGACGTTCAGGTCAGCGGCGTGCGCGACGTGGCCCGCCGTGGCTACCAGAAGCACATGGTCCGCTTCCGCAACCCGAACCTGACCACGGGCGAAGAGGAACTGGACGTGGTCCTGATCAACAGCCATGACGGCACCACGGCCTACAAGGTCATGGCCGGTATCTACCGGCTGGTGTGCAGCAACGGCCTGATGGTCGGCACCGACATCTGCGGCTTCTCCGTCAAGCACATGGGCTTCAATCCGCAGGACGTGATCGACGCCAGCTTCAAGGTCGTCGATCAGGCCGAGGGCATCATGGCCCACGTCGCAGAATTCAAGGCCATCGAACTGGCCCCCGAAGAGCGTCTGGCTCTGGGCACCGCCGCCGGGCAGCTTCTGTACCCCGACAACACCCGGCCCGACGCCCGTCAGTTGACCTACAGCCACCGCAACGTGGATCAGGACCACCTCTGGGGCGCGTACAACGCCATTCAGGAGAACTGGTCGAAGGGCCGCACCAACTACCGGGGCGGAAATGGCCGCTACCGCAAGAACCGCGCCCCCAAGGCCATCGACAAGCAGACCGGCCTGAACGCCGCCCTGTGGACCCTGACCCAGCGCATGGCCGACATCAAGACCGGACGCCCGGTCCAGGCCGTCGAAACGGCGGCGTAGGGCTCTTTATCGGGGCGAGGAGTGTTCCTCGCCCCATCCCACAACAAGGAGCAGAGTAATGAGGTAGTGCTAATCCCTAACATCCATCCATCAGACACCCAATCAAGGTTTCATCCAGCAAAGGCCCGCTGAAACAACCACCAGTCGCCATAATGCAAGAGGTCTTAATGCATCCACCTTAGATACTTCGAATTTTTACTGAAAAGGAAAACAAAATACACCATGGCCCCGGAACGCCTGGATTGTTCCGGGGCCAACTTCACAAACAAAAAGTAAGAAACTGCTTGACATTTCTTCCGGGTTCTTGTAGAACATATCTCAACGCAACGAGAACCCAAACGAGGAAAACACCATGGCCGTCTACGAAAACGAACTGGAGTTCCCTGGATGAATACCATGATACCCTTCCGGGGCGAACTCAGCGCCCTGCGCAACAACGACGCGAAGAGCCTGGAGTACTACCAGTCCATGCGGGCAACAATCCACGAAGCCATGGCCTATGATGTCCAGTTGTTCGACTGGTTCGACGAAGAGGACGAGGCCATCGAGATCGCCCGGCAGTGGCTGGCCCTGCGCCCCGGTGAGACTGGCCCGATCTTCTGGGAAATATGGACCGATGGCGAAGAGGGCGCTTGTTTTTGGGAAGTGTACGTGTCGCAGGAGAAGGCCATCATCGCCCGTGACGAGGCCATCGCCGAGGATATTGCCAAGGGCTACAGATGGCCCTACGCACGGGTCATCCGTGCCCTCAAGGCCGACGACAAGGGGCGGCTGGCGTCCAGGGATGGCTGCTTCCACCCCTGCATCCGGCCTTGGGAATACTGGGCCTGGGACTAGGAGAACGACATGAGAGCGCACATCCGAATCGAGTACGAAATCTGGGACGGTTCCCCGGAGTCCACCGAGGCCGTCAAGAAGCTCACCGGCTTCCAGACCGAGAACGTGGGCGGGACCATTCTGGTGGCCTGGGCCGACGATCCGAACCACGACGGCATCCGGGCCGTCTACGGGGACGCCATCGTCAAGCTGCCCAACGGCGAGATCACGGTCTTCGACAGCGAGTCTGACGTGGTCGCCGACCTCGAAATGAGGGCCAGCCGTGGCTTGCACCGGCTGATTCCAAACTCCATCGAAGGGACTTGCCAGAGATAAATTTCACCTCGTCTCCGAGGGGTTACGGGTAAGTTGCGTAGGGTGGGCCGGGTTGTCTGGCCCACCCGCTCCCGTTCAAAAAGGAAAGGGTATGCCGGATATCGAAATTGTTGATCAACAAGGGAACGTGCTGGGGACCATGCCAGTCAAGCTGGGGATGATCACCATGCACGGCAAGGTGTCTAGTATCTCCAACTCCGGGCAGTCATTTTGGGTTGGCCGGGAGCGCGGGAAGTATCGCTGCGGGGTGAATGTCGGCGGCACACTTGCTGATGGTGGAGGAGGGCTGACGTGTATTTCGCCGACTGAGGCCAAACGCTGGGGCTGGAAACAAGGAGCGAATCATGGACAACTGGCTGGAGCTTGAAATCATTGAACTGGTCAACAAGGCAGAGGATCAGGGCATGTCGTGGGACGACATCATAGCCCAGGTCGAAATGGCTTTCGAGTACGCCCGGCTGCGCGAGAGGGAAGTTTCGAAAAGAGAGTAAAAACTACTTGACATTTCCACCGGGCTGGGGCATAAAGGGTTCAACGCAACGACGAACCCCAACCCCGGAGAAAAGACATGACGAAGATTTACGCTGCCAGCAAGACCGAGTTCGGACACACCTCCACCCATGAATACTACTATCAGGACGGCGCGGCCCATTGGGTCAACAACAACGCTCCGGTGCCCATGGATGTGGCGGCTGACTACGAAATCAAAATCGACGCCGAACGCCAACAAGCCGCCATCGACGCGCACACTGCCGCCTTCTTGGCCGAGTACAGAAAGAACAGGGCCAACATGACCGACGAGCAGCGGGCCGAGGAGCAGTTTGAAGCCCGTGCCGCCTTTGGTCCCAACACTGACGTGGTCAATATTGTGACCGGCGAAAAGTTCAACACGGGCAAGTAAGGGCTTGACAGCCCGGCGCAAATCGGGCATAAGGATTTTTCACACACCGGGAGCTTCCCTGCGGGGAGGCTCCCCTTGCGTTGCCCGATATGTACGAACTTTTGCTTATCATCGCAATCAGTTTCAAACAAGGAGTGAACATGCCCCGAACCCCCAACGTCGAAATTGCCCAAGAGGTGCTTGACCACCTGACCGCCCACCATTGGGAAATCGGCATCGCCCTGGCCGAGGAGGGCAAGCGCGGCTGCTTTGGCAAGGCGTACTCCGACACCGCCCAGTGCCACGGCTGCGAACATCACGACGAATGCAAGGCCACATTCGACGCGAGGCCAATCTTGAACGAAACCGAGGCCATTATCCAGATTAAGGAGGACATTGAGCGTGCCACCCGGAACAAAGAAGAAGGGGAAGCCTAAGAAATCCGCTGACGGCGAACTTTGGTTCAGTTGTTTTTCTGCCAAATTCGACAGTAAGTGCCCGGATTGTGGAAAGAAATTACCGGAAGGAACTATGGTCTGGGGACATAAGTCTGATGACGCCAATTGGTACGTCGTTTGTGAAGATTGCTACATGAAAAACTACAAAGGCAAGTCGGTCGTAACCAAGAAGACCAGCAACAACACCAGAGAAAACAACGCCTTGGAGGCAATCAAGCTGAAAGCAAAGTGGGCGTAGAAAAGATTCACAATGGTGAATTTTCTGCTTGACAAACACGCCTGAATGTGAGAGAACATATTCACGACGACGGGGAAGACACAACGGGACGACGAGTCCCGCTTTTTACCCCCCGAATGTATGAAGAAAATTTACCTTCGCAACACCTTCAGACAAGGAGCTTCGACATGCTGAACCGCACCCGCTTCAACCGTTCCACCCGCCGTGAACTGGCCTTCCGCACCATGCGTGGCGTGAACCCCAGAGGCCCCGAAGTTTCCCGTGCCAAGCTGGAAGGCTTCCTGCGCGAACAGGGCCAGGGCGGCAAGGTCTTCTCCGTGTCCTTCTGCAAGCTCAATGGCCAACCCCGTGACATGGTCTGCCGCCTGGGCGTCAAGAAGGGCGTCAAGAATCCCGGCCAGCGTTCCACCGCCGAGCAGGACTGCCTGCCCTACATCACGGTCTTCGACATGCAGTGCGGCGGTTTCCGCAACATCAACCTGTCCACCATCTACGGCATCCGCGCCGGGGGCCAGGACTTCTCCGTCTGCTAGATCGTTTCATTCCTTCCTTCGCAACTGGCCCCGTCCTGCGAACGGACGGGGCCAAAACCTACCACACTATGGGAGCCACATGGAAACGACCGCCAACTGCGATGGCAAAAACATCTTCGAAGTCCTTCAGGACATGGGTAACGCCGTGGAAGACGCGAGGGATAGTCTGCTCGTCGGCGTCACCCCAAAAGAGGCCGTGGCCGCACTGGTGAACCTGATCCAGCAGGGGCTGATGCCGTTGATCAAGTGATCCAGAAAGCGCCCCTCTTGGCTTGGGGAGGTCTGAGACGGGGCAGGGTATCAAAGGAACAGAAAAGGCCCTCAGAATTGATCTGAGGGCCTTTTCTGTGGGTCTGAATAAATGGGTCTAGTCCTCTTTCGGCTTAGTGTACCCGCCCGCCTTTTTGCGGCAGATCGAGCAGAGGCCATCGGGCCTTGGCTTGTAGACCCGGCGGTCGCAGCCTTCGTTCGTGCAAAACACTGGCGGCGTCGGTTCTTTGCGGGGGACTGGAGAGTCGCCCTTGGGTGGTCTGCCGATTTTTGGCTTGTACTCCTTGAGCCAGTTCGGATGGATCAGACGGACCCGGCCTTTGAGGACCGACTTGATCTTGCCCTGGCTGGTCAGCCAGCGCAGGTAGGCCACAGTGCTATCCATCTGCTCCGCAGCATCGCGCAGCGTCAAATATGTGTCGGGCATGTAGGGGTACTGCGGCAGCGGCCCACACGCATTGGGCCAGCGTTTGTCCACGTCCTCGCGCACTACAAGACGGATGCCCTGGTGCGTCTCCATGCGGACTTTGTTGTTCTCGACAGCCCGCCACACGGAGGATAGCGAGGTGCCGGTGTAGTCCACCGCTTCTTTGATGGTCAGTAGCATTGAGGCTCCTCTGAAATGTTTGCAAACCACTTAACCTTTTTGACGGTTGCCGTCAAGAACTTTCTGGAGAGATTATGAGCGAAAAAGTAGTAAACCCTGAGCCGGAACCCATCAGGCACCCGCACAATTTCTTGCGCACAACCATTGTTTGGACCGTGCCCTTGCGCGGCGAGGACCATACCGACAAGCTGCGCGACGTGGCCCAGGCCGAGGCCGAGCGCCTGCGCGAGGGTATCCCGCAACAGACTGACCAGGGCGATAGCGCGGAGGTATTGAAGGTGGAGTTGATCTCCACGGACGGCAGAACCGTCTTGGCTGAATATTGATTATGATCCCGGTGCCGGAAGGTGCCGGGATTTTATTTTGGAAAAGTTAAAAAAGTGGTTGACTTTCTTCTCGACCCGTGAGAGGTTGTTTTCACGCAACAGAGCAACACCAACTACGGAGACACCGAAATGGCGACCTACACGATTACCTTCAAAAATACCAGCGCGACCTTCTTGTTGGTCGGCGACTACCATCAGGTCATCAGTGAACACGAAGACAAGAAAGATGCCCTGGACGCTCTGGAGAGCTTCACGCTCGTCGAAATGGAGCAGGGCAAGTGGGGCATTGTTCAAGTGGTTGAGCCCGGCGAAACGATCACCAGCCACGGCCAGCGCACTGCTTCCATCGAGCAGAGCGATGAAGACTTGTTCGACAAATATTTCAGGAAAGATTAAAAAACTACTTGACTCTTTTGTCGGGTTGGGGTAGAACAATTTTCAACGACGCAACGAACTACCCCAACTCGAACAGGAGAACAACATGCCCAAGACCGAACTTTCCATCGACAAGCTGCGCGAGTTCAAGACCATGCTGACCGACGCCCTCAAGAACTCCCAACACCGCATGGCCGAGTTGGTGGAGTTCATCGAGCGGGCCGACCGCACCGAGCAGCCCATCGACGAGCAGTACGTCGTCCAGCGCCTGGAAGCCAACGTCTGGAAGACCATGTTCCGCTGGGACAAGGAAACCAATCAGCTTCACTTCGGCATCGACAGCCACTTCGACGCCGAACTGACCGACGTGCCTGTCTTCTCCAAGGACCGCGCCGAGCGGTACGCCGCCGGGCTGAAGCGCGACAGCGAAAAGAACGGCGAACCTCGCGTGTACCAAGTCATTTCCGTGCGGGAGCTTCAGCAAAACCGCATCGACGAGGCCGACGAAGGCCGGAAGGCCCTGATGAAGACGCTGGGCAACATCAACGGCCAGATAGCCATGGCTGAAGAAGGCAAGTAGCAACCACAAGGGGCCGGGCAACCGGCCCCCACCCAAGGGAGAATATCATGAAAATCATCGCGATCACCGAGCAGCATCTCAATATGCTCATGCGGGGCCAGCTTGTTTTGGGCATCGGCTACGGCGTCCTGACCTGCGTGGCCCTGTTCTGCGGCACCATGGCCTACCTGACCACCACCGGCATCATCTAGGAGCGCGACCAGTGACCCACTACATCCTCAGAAACCAGATCGTCAGTTACATCAGCCCCAACCGACTCCCTGGCCTCTGCAAGCTGGACATCTTCCGGCGCTATGAGAAAACTGTGGTGGTCATGACGGAAGTGGCCGACAACACCGGGCAGAGCGTCACGAACGCCTCCGAAGTCATTGCCATGTCCATCATGAACACCTTCCGGCTCAATCCTGACCTGACCATGTTCGTCGAGCATTACGGCCCAGAGAGCTTCGACGGCAACCTGGATCGCGAGGACACCTACACCGTCGTGACCTACGACGTGGCCGAACTGAAGCCCGGCGAGTACGACCTGTCCCGCCCGTCGTGGCACAACGCCAAGCGCAAGGATAACGCCCCGGAGGCCGTGGAGTACGCCTTCAGCTTGATCGGCGATCCCATCGTCGGCATCACAGTGGGCCGGGCGCATATCCTGAACCCTGACGGCACTGACACCTCCATTGAGTTCACCGAGGAACCCACCCTGGAGTGGTTGCAGGAACAGGTTCAGGGGCACATCGAGATCACATGGTGCGGCTTCAACAATCTCCGATCCATGATGGTCGTCAACGACGAGGGGCTGCTGATCAACATGAAGCCGAACCCCAAAGCCTCGATCCTCGCCGGTCAACCCATCGTCGGCCCCGCCGTGGTGCTGGAAGGTTTTATGCTGCGGTAGCGAAAAACTGCTTGACATTTCTTTCGGGTTGTGAGAGGGTTTCTTCAACGCAACGAGAAACGCCTCTCACAACCCGAACCAAGGAGAACCCCCATGGCCCGCCGCAACCGCTACCTGATCGTCAAGCAAGCCATCGCCCAGACCATGAAGATCGACGAAGTCCCCATGGGCGACGTGAAGCCGGTCACCATGGACGGCAAGGGCAATACCCTGAACCCCGTCTTCTTCGCCCATATCGATGGCAGCGCCTACTTCGTCGGCTCCCACGCCGAGCGCGAAGAGATCGCCCCCGTCATCACCAAGTATCTGGGCTGCTCTATGGACACCTGCAAGAGGGTGGTCGTTCCCATGAACGGCGCGGCTGGCGACGGCTGGCACGTCTACCACTTCATCCCCTACACCGCCGCCGAGCGCGAGGTGACCTACAGGGCCATACTGGCCAAGCAGCGCGAGGCCATCATGGTTGCCATTGACCGCCTGGGCGACTATGCCGAGAGCGTCTTCGATATGTTCGACAAGCTCTATCAGAGTGGGGACTATGAGTCGGCCATACGCTGGCATGCCCATGGTCCGATCTGGCATGAGTACTGTCGCGCCGAGGCCAATGCCCTTGGGCAGATAATGCGCGATTACGACACCCGATACATGACGTGGCAGCAGTGCCGGAATTACATCGCCAGCCATATCCAGCAGATCAAGGACGAAGTGGGGACCACCGCTTTGTTTAATGGCAGCAACATCAACCACAATATCACCAATCTGCACCGTTTCAACCTCCTGCGCAAGCTGCTGGAGGAGACTTCGCCCCTGCGCCACATCGAGCGCGAGTTTCTGCGGCTGCGCCCCATCATCAACAGCCTGAACGCCTGTTTGCTCCAGCAGGGCAAGACACCCATCGATCTGGGCTACGACGATTAGAGGCCTGATGGGGCGGGTTTCAGCCCGCCCCTTGACATTTCTCAACGTGCAGCATAAACGCCTCACCTCCGCAACGCGGGAAGGGAAATAGCATGTCGCAGCAACTTGCCGAAATAAATCTCAATTTGAACGCACAGGCGATTGCGGTTCTGGCCGCTCTGTCTGGTATGCAACCTGACGGGATCGCCCGGTGGGACGACAAGATCAAGGGGTACGACTTTAAGTCCAAGACCACGGCGTGGTACAATGGGCGGGAGCGCGGCTTCTGCTTGGCCGCCCGGAACTATCTTGGCACCAGCCCCTGCATCCACATTTGCGTGGCCGAGTGCCGTTCCGGCGACCAGATCGTAGTCTATCGCGAGATCACCGAACACCCCTTTCTGAATCACATGGACCTGAAGGATGAAAGCTACGATACTGCCGAGTATTTCGACTACCTGCGCATCGACGAGGTGGTCCAGTACATCCGTCAGCTTTTGCGGGACTACTTCGACGCCCTGGCCGAAGAAATCTCATAAAACAACTTGACAAAACTATCGGGCTGGGGTAGAACTTTTCCAACAGATGCAGTTCTACCCCGGCCCCATGGGGGCAACGTGGAACAGATCAGCAGCACCAACACCGGGAGCCTAACCGCACAAGGACGCGAACTGCTGAACAGAATGATCGCCGACCAGAAAACCATGCGCGGCCATGCCGACCACGAAGACGTGACCGGCGAACCGTGGGCGCAAGCCCTGGTGGACGCCGTAATGGCCCCGAAGTTCAAGGGGGAACTCTGGAAGGCGGTATAAAACGCAACGGGAGAAACCATGAACACCCACGGAATGACCGAAGAAGAACTGAACCGAGACGGCGGCTACGAAAAGTGGCGGGCCAAGGACAACGCCTTCCTGTGCGGCCAGGGCCACGCCGAGCAGATTGAGAAGGCGTCCAATGGTCTGAACGAGTTCAACGCTTTCTGTGAAGGCTTCGCCGCAGGGTTTCTGCGGATGCACCCCACACTCCAGCAGAAGAACATGCGCCTGATTCTGGCCGTCATCAAGGCCCTGGCCGAGAATGAGTGTGTGGACGCCCGGAACGAAGCAGCCCAGCAGCTTGCCCGGAAGATCGACGAAGTGGTAGGCCTGAACGGCGTCTTCCTCCCCTACATCTAGGAGCCCCACCGTGCCCGACAAACTCAAGATCGAAGACCTGAAGGGTTATGAGGCCCAGGCTCTGTTGGCCTCCATCGATAGCACGCGCCTTTGGGTTTCCGTTACGGACGACAACGTCATCTATAAGATCGAAGACCTGACCAAGGGTGTGATTGTCGATGCGGCCCGCACCCTTGAAGAGGCGGTCGCCAAGTTCAACAAAATCCACAGAGAAATCGAAGCCCGGAAGCGGGCAGGGAGATAACCATGAAGAGAATCTACCGCTTCGATTCCAAGGCCGAGCGCAATGAGGGCCTGTTCAAGTGGCTCTGGTATCGCACCTTCGGCGAGAAGTTCACCTTCGATCCGAACCTGACCACGGCGCAGGAGATCATCGACACGGCCAAGTCCGAATACAACATGACCATCGAGCAGATCGGCCCCGAAACCATGCTGGTCACGGGTGTCGAGGGCGGAGTCAGGACCACCGGGGGCGACGGACGGCTGGACCGGGCCGAGTATCGCCACCCGTCCTACGTCATGTGCAGTCTGACCCGTGGGTTCGGGGGTGAGAACCGGGCCTTCGGGTCCAACATCACGCACAACAGCCACGTCACCCTGCGCATCCAACGTGGTGTTCTGTACCGTAGTGATCTGCATCACGAACGCTACGGGGCCGACCACAGCAAGCCCACCTTCGTCGAGGTGCGGTTGACCCCCAACCAGTTCGCCGAAATGATCACGAACATGAACGTGGGCGACGGCGTGCCCGGCACCCTGATGCATGAGAACGGCAAGCGCATCCGCTTCCAGCCGCCCTACGAGGAAACCATCGTCTCCGAGGGCCAGAAGGGTTTCAGAGAAATCTGCGGCGATGTCCACAAAAAGTTCGCCAAGTTGGAAGAGGAAATGGATGTGATCCTCGCCAAGAAAAACATCGGCAAGGCCGACCGGGAACGCCTTTCCAACATCACCGACATCGCCCGCCGAATGCTCAAGGACAGCTTGCCGTTCCTCGCCTCCCAGATCGAGGAGTACGGCGAGACGGTGACCACCCAAGCCAGGACCGCCGTGGACAACGCCATCACCACGGCCATGATCAATCTGGGTGGCGAGAAGCTGGCCGAGAAGCTGTCCCATGGCGTGTTGACCCCGAACGGTGCGGATCGCATGCTGGCCCTGGACGTGACGCCGCAGGAAACGGCCCTGGCGTCCCCCGAGAGCGATTCTGTGGGGGAATCCGAACTGGTGGCTGATCTGGAGTCCTTGGGGGCCGTAGAGTGCCACGAATGCAAGCGGTGGGGATTCCCCGGCCACGTCTGTCATGGTTGCGGCGCGGACCTCCCCGACGAGGAAGACGCATGATCATCCGACTCCAATGTCTGTGCGTGGCTCTGGTGGTCCTCATTGCGGCCATCCTGAAGCCCAGCGAAGTGAAGCGGCTGATGATGGATGCTAACGCCGAGGCCCGGCGGCATGAGCAGCAGATGCTACTCGACAAGGTCCACTTCAAGTTCGGCATGAACGTGACGGAATGCACCGCCTGTGGCGGCAGGGGCATCATCGAAGACAAGGAGAAAGTATAGTGGCTGGCAGACACCCCTTCGGACCCATCGTGAAGCGTCGGAAAGACTACTTGGTGAATCCGGTGACCGGGAAGCCCGAGAACATCAGTATTCCGATTCGCATGAACCAGAACATGACCTTCGGGATCGAGGTGCCCGACGACCTGTTCAATATCATCGCGCCATTCACGGAGCGCATGGATGACGCCCTGCGGCCCACCGGGGCCAGAGTGACCATGACCAGCGGAGGGTTCGGGAAAGACCGTGCCCGCATGCTGGTCACCAAGGACGGCGAAAAGTGTCTGACGGCCTTCAAAACCCTCCATGGGCTGGCGAACCAGATCAGAGAAGAGCGCGTGTCCGAGAAGGTCATCGTGGTCCGCTTCAACGGCGTGCTGCCGAACAGCGATGTAATCGCCCTGGCGCAGGATAGCGGCATGGACAACAGGGCCGCAAGCGACTTCATGAGCAAAATGAAGATCAGCTTCCATGATGGCTCCCCGCTGCTGTTTCTGAACACGTACATCGCGTGGCGCGTCGGCGACAAGCTATACACCGACGATACACTGCGTTTCCCCGTTCATCGCGACAAAGGACACTTCACTGTTCTGCCCTGGACCGAGCAACGGGAAGCATTCTTCAATAACGCCGTCAATGCGCTGCGCGATCTGACTGCTGGCGTGATGTCGTTTTTCATGAACCTGGACGATAAGCTGCCGCAGATCGACAGCGGCAACCTGAAGGCCATCGGAACCACTGCAAAGGAGAGCGCATGAACATGACCGACTTCTTGTGGCTGATTGGAGGGGGAACTGGCACGTTCGTTGTTTTGGCCCTGTGGGCCATCGTCCTGATCTGCCTGTTCTTTGCCCCCTTGATCATTTGGCGCAACGGAAACCGCACAAACCGGCTGCTGGCCCTGTACATGCTGCACTGCGGCGTGCCCGCCAACAACATCTACGCCGTCTATAAGTCCCGTGGCAGTGACCTTCCGTCTGGCGTGTACGAAATGCGCAAGCGGCAGATCGCAGAAGAGAAAACCGCCAAAGCAGCAACCAAGGCCGCAGCGAACGAAGCCAAGGCGGCAGGGGAGTCCGAATGAGCAGGGAAGACCGGGAGTACATCGAACACCTCGACGACATGCTGGTGAACGACATCGACGCCCTGGCCGAGGAAATGGGCTGGGACATGGTGGAGTGCCCGGAGTGTAGCGCGGGCGTGGACACCAGCAAGCACAAGAAGTGCCCGGAGTGCGGGGCCGAGATCAAGACCGAGTAGTTTCAGCAAGGGGGCCGCAAGGCTCCCTTTTGCATTGTGAGGGCCTATGCGATTTGAAGAAAAGTATTTCATCCAAGATCGGGAAGCGAGAGACGCACTAGACGAACATTTTGAAGGCAAGGGTTACGTTCTTTTCGTTCACTACTACAGGAACCAGTACATTTGCACGGTTGCACACTACTACAACATCACGATGGTCAATATTCACATGGACAGGGGCAAGTGGCTGGTTGTGGAACTGACGAGCCATCGCATGATGATCAACTGGAAGCCTGACACAGGGCGCGACGGTGGCGGCTGGGAGAACACGCGAGGCATTCAGTAAACTTGCAAAAACTACTTGACATTTCCACCGGCATATGAGAGGTTGTTTTCAACGCAACGAGAAACCAACCCGGAGACAAACATGACCTACCTCGCCATCTGCCACCGCACCAACGGCCCCGACATCGATCCCTGCGAAACCCTGGAACAGGCCAAGGCAGCTTTTGATGGCTGGATGGAAGACATCGAATCCGGGCTGCTGGACGACTGCACGGCCCTGCGCATCGTTCGCGAGATCACCGAGGAAGAAAAGGCCAACGGCATTCATCAGTATGACATCGATCCCATCCAGATCGCTTATTTCGACTAGGAGATAGCCATGGAAATCAGCAAGAACGTCTGGGAAGACATCGCGAATCAGACCCACGACATGATCCAGATCATGGAGTGCTTCGACTGGATCAGCGACAACGGCGGGATCGCCGAGGGCCACAAAGTGGACGATCCCAACGAGATCAAGCAGATCATCGAGGGCAACGACGCGCTGATCGAGGAGTCTACCCGGAGCGCCGCCAAAGAGATCATCAGCAACGAGATTAAGGCCCACTTCACCATGCGGAACGTAAGGATTAGCAGATGACCCAGAAAGAGATCGACACCCTGGTCCGCACGTTTGCTGACGCCATTGCCGACATGGCCGCAGGGCACGAATACCTATACCCCGAGGATGTGATGGACCAGTTCGCCATTGCCATGGACGAGGTGGCCGGGGAGGGCTGGTTTGAATACGCCGGGCTGAAGGATACAGAAGCCTTTGGCGAATACTGCGCGTCCGTCCATGGAGTGTAGCGTGATCCTCAACGAACGTCAGCGCAAAGCACTGGCCGCTTTGCACACGATCCCGAATACAACCCTGCATCAGGACAGCGAGACTGCTGCATGGCGATTCTGGCATCCCGAGAGCTACAACGTCAGGCTGTCCTTGACGTGCCGGGATGTTATGAAGCTGGTGGCCGCAGGGCTTCTTCAGAGCGATCCGATCTACCATACGAAGCATCTTTTTTTGACCGAGGCCGGAAAACTGCTTGACATTTCTTCCGGGTTGTGAGAGTGTTCTTTCAACGCAACGAACACCAACCCTGGAGAAAATCATGCAGTACAAGGGCCACACCATGAAGCAGGTGCCCGCCGACGAGTTCTTCGGTACCGTGGGCCAGTTGGACGTGCATCCCCACATCGTGAATCCCTACAGCTACGACGAGAAGACCGGCTACACCAGCGAGTGGAAGACCCGGCAGGGCACCTTCGTCGGTCTGTCCTTCGGCGGCACCGTCCACATGCGGTGGGAGAAGTCTTATTTCGTGCCCGTGACCACGGAGGGGAATTAACATGCGCTGGCAGCAGAAGCTCACCAAGACCCAACTGAAGCACCTCAAGGACTGCGGGATCACCACGCTGACCGCGTTCATCCGCTGCCGCAAGCAGCAGCTTTCCGACATGCGGAAGTTCGACGCGAATCCGCAAAATGCCGAGCGCAGCGCGGAAACCGTCGTGGGGTGCTGGGACTGCCGGGAGATCGCCAAGCGGCTGCAAGTGTGTGACTTCGCCCCGGAGGCCAAGTAGCCATGATCACCATCGAAATTGACACCTTCGAAGACGACGGCGATTCCGGCTGGGTTGTCTCCGACAGCGGCGACGAATACGATCCCGTCTATTTTTACGAAGGCGAGGGAGCGACGGCCCAAGAGGCCATGGACGAGGCCGAGGATCGCGCCACCGTGTACGAGGACGACGGCCTGGAAATCACCATCGTGAGGCGGGGCTAATGTTCCGCACCGCACTCAGGCACCAGCGTTTCCGTGGCCGCAACCTCGACGCCGGAAAAGAACACCCCGAGTGGTCCCAGCGCAGAACTGCCGAGAACTTCGGACGCCGCTGGCGGCATAATTCCGTGACTCACAAGCTGCATATGGGAGATTAGCCATGACCACCAAGAAGTGCCCCAAGTGCAAGGAACACGATCTGCTTTGGCACTGCATCCACGGGATACGCCTGAAGCGCGAGGACGAGAACGGCAAAATGGGCTATGACGTGCGCTGCCCGAAGTGCGGCGACTTCACCCTGCCAGCCCCGAAGCGAGGATAACCAGGATAACCATGGACATCGAGCGCAAGGAACAGACCGAGAAGCGGGCCATGACGCAGAGCATGGGCTGGTGGCGCTGGAAGTGCCCCTGCTGCGGCCCTGCGGCCAAGACGGACGAACGTGCCCAGGCCCATCGCAAGGTGCGCCGGGCGGTCAATCAAGAACTTCATGAAGCCGTAAAGGAAGCCAATATGCCCCTGCCCATGACCAACCTCCGGGCCATCATGCCCGAACTGGAAGCCGCCGAGCGCCATGTGCTGGCTATCGCCGACATACCCGGCCTTGCCGATATGAACAGCGACGACATCACGGCAGAATACAACCGGCGGCAGGACGCATACAACGAGGTCGCCCAGCGCGCCGCCCTGGCCCTGTGGGAGGACACGAAGGACCGCAACAGCAAGTCCTCGATCATGATGGTCTTCGGCACGCCGAACAGGGAAGGCCGGTGCCCCGGCCCCGGATCGTTCAAGGTCTTCCTGCGGGATAAGGAGTAGTCATGTCCGACTTCAGCAAAGACACCCCCGAAGAATTTGTCGAGGATGCGTGGTACTGCCTTCAGGATTTCCTCAAGGCCCACGGCGACGAACTCGACGGCGACTACGGCAAGGACATCGTGGACATCCTGCGCAGCCTCCGAGACAGGGCGCAGCACCTCACCCTGAACGTCATCAGGAAGAGGTAGCCATGGCGTTCACCAAACAAGACGCCCTGGACATGCTGGCCGAGCATTGCGACATCCAGTCACCAGCCGAGCCGGGTGAAGGCCCGGTTGCGGCTGCGGCCAGGGAGCATCAGGACGCTATAGACTCCCTTGATGCTGCCCGGATGATTATCCGGGGCTACTTCGACAGCGTGCTGGCCGAGATCAGGGCGAAGAAAGCTCAAGAAACTACTTGACATTTCTGCCGGTTTGTGGGAGGGTGATTTCAACGCAACGAGATCACCCCAAACCGGAGACATCACCATGAAGAAGATCACCCCCAACGCCACCCTGATCGCAGCCATCAAGAACGTCAACCCCATCGAGCGCAAGAACGCGATGATCGTGGCCGAACGTCTGGTCAATGAAAACTTCACCAAGCTGACCGCCTTTAACGACTTCGACGAGGCCACCAACATCGAAATGGCGATGGACTCCGCTGCCTCCGAAATCACCTACTGCTTCGCGTAAGGGGGCGTCACCATGGAATCCATCATCGTCAAGTGCTGCATGAACGGCTCCGACGTGACCAACTTCACGGACGGCAAGCTCTACAGGGCCACCAAGCCCCGGCCTGATCTGGCCGTGTACGAGATCAAGGACGACAACGGCCACGTCAAGGTTATCCTACCCGGCGAGAAGTCCCCGCATCTGGTGCGGCAGACCGACTTCAGGGGCTGGAGGACGCAGAAGCCTGTGGGCGTCTTTGAGGTGGTCACCCCCGAGTTCAAGTGCATCGAGTCCGAACAGTTCGCAGCCGGGCACATGCTGCCCATGGGCACGGGCTGGCGGGCCGAGGACCACGGGACGTGGCGCATCAAGGGCGTCGGCGGCATGGGCGAGTTCTTCAGGGGCTCCCTGGCCGACTGCAAGGCTTTCGTCGAAAGGATCGGGAGGTAGGCATGTCCGAACCCATCTGGCAGAACCCCAAGGACATGCGCGTCTACAGGATTATCACCGAAAACGGAGACACATACGACTGGCAAGCCCTGGAGGCTGATCTGCGTGACCTGACCGGCTGGCGTCCCATGGGTCAGGATAACGTCGAAATCTTTCAAGACATGATTAAGCAGCACCAAACAATCCGCAACGTGTGCGGCAGTTTACTGTTGATCACCAGGGTAGGGGTGTAGCCATGGGCTGTGGAGCAGACGCCATGCGCAACACGTTCAAGGACGACGAGATCAGGCAGCTTCGCCTGATCATCACCGGGCTGCACGCGACCATCCGTGAGGCCATCCAGGCCATCGACGAGGGCGACACGGACGAAGCCATCGAAATCCTGCAACTGGCCGTGGGAGACAAGCGAAATGAGCATGATTGAGATCGTCGAGAGGGCAGGGGAGTTCGCCCACGGCGGCGACCCCATCCAGGCCGCAGCCGAGTGGGCCGAGTACGAGTTCACCGAAGAAGAGGCCGAGCGATGGCTCAAGTCCCGCTGCTTCGATCCGTGGTCAGCCAGCATCCTTGAGGACTGCGGCATCACCCCCGAACAGGTTGCCGCCGAGACGGACCAGGGCATGGGCGACTATACGGACACCATCGGCTACAAGTACAGTAATATGGACTTGCCTCTGACGACTGTCGAGCGTATCGTGCGCCAGAACCACTGATCCGCAGGAGCATCGCCATGAGCATCCACAAGAACTACAACCGCCTGTCCGTCGCAGAATGCGGGTACGTGAACGATCTGTTCAATCGTCTCATTCCAGAAATGCGCGAGGCCGGTATCGCGGTCAAGGGTGACGACAGAGCCGAACACGCTGTCGAGGCTATTGCCACATGGATCGTGGAGAGCGACGAAAAGACGCCCGTGGAGTCAAGAGACATATGGGAACGCGCCCGTGAGCAGGGTGATCTGGAAGGCTAATGTACACCATCCAGTGCCCAGAGTGCGGACAGCGCATAACCATCACCCCTGATTGTCAGATTGGTGACAAAGAGCAACATCTTTACATGACCGAAGCGGCACTCAAGCAGCAGGGAGCAGAGACATGGACGAGTATTTGAAGGAAGCCATCGGTATCGTCAAGGCCCAGGCCAGCGTGCGCAACATGACCGAAGGCGAGATCACCGGCATGGTGCAGACCGTCGCCAAGGGCATCAAGGGGATCGTGGAGGGCACACAGCCGACCACGCCCACTTTCACGGAAGCCCTTGGCCCCAAGCGGGCCATCAGGGAACGGTCTATCATCTGCCTGGAGTGCGGCAAGAGCTTCAAGATCATCACCAAAAGGCACCTCGCCATCCACGGCATGACCACGGACGAGTACAAGGCGAAACACGGCTACCCCCGTGCCACCGCGCTGATCTGCAAATCCCTCGCCCGAGATCGGCGCAAAAAGATAAACGACATGGCCCTGTGGGAGCGCACGGGCCGTTACCAGAAGGCCCAGGCCAAGGCCGAAAAGCTGACCGCCAAGGCCAAAGCCAAGGAGAAGGAGAAGGCCCAGGCCAAGCCGAAGGTCGAGACGAAGACTCGCAAGGCCAAGCCGAAGGCCACCGAGCCGGGCCGGATCACTTGTCTGGAGTGCGGACGCACCTTCAAGGCCATCACGGAGAGCCACCTCGCCACCCACGGCATGACCATCGAGGAGTACAAGCAGAAGTACGGGTACACCACCACGGCCCCCTCGATCCTGGCCGGGCATGATCAGCGCGAAGACAAGACCGAAGCCTAGACTCCACAAACAGGTTGCGCAGGAAATGATTTTTTCCTGCGCAACCTTTTTCTTGACATTATTGCGATGGTAATGTAAAACGACCTCATGATTCAGAGCATAAACCACAAGGGCCTAGCGGCCTTACACAGGCGAGGGAGCAGCAAGGGCGTCCAACAAAACCATGTCCGCAAGCTGCACACCATCCTCAAGAAGCTGGACAAAGCCCGACATCCATCTGACATGGGTTTCCCCGGCTCCGGGCTGCACCGCATGACGCATGTCAGCGAGTGGGCTGGGTTCTGGTCGGTCAAGGTGAACGGAAACTACCGCATCCTGTTTCAATGGGAAAACGGCCACGCCCGCAACGTCTGCTATGAAGATATCCACCGAGGGAGGCCATAGTGCAATACACATCCAACGCCGAATGGCCCGACTGCGTGAATCTGGGCAAGACGCCCAACGTCTCTACAGACGAGCATGACAACGCGGCCCAGGCCCAGAGCGTCTGCGACAGGCTGGAGCGCGAGGGCTTGGGCGGTGAACATCAGATTTTCCCCATCCGAACGTGGGTGGAACAAACCACCTCCGGGGGTGGTATTGAACAGGGGGGTGGTTTTGCAGAAGGGGGTGCCCCCATAGACGACGAGCAGGGCACCTGAGAGGCCGCAGGAGCGTGTTTAACAGAAAAGACGACTAAGGGGTTGCGGTGAACCACCAGAACGCGATACAGACGATTTGTGAGTCCCAGCGGCGAGTGAGCGGCCAGGGGCCACGGCACCGGGGTGGTTTTACCCTGCCGCCCCGGTGTCTCTTGACTGAAGGCGAATTGGATATTATCAGACTTTCACGGGTTTCTCCACGGTTTGGGTTACCCGTTGCGTTACCCCGGCAGGGCGTCGTGTCCTGCCGGGGATTCTCATTCTGAATTCGCGAATCATGAATGGAGGGCACCATGGAAGATCAGCACGCACAGATCGCCGCCCTGGAACAGCAGCTTGCCGACGTGACCGCACTCAAGGATCGCCTTGGCCGTCAGGTTGACCTCGCCGTCGAGGGGCTGGACATCATCAGGGAAGCCGCGCAGGACGCCAAGGCCGACACCGTGATCGAGGTGGTGGACAACCTCTCCGCCGAGATCACCAGACTCCAGCAGGACCAGTAGCAAAGAGCCACGCCCCAACACCACGCCAAACCAATAGCAAACGGCCCGGCCAGCCTCCTTCGGGAAGCCAGCCGGGCCGTTTCTCGTTTCCGTTGCCGAAAAAATTTGACCAGAGCAATATACATGCGCGAGGGAAAGGACCAGTTCGTCAGATTTATTCCGAATAATTCCTATTAGGCTATTTTCAGAAATCCTAGAAACTCTTTTTGGGCACTGCGGCCCTGTCACTTCTCCGTGTCACTTGCACGGGCCGTGCTACCATGCGCGGGGTGGCGTAACACGAATGCCTGACCGTTCAAATTGGATATCGTGTCACGTCCAGCCCGTGCCGTATCACGCCGTGGCATTACCTATCGGGCTTGTCGGATACCGTTGGGGCTATCCGAGCGGTCCCATGGGATATACCCGATAGGGCCGGGGCTGGCGCGGGGCTACCCGAGCAATTTTGTCGGATACCGCTGGAACCGTAGCACGATAAGCCCGGCACGTAACACGGCCCGTCAATTTGGCACGGCATTTGCTTTTAAGGCCGGTTTTTCCTTGCGAAGTGAAGAAAAAAATCTTTTTCCTTGACAACGCAATAAAAGGGGCTGGCGGGCCGTCTGGCGCAATTGACACGCTCGCGCATACCTTTATATCAAACCTTTCTTTAAAATTGCAGCACGGACGATTTGACCCCGGAACCCGCGCCAGACGTGGGTTCCGGGGTTGTCAAGCAAAATAATGACTTTTTGCTTTGGCACGCTATTTGATTGTCAAAGAACAATCCCAGCCCCGTATATATGGACAATGGGCAAGGGGAACAGGCCAGAACGGACAATACCTAGCACGGGCCGGGCAATATGGGGCAAAATAACAGAACAGGGGCTATTCTGCCGGTTGAATTTTCAATCATTGCGAGGGGTTGCGAAAAATTCACAATATATTGCAATAAGGGGTTGTTCTTTCTTTCGGCCTGATATAAGAATGTTTCCAGACGCCACCGGCCCGCCAAGGGCCACAACACAAAAGAGGAGCTAAAACAATGACTTATGAACAACGCTTGATCAATTCCCGGCTTGCTGTCCTTACCGCAGGGGACGCCCGCGTGATTCGTGCCCATCAAGAAACAATCATCACAGCCGAAGACGGCCAGACGCGCAAGGGGAAGGAATACGGATACGCTTGCACAGACGACTACAGGCCCGGCTTTGTGGCCTGGGGAGCAACCCCGGCAGACGCGGCCCGCGCCGCTGGTTTTTGTCTGTCCATGCCCGCCAATATTGAAGCATAGCAACGCAACCCAAACCGAAGGAGCTAGAACAATGTCCGAACAAGCCCGCCTTGCCTTGATCAAGTCCCTGTACGTGTCCTGTTCCAAGTATGGCGGAATGTTGGCCGCATTGAATGACGCCCGCCACGCCATGCCCGCCACCATGGCCGACGATGAAACTGAAGGGGGCAATTAAAATGACCCGTACCGCATACGCTGCCGAACGTGCCGCCCGGAAAGCCCGTATCGCCATGCGCAAGGAATTACGCAAGGCCTTGAACGGGGCTACCCGTCCGAATACCCGCGCCATTGTGCGCGAGGAAAAACGCGAGGCCCGCGCCATGGCATGCCTAGACAGTGAATTTGCCAGACTGGACGCCCGGAGCTAGAACAACCCAAAGCCCGAAAAAGGGGGACATAACAATGATTAACTATCGCGCAATTTTCCGGCCCATGAACGGAGAAAAGCAAGAAAAGATTGTATCGGCCCGTAATGTACTGGCCGCAAAAGGCAAGGCTTCCCGTCTGTTCTTTGTCGGGTCTACAGAATTTCTCGACTTGGCCGACTGGCAAGGGGACGTAATTTGTTCCAAGGATGTTTTCGGGTGGACCGACAACCCCGCATACAAGGAAAAGAAACAGGCCTTAGAGGATATCCGCACGGAACTAAACAACGCGGCCACGTATCCGGGGGACGCGGGAAAATACAGCATTCGGGGTTGCACCATTGAAATAATGCGCGACGATGATCCTTGGAACCCTCGCGAGGAACAAGACAACGCGGGCCGTATGGTTTGTTTGCATCGGCGCTATACGCTTGGGGACGCGCATGAACTGTATACGCCCGAACAAATGACGGCAGAAGTAAACACGGAACAAAAAAGGGGTGGCGTTGTGTTGCCCTTGTTCCTGTATGATCATTCCGGCTTAACCATGAATACAACGGGTTTTGACTGCCAATGGGACTCCGGGCAAGTCGGATATATTTATATGACTGCCAATGCTATTCGCTTTGAATATGGAGTAAAGCGGATATCCGCCAAAACCCGTGCCCGTGCCTTGAATTTGCTACGTGCCGAAGTCGCGACATATGACGCATACTTGCGGGGGGACGTGTACGGCTACACGATACAACCCCCGGACGGCGAAGAAGAGTCGCGTTTCGGGTTTTATGGGCTGGAATATATGCTTGAAGAATTGACGTATACCATATATGCGGCCAGCCGGGCCGTGGACGCATAAGGGGGACGCCATGAATAGCAATATCACATACCATGAATTACTAGCCGAATATCGCCTTATAGGTGACGACGGCGACGGCTACGGGACATGCATGAAGTGGTTTTTTGCCGTTGCAAATGAACTGGACAGACGCAACCTTATCTGCCCGGACCATTGGCAATATCGGCCTTCACCATTCGGCCCGGAAAAGCCCGAAGATTACGAACAAGAAATATGCTCCCAAGCAACCGAAAAGGCCTTGATTGCATTCGGCAACATGCTGGAAAGATACTACAGGCTTTTGAAAGCCGCTGGAATGGACTATTAACGCAATGCGAGGGGACAACGCCATGACACGCAAGGAATATGAGGCCTATCTGGCCCGTTTTGAATCTTTTATGGAACAAAACGATATATCAAGCTTTTCCGCACAAGGGGAACCATTCTTTTCCGCGTCGCCTTGCGAGGTATGCGGAAGCAAGTTAGGGGGCAACCGCTACCAGTGCAACGCCATACAAAGCGAAACAGGGGACATAATTACCTTCAATGCTTGTGTCGATTGCGTTTACTTCGTGGACATGGGCCAGCTTGACGATATGACCATGTTGTCCACTGAAGAAAGCGAATAGGCCCCATGAAATATCAATATCTTACATGCTGCGTTGATAGCACGGCGGAAGCAATTGACGCCATGACAGAACAGGCCCGGCAAATCACGGCCCGGACATTCTTTAAGCACGTTTCCCGAGCCGAAGTGATAGACCGTTTTGGATATTCCCGCATGGGATTGAAGCCCGAAAACGACTATGCCGTTTCATTTTGGAAAAGCAAATACAAGGGCATGCCCTGTTATTACATGGAACATTCCCGCATTGAATATATCTGGACAGTCCAGAACTAACCACCATTCAACCCAAACAACGCAACGCAACCCAAACCAATGGAGCAAAACGCCATGCTTGAATCTATCAAAACAACCGCCGTCAATAGCTGGAATGACGTTCTTTCCTTTTGCGCCGATATCGGCATGTTTTGTATCAATCGGCCCGTTTCAACCTGTGCGCATCGGACCCCGTTTTGCGTCAATTGTTACAATAATAAATTATACAAACTGTACAAAAACATGCAAGGCAGGGACGCCAAAAACGAATATGCATGGCGCAACCTGCCAGCCGTGGACCTTTTCAAATGCCTTTCTCGAAAGCACACAAGGCAGACAAAGCGCTTCCGCCTTATGTCCAGAGGTGAGGCCTTTTCGACTCTTGCGGACTTCCCCCGCGTTGCATCCATACTAGAACAGGCAAAAAGGGCCGGGGTTTTTGTTTGGGTTCCAACGCGGGCATGGCGCAACGCCGATTTTCTGCCTGAACTGTTCAAATTGAAAAAACAATACAGGGAGCATGCCCGCATCCTTTGCAGCACGGACCCGACAACCTTTGAAAACGTGGCCGATATGGCGCAATTGAATATTGCAGTAAATGATATGGGATTCAGCACCATGTTTTACGGGGACAACGCCCGACGTTCATTTACCATCGGCGGTATCCAGCACGACATGGCGGAATGCAAAAAGACTCACAAGCATATAAAAGGGGCCTGTGCTACGTGCCGTAATGCCTGTTTTTCCAGGGAGCAACGGCATATCCATTTGAAGCAACATTAAACCGGGAAAGCAAAACGCCATGCATGCCAGTACAAACAACCGGAACACGGCAGGGGCTTTGCAGTTCATACATGGTCGCAATACGTCTATCAGGGATGCCGCAAAAACCCTGTGCGCCGAAGGCAAGCAAAACGCCCGTTTTATTATGGTCTATCCTTCGGGCAAAACAGAATGGATACACAACGGGGACCGCGTAACAGTTCACAAACAATGGAACTAGAACAAATTCCTTCCCACTAAAGGGAAAATACAAGGCCGGGCATAAAACCCCGGCCTTTTTGCGTCCTGAACCCGTCCACGGCAAAGGAAACAACCTGGAACCCTACCAGCACAAAGCCCCCTTATTCGGGATTATTACGAATAAGAAATAAGAATAATTCCGAATAAATCCCCTATGCATGGGCATGGCCTATTTAAGGCACCCCATAGGCCCTGTATTGCGTTTTCAACCCAAACCCATACACGGACAAGGGATAGACAAGGGAAAGCATCACAAGGGCCTGTCAGGGGCATATATGAGTATGCTAGGCATGCCCATGCTACCAGTTCCAAGGGACAAGGGATAGACAAGAGGGAACAACCCCAGAAGAACAGGCATGCCGTGTTGGTAGGTTGCCCGTTGTCCCATGGGTTGCGTGCCAGTGGGTTGCCCTTTGGGGTTGCTTTGGGGTTGTCGGATGATTGCAAGGTGGCGTGCTGGTAGGTTGCCCGTTGGGTTGCTGGGTTGCGGGAAGGCCGTCAATTACGGCACATTGCGACAACCCCCGACTATTGGACCGGGGGGCCTGAAACGCCAAAGGGGGCAACAGAAAAGCCCGGAAAATGCGACACGATAGGACAGGAAAACGGCCCTTTTTTGCGTCCTATCGCCATGTAACGTAGCACGGTCCCAGCACGGGAACAGGGACAACCCCAGCACAGGAACAGGCCTGGAACAGGGACACCGTGGCGGGGCAACGCCCGGCCCGGCAACTGTCCCTTGTGCTGAAACGCAAAGGAATCAGCACAGGGGGCATACAGGAATAGTGAAGGATTGCAGGTGGTTAATATG